GGTACAAGAACTCTCTAGTCAGGTACAACACCTGAGACAGAAAATACAACTGGCGTTGTTGAGTACTTAAATCTAGAGCCACTACAAGGTCGCGCCAATGAAGCATGAACATTTTGACTTTAGCCATTGGAAATGATAGCGAGGCGGAGTATACAAGCTTGTCTGTGATGTAATCCTTTGGGTCTGGGGTCATGTGATTAGAAATTTTTTGTGGTTGTTGTAGGTTTTGAATAACGACCTGATTTTATATCGTCTTGTAAACTAACTAAATTTTTATAAGTTGTCTCTTTTTCTAAAGTGCCGTAAATATTGTTACGGGCTTTTTTAGATAAGGTTGGGTCATTGTAGGCTTTGCCCAAAGCTTTAAGGTCAAAATTATTGTCGCTTAAATGTTCCCATGTATCTCGTCTATCTGCCAATTTCTCTGCTCTAGCATCTGGACTAAGACCACGATATCCAGTTGGTCTACTTAGGGGAGGTGGTGTTGCAGGTTCAGGTCTAGGATTCGCCCAACTATTTGCTGAATTGATAGCTTCTTGTCCCTCTTGCTTCAGATTGTCGATTCTAGCCTGTACTTCAGCAGCCTTACGCCTACCCTCGGATTGAAGAGGGGCAACTATAGCAGGTTCAGGTGGTTGAGGTCTACGTGGAGGAGTTTCCGCCGAATTATTACTATTTCCTCGAACATATTTAACAGCCATGCCAGCCCCAACGCCTAACGCAGCCCCACTACCACCATATCCAGCAAGCTTACCCAGTCTACCTAGCCATGTAGTTGAGTCACGTTCTTCTTGAGACTCTCCGATTAGCCCAGAACCTCTAGCAAGACCTACCGCAGCACCTACACCAAGACCGATATTGTTAAAATTAGCAAAATGTTTCATGTTATTTAAAATTGGATACTACTAATATCTTCGCAGCTAGGTATGTTGTCAGTAAATATAAAAATGTCGTTACTCTCATTGTAGCTTGAGTCGTACCTTTGCTCGTATTTTGCCCAATACTCGTCTTCAGTCAGTTTGTGGTCATTATCGCTAAATAGCATGATAGTGCTGTTACTGGTTTTTTGGCTAAGGTAGCCAATCGCATACGCTATACAATCTACCCACTCATTAGTCGAGAAAAGTGGAAATCCAACTAGTTCATTGATAGCGTGGTCTGGGTCATACGTCTCGTCAAGTGTGTAGTCTGTTGAGTGAGGTTTGTAAAAGTATAATTGACCATTCTTGATGTAAGGAACAGCAGCGCCAAAACGTTTCTCTTTATCAGCCTGTGCTTTTCCACCCCACTCACTAGGACGAAAAGGTACGATGTTGGGGAACTCACTAGCAAGCAAGCGCATCACTGCTTCGCCATTAGCTTTCGCCTCAACACCAATTTCAGCTTCAGGATATTTCTTGGCTAGTTTTTTGATAGCTGCCATTTGCCCCACGATGTCCAGCTTTGCGCGAATACCATCAATGACATAATAGTTATCTTCTCTTATGCCTACCACCGCACCCAGATTCCACGATGTAGACGCAGTTGATGCTGCGAAGGTCAAATCCCACATGATTAGCATCGAATCCATCTTAGTTGGCTTCTGGGATACGATGCGGATATCTTTCTCGTCGAGTGTGATTCCCTTACCACCACCTGAAGGGTCTTGGTTGAATAGAGTCTTACGTCTTATAGGGTCTAAACCATCTAGTAGTTTTAAGGGTATTCTATTTTTATCTAGTAATTCTCCTTCTTTTTTTCTGGGGTCGTTCCATTTTTCCCCTAAAGGTGAGAAGTATGTCTTACGCTTAGCAAACTCAGCAGGAACACAAAGCTCAAAAAAACAGTCTTCACCTATAAATTTATTGTGTAAGTGATTTACAAGGTCACTGTCACCTAATCTTTGGTTAATAGCTATTCGGACATCCGAGTTAAAATCATTAGTTCTGCCGAATAATTGGTCAGTCACCCATCTATTTCGTTGTTCTCTGATAGTCTCATTTTTATACATCTCTTCATCAATGATGTCATCAATAAGAAATACAGTACCCCCACTACCAATAATCCCTGTGTCTGGAGACGAAATATTTATTTCTCCTTTGCCCGTATTACTAATCTTAGTTTTAGTTGATTGGTCATCTGATAGTTTAAAACTAAACAATTCGTGGTCTGGATTGCAATATCTGTTTTTATAATTTGGATGATTTACAATATTTCTGGTTGCGATTAAGTTACTTGTACATAATCCTAATTTGTGAGAACTTAAATAGAACTTCTCTTCAGGGTGAGATATCCACCTAAATGCTGGGGCAGAAATAGATGTGATAGTCGTCTTTCCACTACGAGGAGGTACGGTAACAATTAGTCTTTTTATTTGGCGATTTAGTGCTGCCTCTACGTGTTCCGCCACACAGTCTATATGCCAGTTCTTCTCTAACGGTACACCTTGATGAAAACCCCAAGCCCACGCATAAAAATGGCGTAACTTCTTACTTGCTTTTTCTGCCAATACATCATCGAGCGCGTCACTCATCTTGCGGAGTTCGGCTTCGCTCATGTCGTTGCTTTGCTTTTGCTTACTTCGTGCGCTTGTCATTTATATGTATGTTGTGATATATTGGGTAGTATAGCATTCTGCCTAAACTACTTGGCTCGATTCAAGGTTCAGATTAAAGATAGCATCCTCAAACAGCCCGTCAAGCGCTACATTCCGCCCGATACTATTGGTGTGCAGTTCTTGATTGATTTTGCTAAGTGTGACGCTAAGAATCCACGCACTATCGAGTACTTGAAGGTTATCATGCCGTCAGAAAAGAATATTGTGGCGGCGAACGCAGTGATGGTGTGGATAGTGACCCATAAAGAACTGGACTTGAAGCTATATAGTCCTAAGCAGAGTGTGGTAGATTACATAGAAAGTAACCTCACTCCGTTCGGCGTGCAGAAAAAAGAAATCTTGAGAGGCGAATCAAATAATGACCAGCAATAACATCGAGCAAAAGCTGCAATCACTACGCAACTTGAATAGTGAACAGTCCGAAATGCAAAAGATAACGATACATAAACTCAGCAAGACAAGCTGGGTAAATTGGACTGATATTAAACGCGCATATATTCTTGGCAAGCGTATTGAAGAGTTTGACGAGGAAACTGGGCATACGCGGATTTGGTCTGAGAGCTACAACTTAAAAGAACTTGCAGATGAGTTTGGTGTTGGGGTCAGTCAGTTAACAAAGAAATCTGCTGTCGAAGGGTGGGGGCAATTACGTGATAGTTACTTGGCGCGAGTACAGGAGGAAGCGCTTGGTACTGAGCTTGGTTATTTTACCAACGAGGAGAGCGAGACTGAGGCAAACAGCTTGGCTATCATTCGTAAGGGCATGAAGCTGATTAACTTAGGTCTGGAGCAAGAGTATGGCGATTTACTTGAGGCTGTAGACGCTGATGGTGATGTGGACTTGCGCGAATATAGTAAGGTCAACTTGAAGGCGCTGAGTGAGGGAATCAAGGGACTGAAGGCACTCCATGAGTTGCATAGTAAGGTGATGGAACAAGCACCCAAAACTAATCAGGAGCTACTAGAGCAACTAAATCGTAGTAAAACGGTCGAGAGACTGAAAAATCCTAAAGAGCGTGAGAAATTGCAAAAAGAATTACAGAAGAAATTGGCGCTCCTTAGTCAGATAGAGGAAGATGACGATTAGTCAGTCCAAGGAATAGGTGTTGGGGGCTTGTCCAGCCTGTCTTGCAGCGTTAGCTTGAGGGTCTGGCACAGTTCTTTTTGCACGTACAGCAGCGATTCTATCGTCCCAATTTTTCTCGCTAGTAAGTCCTGCTTTATCTGCCCACTTATCAAATCCTTGGTTCTTGCGTCGAAGTTGCCCGTAACCAACAGCAGCAGCACCTCCAGCTACAGTACCAATACCCGCACCAGCTACAGAGCCTGTGGCAGTTCTACCTAGTATTTTACCTACTCTTCCTAATGCTGTAGTGCTGTCTTTTTCTTCTTGGGTTTCGCCAGCGCCTGTACCTCTAGCTAATCCATATAAAGCACCCACACCTAACCCAGTTCTAGCTCCTTGAACAGCACCTACCGCACCAAGATTCGTGAGGCTGAAATTTGCACCCGACGAACGAGTGGCAGCGAAGTGAGTGAAATGTTGCATCTGTTTTTGTTGTGTGAAGTTTATTCTATTATTGTAGCCTGTCATAAATGGCTTACCTAAAGATTTCTTCCAATATAAATTTTTCATTTCTGCTTCGTCATACTTGGTATTCATGTTTTTAATAGCGTCATTGTCAATCAGTTTTACTTGACGCTTGTTAACGTCGGGTTTTACTATATTGCCTTCATGTATATCTGTATGACCTAGACCTTCTTTTAAAAGACGATTTTGCATACGACCCACTTGACTACCAAGTTTGTATTGCTCTTTAGAATTAATTCCTTTAAATCTTTTCGGTAATGGTGTACCTGCGTAATTTTGAGTGTAAGAAACCATATTGCCAAGTTCGCGATAGTTCTGAACTGGAGGTACTAGTCCTGTCGCTCTAGCAGCTTTATCTGCATTATTGTATTCTTTTCTGATTGCATCTACAAAAGCTTCTGGGTACTCTCGCTCAGGATTCATGTTGTCGATGCGTACTTTGTTTGTAGCAGGGAAATGTAGTACGCGCTTGTCTGGTGTAAGAAGAAGGGCTTTGGCGTTGCGGATTCGGGCGAAGTCGGTGATGTTCATGTGGTTAGAATACTTTATAGAGGATATCGGGATTCAAAGACATTATTTTTCTTGACTCTGCGCTGAGGGGATTGCGGTCTGAAGTGCAGAAATAAAGCTTGGTACGTTCTTTGTTGTAATGCATGGCGTAGTGCCTGAGTTGAGAAATTGCAGATTTTAGGCTACTAGAATCGTTCCTTCTCTTACATTCAATAATGTGCCAACAAACACCGCCAGAGGGCAAGTATTCACGCACCAAGCAGTCTATACGTCCTGTGGGTACTTTTACCTCAGTTTGTACGACAAAACCGCTAGACCGCATAAAATTGGCAACTGCGTCTCTGGTATATTTCTCTAGTGGTGGCGATGTTTTGCGCTTAGAGGTCATTAGCTCTTTATACGTTCCAACAACTCTTTTGATGCATTGGCTTTGGACAACGCTTTGGGCATGAGAGGAGGCTTGGCGATACTTTTCAGCATCTTTTTATCAGCCTTTTTGCCAGTTAGCGCTTTTAGTTCTTCTAGCTTAGGTGGAAAGATGTCAGGTAGCTTGGTTGCTGGTTTCTTGGTTGCTACTGGTGTGCTTAGTTCATTCATCTTGTGAGGGGCTGTCCAATGTTATTTCTATTGTACTGTACCTCGCTGACTCGGCGCATCTCGCCGTCGGACAGGTGCAGAAAGAACTGGTCGGGTTTGCAGTAGAGTCGTTCGGCAAAATCGCGCTCCACGTAGGTGTAGCAGTTGTTAGGTATTTTGATGCGTACTTTTTGAACTACTGTGGGTTGTTGGTATGGGCGAATGTCTTCGTGAGGGAAAGAGAAGGAAAACGCTGGCGCTACGGGGCAGAAAAGGAGGCTGAGGGTCAGGGCGAGTGATTTAGGATTCATGGTTGGTTGTCTTGGTAAATGATTGTGAAAAAAGCTGTTTTGCAAGTGCCTGATTTTACTATAGACCATCCTGCATCAAGTAAAGTCTCTTTGATATATGGAGTACTTTCTTGTAATGGTAGCAAATATGTTTTTAATTCTGGGATAGTAATTTTCCTTGCTTTTTTACGAAGCAGTAAACATTCTGCCTTGGTAAGTATTAACGTTTTTTTATCAATTTCGTTCAACTGTTCTAGCTGTACATTCCTCCAGTTGTGAGATTTGATAATAGCCTGAGCCATTGTAGAGTGGTGAATTTCTTTATAACCAAAGTGTTGTGCAAGATAAAGATGAAGTCGGTCATAACCTTCAGCAACTTGCCTCTTTCCTGTCTGCCCTTTGTAAGATATCTTTAAGTTGTCATCTTCTGAGTCTATGAATACTTCAAAGCCAGTTAGTAGTTCAGGGCAGTTGGCAAATTTACCTGCTAGAGCCGCTACACCTATGACTTTGGTGCTTTCTACACTTTGTCTGAGTTGACGTAACTCTAGGGCAATACTTTCGAGGTTATCCCCCATTTTTACGACCATCAACTGAGAGAATGTGGACATCTTAGCTATTTGCCCCTCGTTTTCCCAATCACTTAATGTCTTTTGAACTAAAGCTCTATCGGCTGGTATTTTTTCAATAGCGGCAATCAGTTCAGCATCTACTTCGTATACTTTATCTATTTCCACAGTTATATTGTAATTCTGTACTTATTTATCATAACATAGTTAAAATCCTGTACCTCAGTCTGTACTTTTTTTGTGTTAGCTGCTCCAACCTCAATATAAACGTCAAATTACCTTGTACCTAACTTTGTAATTTCCCTCTTTCTGTTTGTACTTTTGGTCAAATAATGCCCTCAAACGTCGAGGATTCGTTAAGGTACAAGATTTTCTTTTATTACTATTATTATTGGAGACACTTTTGAATTAGCCATGCGGCGTATGAGCTAGTACCTTAGTATCTACCTCACTTAGCATAGGAATCTCTGTGTTTTGCCATAGTATCTAGGTAAATTCACGCTATGTATGAAAGTTCGAGTACTATCGAACAATGCTGTGATGGCGCAAACTCGTTGCTATATGTTATATCGATGAGTGGGAATATTGATGAGCGTCGATATATCGAGAGAGTGGAAGCAAAATGATAATCATTCTCATTCTCGTTTAACTCTCGTATATACGAACATCACATGAGCATACCCCATACTTCCCTCACACAAATATCATATATCCCTTATCTATCTCTAAGTCAAATATCATCCTTTTCATTATAAATTCAGTATCATACGATACAGATTAAGCTACACTCTATACTGTATAATGCTTTCAGCGCATAAATAAAGCGCTCAGACAACTTTCACCAAGGAGAAATAAAAAAGAACCTCACTTACCCTCACATAACGAACATGAAAATAATATAATGGGAGATTAAAAATATCCGATTGAAAATAGCCCCAAATTTTGAAGAGATAAGCCTGACCCATAGGATTAAGCATACAAATACAGCTAAGCAGACTAACAAAGTCTTAGAGATGCCAAAAACTAGCAGTGTAGAGAGATATTAAGTTAACCGCTAATAGGAATATCGCGCACGATACTATATGCTAATACGAAAATTAGAGGAGCAAAAAGAATTTTCAAACTTTTTTATTCCTACAGTGTATAGCTTACAGCCACTTTTAAACGTTTACATACTACAAGGGGGCTTTACATTCTAGAGATAACCTGATAGATTAAATCTCATGGAAAACGAGTTAAACGAGCCGCAAGGCAAGCACTTCTAATCCATAGCTGGGTTGGTTTCCAGCACTGCCAAAAAGATTTTTTCTTTAGGGCTTGCAATTTAAAAGGAACTAAGCTAAGCTACTAAGGCGGTTGAAAAAGACTGCAAAAACAAAAAAGAGTGCTTAACTCTTTACCCAAACATTAAGCGACAGTACCTTGAAAACTGAATATAGACTAACGTCAAATCACATCAAGTAATCAGTCTTGAGTGTCAAAACTTAGTACCTGTGTAAAAGATATCCTGTGATAAGGTTGCGAGTGGAAAAGTACGGTTAGTTATGTGAGAGTGAAAAGATAAGACTGAGTTATTCGGAAAATACTCGTAATTCAGCTTATACTTAGTATCTCGTGATTGGCTCTACGGGGCAAAACGTTGTCTATCTTGCTTAATGGGTAGAATCGTAAGAATAATTAAGCCTAGCATTGCTAGACATAACCTAACGATGGGTTGATACATCGCGTTACTTCTTTCTGTAAAGAGAGGGTAACTAAGACAAAAACTAAGTAGCTCTGACTATTCAAGATTGCTATAGGCTACTAGCTGAAATACCGCTAGAGACAGCTAAGACATATTCTTAGGTCTAATACACTATCCAATCTAATAGAACGCTGTAACAGGCAAAAAGTGAGCTATGTAGTCTAGTCCTAACTGTGCTGTAAAGCTTTTCACTTGAAATAACTAAGGAGATAAGATTATGAGTGTATTAACTAAAGAATCATTAGACCGAAGAAGGCTTCATTCTGCAATGGGTGAAAATACTGATGCTTACTACGATAAGCTATATTCAAACTACATCTTACATCCTGATGAGCCTATTTTAGAAGAGCATAAAGATAAGGCTCTTAACATTATCTCTAGAGATATTCGGGATTTAGAACGTAAACTTCAAACACTAAAAGATAAACAAGAACGTATTACATTGATTGAAATTGTATAAATAAGCTGACAGCACAGCTAAGACTAGCACTATCGCTATGTCTATTATCGTGAGATTTATATGCTACTTGCTACTTTTAAGTATCCTGAAAGTGACTATGTAAGCGCTTTACAGGTTGAGAGTAAAGAAGTTCTTACAACACTTTTCAATGAGTTAAACGAAGAGCATCAACCGATTGATGTTAAGTTCTATCCTATTGAACAAGTTGAAGAGCGCTATATTTCTAGTAATGGGAGTATAGATAAGGTTTGGTGTATGAAAGATAAGGCATTACGAAAGATTGTCTTGTCTGGTAAGTATGTTAAAAGCTTGTAACATTATGGGATAAGGGGTGAGGGGTTATTGTACCCCATCTAGAAATAAAATATTCTCTAGAAAAAAAGTACCCGTACCCTTTGTAACCCTATCCCATAATTTCGATTTTCCCCAAAAAAATCTCAAACTATCTATGAGGCAATGAAATAAAATGGTTCAATACAACTTGATAAAAAGAGCAGAAGAAAAAGATTACGAACTTCTGCAAGAGAAAGGCTTTTTCGGTATTGATGCAAGTCTTGAAGAATCGCTTGAAGAATATAACCTAGCTATATCGTATAACTCTGGTTGGGGCGATATTGGTGACTGTACGGTATTATATCGCAGCAATGATGCAGACGGCTCTAGGACATGGAAACAAACCTATGTAGACGGTGCAGAAATTTGTGCCAAAGTTGATGCAAGTTGGTTTGACAAAAAAGCGTTTTTCTCATTCATTGATTCTACTGATAATGATTGGAAACTACAGCCACTAGTGCATCAACTCTACAGCCTAATACAGTACTATGGTGTAGACAATATCTTGTAGTGATTATTCCTAGCAGCATAGTGACAGTGTTGCTAAGAGTATTCACCTAACTAGTGTATATCTCTACTAACCTCTAAACTTGCCTATAGGGTAAGGAACCAATGAACAAACGTGAGATTATAGCCGAAGGGCTACAACGTGGCTACAGCATCGCAAAGTCGATAGACCTTGTAGGTATCGGTGATTATGGTGATGGTCAATTTCTAGATGAACGTGAAAGAGTCAAAATTACTTCTCAAAATTGGCTAGAGTTCCATACTAACTATGCTTATGAGTGCGAAAGTCAAGATAGACAGTTTTCCCCTTTTGAGTTCTTGGCTAACGACATTAACGCGACTGAAGATAATCCAAGGGTTAAATTTGAGCCGTGGTTTGAGTTTGATGAGGCAATCTCTAGAGGTATCCGCAAAGCGCTGAAAGAGCGATGGAAGTCTATTCGTATGACTAAGGAAGATTACTGGAAAAGTTTTGAGGGTAGCCGTGATTTATTCGATGAATGCTGGAAAATGTTGAGACGTGAAGCTAAGCATACTGAGATTGATTTTAACGAAAATCTTGACATTGAGCAACGTCTCAAAAACTTCGCTAGTGACAAGGTAAACGACCCTAGAAGCAGGTTTTATATCTATGGCTAACTACGTTCGCAAGACTAGAGACTTATGGGATATCCTTGGTAACTACGGTCAAGGTTGGGAAGTGCTAACCTGCGCTACTTCCCTAAAAGAGAAACGCGAACTCATGCGAGACTATCGCGAAAACGAAGGTATTCCGCTAAAGTCTAGAAAATATAGACAAAAATCGCTAACTAGCGTAAGTTGACATTTTTCCTAACTGTCTGTAAGCTAACAACTTATGGACAGTCAAGAGCAATGTAGCTCTTTTCGCTCAATCACTTACTGTAAAAACAGGAATAAAATCTCATGGCTCGTATCAAACGTGTATTCTCTAATGCTTCTGAGTGTATCCACATCTGGGCTAACCGTGTTCAAGATGAAGGTAGAAGCTCTAATGTGTCTTTCAGGGCTTCTAAGCTGCCTAGTGATATTGGTGATGTTCTGTATTCCTACTCAACTCCCATTGCTGCTTTTCGAGAAAGTGCTAAAGGTCTTGTGGTTATCCTGAATAATTACAGCTATTCGCACACTACAAGCGGTCATCAAAGCGATATTCGCAGTGCAGTCACACAACAGATTTTTGATTATGACTCTATCCCAAAATGGGTTAGTCAAGATGTACTTTGCATTGGTAGTGGCAGAGGCGTGGGGCGTTCTAGCCTCGATGATAGACCTCAATATATCAAACCTGAAAGTATCTGGCAACAATACCACAACATCTATATCAAGTTGCTTGAAACTGCTTGCTTGCGTAAATTCAGCCGTACAAGTGATGACAGAAAGAACATGGCTTTTCAATACGCTACTAAAGCCAATCTCATCAAAGAATATTTCGAGTTGTCTGATGTTGACTGCCCTTTGCTCTCTTTCGAGATTACTGATGAACTACAGGCGGTGCTAGATGCCGCTAACGCTAAGAAAGCAGAAAAAGAGAGGCTTGCCTTTGAGCGCTCAAAACAAGAACGTCTTGACTGGCTTGCTGGTATCTCACACACATACCCTAACGCACATACAAACCCTATCGTTCTAAGAGTACATCCTAGCGAAGAGAATCGCGTCCAAACAAGTCGTGGGGCTGTAGTCCCCTTGAAAGTCTGCAAGTCACTCTATACTGCCTTCAAAAATCAAGCTATGCCCGAAGATACACAAGTTGGCAATTTCACACTGCAAGGTGTATTCGACTGGGGAATTAGAATTGGCTGTCACGATATTCAAGCGAAAGAACTTGAGCGCTTTGCTAAGGTAATCGGTATCGCGTAACTTTCTTTTCTGACTATGCCTTGTAGTGTCTTGCAAGGCTTGCTAGCCCTAATATAACTATGGATGGATGAATGGTAATGTCTATAACAACTTTGATTACGTACTAGATGTTTGTGAAGTGATTACAACCTATAGAGAGGTAACTATCCGATGAATAACACAGGTCTTGAATTGCGGTTAAGTGATAAGAAAGCATATCTTATCCTAGATGGTTCTAACATCCCCTCTACACTCGATGAGAATGAAATCGAGTATCTTAACTCGCTACCACACGATACAGCCCTTTGCGAACTACTAGAGAGCTATCTGTGCAATGGTTGGCAAACTGTCAATGTAGCTTTGTTTGGTGGTTTGGTGCTAGAGAGTCCAGATGGCAAATACTACGCTGATACACAATACGCTGTACTTAGTGCTGTAGATGCTTTGTTGAAAGGTGAGCAGTACAATTTCTATGAGGTCGATTAACAATGCCTGATATACAATTTTACAAAAATGCCGTAGTCTTTAACGGTGTTAACTGGCAACTTGATTTTCGGTTACTTGCTTTCAGTTGGGTTTGGGACTTTCATAGAAAGAGTAAATCAAGTCTTGAGATTTTTACCCCTCTTGTATCCATCTATTTTTGGAAAGATAGTCATGATTGAAGGAACTATTTTTGGCTTCCTTGTAGGCTGTGTCATATCTGGTTTTGCTTGTTTCCATCTAGGTTATGAGCAACGCATTTACGATACTCGCGAAATTACCGCCGCTAAAGATGCCAAACTAGAAGCGTATGAAAGTATGCTTGGCATCATGAAAGTGAAAAAAGAACTTCACTAAATCGCTTGACTTTTTCTATCGTTTCGTGCGAAGCTTTTATTTCAATCAATCAATTAAAAACATGACAGACACAGAATTTTCAAGACGTACATCTAACCGTAACAGCACTGAGATGATACCACTGCCTAAATTTGACGCACCTACTCAAATCAGCTATTCTCTTGTCAACAACAATGCAGACTGGGAAAATTTACGCTTAAAGCTTATTGAACTAAGCACAGCATCTATTCCTTTCACTCTCGAAAAAGAGGATGGTATAAAGCGTATTCGATTGACCTACTAACATCCCTAAAGAGAGGGGCTACCCTTAATTCCCCTCCCTTTTCTGCCCAACTGTTTTGGAGAAAAATTATGACTACTTATGACACTTCAGTTAAATTTGCCAAGCTCGGTTTTGATGATTATGTACAATTTGAAAATCGCAAAGTTCAGCTAACTCACTACGACACTGACCACAAAACCCCTCTTTTTCTGCAATTCGTAGGTGATATCGCGCAACCTGCTTACTGTATCGGTTTTAAGAATGCTATCGACTGGCTGAAAACTGGTGTTCTCGAAAACCCTAAAATCAAGGTCAAGACCAGCAAAGCCAAACTTGACGGTAAGCACTTGATTGTAAAGACTTGGAAAGCTGCTAATGATGGCACAGTCTTCTCTCTGAACTATGACGGTAAAGATTTGGAAGTATGGGAGTTTGAGAAAGTAATATTTCCTGACCTCTCAGACTTATCACGAAGCAGCCTTAATCTGTTTTCTCCTTGGTTCTTAAATGTCTTCACGCCGTCAAAGAATAAATTTCGCTCTACTTTCAATGTAGAACACTGGAATGTCGCAAAACACATTGTAGAACGTATCGCAATCGTGCGTGAGGTATTGAAAAATGAATCTCGCTAAACTCACCCATAGCTACCACATCTCATTGGCAGAAAAAGAAGCTACCAAGACACGCAACCAAGCGAACCTCACTCGCATAGCTTCGCACCTTCAACAAGTCTCTAATCGTCAAATCTTGCACTCTCTAGGAGAATACTTAAATGTCTGCCAAAAAACAAACTTGGGTGAAACGTCACCATACTTGTAAAGGACACAGCACCACAGATATTGTCAGATATTCCAATCCTGACAAGCTTCTAACCCAACTATTCGACAGTGATGTACCTGACGGCTTTGCTGTCTCACTAAACACACCAGAACGCATTGAACTTACTTTCGATGATGAACCAGACTTTTATTTTGAACCTATAGGGAGAATTAGGCGATGAAAGCAATCCAAGTTTCTCGGTCTTCTGTCACTGGAAAACTTCGCGCTAAAGCTGAAGGTGTTCCCGCAATCATTCGCAGCAAAGAAACTCTTGATGACAACAATCCTGCATTAGATATTGCAACTCGACTCTGTGCTGAATACAATTGGCTTCAAGATGGAAAATTTCGCCTTGAAGAAGGTGGGCTCCCTAATGGCGATACTGTGTTTGTGTTCGTCAAGAACGAAGTTGAGCCTAAGCCTGACATTCGCCGAGATTTGCGCCTACTTCTCGAAAAATACGATGCTCGGCTTGTTGCAATGGATTACACTTATCCTGATTTTGAATCTATCCAAATCAGTATTAGAACTGTAAAAGACTATAAACCGATACTAGAGTTCGGTACAGATGAGACAATTATCGATTCTACTCATTATCTTTTATCTGAGGAAGTTATCGCTAATGAAAACTAAAAATCTCTCGCGTGAACAACTCCTCAATTCTTTTCTGTCACGCGCTAGCGACCTCTCTTCCAGTGGCTTGCAAATCGATTCTGAAGGCTATCTCTACGCTTCTGGTGAAATGATAGCAGCATGGCAAGGAGAAGTGCTGTTTATCGATTGTGGCTCTGACAAGGTGTGCAATCGTAAAGCCGCTAACGACCTCAAAGAGTTGGCAGAAAAGGAAGGTGTCGTGTATGTTCCTTACAACGTACACTCCTATGTAATCTCACACGAATTTCAGTTTGCTGCAAGAATGGTGTCGTATACCATCTGGGCTACTCCTAAAGATGTAAATCCCATAAACATCTTCAAACAAGCTCAAAAAGTACTTGACAAAGCCATAGAGAAGGCAATAAGCTATGGAAGTATTCAGGAATTGATTGATTCAACACAACACATTGCAACGTTGTTTGGTTTCACATTTGATTCAACGTCTTACGACATTAAGAGACAACAACACATCGAAACAGCAAACGCAGCGAAAGCAGCACGCATCGAATACCACAAAAAAGAGCTAGAGAGGTTACTTGCATCATGAAATTAATTCAAATTGGAAAAGAAACCTTCATTCCTTCCGACGCTAAAATTGTAAAGGTCAAGTTAGACCCAGACTATCCTAAAGGAGTTGGTACTCTCACTATTGTGTATGATGTTCCTCATAACATTCGCGAACAACATGAAGTACTTCATTTGACTGACCCTGAAGATAAGGCAATGGTACTTCGGGTTTTTAGAAAAATGGCTGCTCAGGTTGTCAACACTACGCCCGAAATTGATTTTTGGGTAAACGTAGTCAACCGTAAATAGATTCAGATTCTCTCTCGCTAGGTAGCTTCAACTCTCCCTAGCCAAAGGTAATCTGACGAAAGCCTTACCCCAAACCAACTGCATTAAGGAGCTTATAAAATGACCGCACAATTACACCATCGTCAGACTGCGCCAAAACGGTTTCGTGACCCATACATCATCGCCCAACAACTCTCTTTACTGTTTCACGCACAGAAGTCTCTCATCATTTCCAATCATGCCCAGAACAAACATAGAGGCTACCACTGGGGGGATTATTATGTAGAGCGAAATGGTAAGTATTTTGACGTATCCTTCAGAGATGAAAACAGCATCAAAGATAATACTCTTTTTTCTGCCCTTCTAGTGAAAGCGAATGACGAGAACATCTTTGAGATTGTTTTAAATGCAGATTACGAGGTGGTAAAGTTAGCTCTTCGGATAGATTTACCAACTAGCCCTGATACCGATATTATATTGGTGCTTGGAGGCGAACTTGAGCCTGAGCGACTTGAGTATCAAAGCGTGAGACTCGTGACTTGGTATTTGAACGAGAAAACTGACAACCACTCAACATTGCAGAAAGAGAGATACAGCTAATCATGACATCCAACTCATTAGCCCGACCTCCTCCGCCTTACGAGCGATGACTCCAATTATATTACTCTCTCTCTAACAATCTCTACTTGGTACAACTATGTTCTTCCCTTGGACTGGCTTCTGTTTAACTGTTTGGGCTATCTCTGTAACTATCGCAATCATCACTCCCCCAGATGAGGATAAATAAATGACAACTACCATCGACAACACTCCCAAATCTTTGCACGTCAGCACTACTGGTGCGTTCGGACAACTCGAAACATCTAAAGTAGTCCCCAAGATTACTCCTGACGACATCATCGAGCAAGCCCAGTTGGAAACATGGCAAGCTTTTATGTATCCCAACATGAATGAAGACAATTTACCTGTAGACGAGCGTAAGTCTAATTACATTCGTCAAGAGTTCCTTAAGGAAGAGTCTATCAGTAAACCTCCTTTTGCTCTTGAGCAAGAAGATATTGACCATCATGGTCGCAATTTTGCCTTGAAGGTTCCTTCCTCTTACCGTATCATCCAGTATCAACAGGGATTGCGCTGGTTAGAGAACTACACTGATGAAGGCTTGATTGAGATTCAAGATTGGCTTTTGCTTGATTCTGGAGCTATTCTTGCAGTTAATAACCTCATTCCCGATGAAGTACTAACGATTCAAGGCGAAGCCGATAAAATCACTCCATACATGATTTTCTGCTTGTCTCACGATGGGACTACACCTCGCGCAGTCTTCTTCTCTTCGTTCCGAGCTATCTGCAAGAACACTCTACTGATGGCGTTAGCGTCAGCCAAGAGTACTGAGAAATTTTTCGGCTTTGACCCCAAGAAGGACAGTCACAAGTCACCTCAAGAGCTAATGGCAATGGCTAAGCAAAATATCGACTTGGCTAAAACTAGGTTCCACGAACAAACAGCGCCTCATCTCGAAGCTCTGCGCGACCTACAGCTTGATACGAAGGTGGTGGACACATTAACTCGCGACCTCTTTGCAATTCGCCGTACACAAGAGATTCCTGCGGTTCTCGATGAGGACGAAAGTTATCCTAGCTCGGTCAAGAACTACCACAAGTTCATGGACATCTACAGAAGTTTGTCTGATATCGATATCTTTGATGTCAATCAGCACACAGGGTATCGCTACGCTAATGCTGCTACTTCCTATGTCAAGACTGTTGGTAAGGATAACGGCTTTGAGCCTTTGTCGGGCTTCAAGGGTAATATGTTCAACAAGGTTCGCAAGAATGCGTTCGACTACCTAGACGAGCTATTACCTGCTAAGCACATCGGCAGTTAGTTAAACCTTTCTTTTGAGGGAGTGACAACAAAACTCCCTCACTCTACAATTTTTGTTACTAACAGGAAACGAATTATGAAAACTCTTCTCGCTGTAATTATTGCTATCCCTCTTGCAATCAGTTTCTCTGCTCTTGGTGCTTATGTTTTCATGCTCCTATGGAACTGGGCTTTGGTTGGTATTTTCCCTGCTGTACCTGTGCTTGAGTTCTACAAAGCTTGGGGCTTGACAATCTTACTATCAATTATCGGTTCATTTTTCAAAAGTAGCAAGTAATCCTTATGACACAACAACAAGTAATCCATTTGATGAGCAGCGCGACATCTGAAAGTGACTGGAACGACAAATGTGACCAAGTTAAAACTGCTTGCAATGGCTACCCTGATTTTTGGTTTTCGTCGATTGTTCCTTCTGGTTTAGTTGATAGAGTTTCTGCTAAGTGGTAAAAGCTCTAGGCAATGTCAATAAGTCCTAATCACAGAACCCGAAAAAGACCGCTTGTGCTGAGCAAGAGTCGCAGCTACCCGTACCCAACAAAGGACGGTTGACGGTTGCTATAGGTTCTGTTTTATTTTTCTTTAACTATTAGGAGAAACTTCCATGTCTTACGCTAGAGTTCGAGTCGAAAAGTTTGGTGACAATTTCTATTTGCAAATTAATGGTCAGACTAAGCAGTTCAATCGTGAGTCATCTGACCTACTAACATCACCTATCGAAGCTGCTGAAGATTTTCGTAGTGGCATTTTCTCTTCTGGTTTTGTGGTTAAATTCTCTGACGGTGCAAAGACATTAGCTATAGACTTTCAGTACTCGTTTAGTCCCAAGGAAACAGACGCTAACCCATTGGCAGAGATTCGGCGCAGAGTTCGACTGGTGCAAGAGACTTTCGCTAAAGCAGAGGCAGAAAAAGAAGTGTGGGAAGGTATTGTCGGTGAGCTACCGCTAGTTACTGAGTCTGAGGAGTTGTACGATGTATTTTTCCTCTCTACTACCCCTGACTGCATTCAAGTCACTCGTATCGCCGCTAAAGCTGTTACTTTAGCCGAAGCTCAAAGCTGGAAATTACATTGGGAAGGTTTCTTTATTGCGCCTTCTGGTAAATATAAAGTTGGATATAAACTCTAATGAAAAAAGCCCGTACAACTACAGCAGCTATCGGTTTTCGCAATAAAATCTGGGGCATCACACCCAAACCTACAGAACCGACATCAACCAAACTCAAGGTGAAGCGAACTCCTGCTACGCCTCTTGAAGAAATGGCTCAAGTGTTCTCACTCATTACAGGTTAAATCATGTCACTCACAATACTTTCTGGCTTACCCAAATCTGGCAAAACTCGACAAGCTTATCTTCTCGCTGCTAAAGTTGCTGAGACTGGTAAGGTGCTGATTTTTACCGAAGATGATTTATCTACTCTTGTTGGCAGAAGTTCTTGGCTGGTAGGTGATACTTGGCTCTCTATACCCAAACCCGACAACATCTATTTCAATCGCTTGTTTTCTCTCCCTGAACTCGAAGATAAAATTGAGAAAATCAAACCTGAACTTGTAGTGATTGATGCACCTTGGCAACGAAAACCTTCTTTGGAATTTCAACTGGAGAAATTCGATATCCCTATTCTTTTGGTTCGCAACACTCTTGCGGTACTTGACCACTAAGTACCGTTTCATTTACTATAGGAGCTATTATGACTGACCTCCGTGCTACTAACTTCCTACCTCTCTCCATCGCATTTCATAAAATTGACCGTAACTCAAAATTTTTTCGACAAATCTACAAGCGCGACAGCTACATCGATGCTGCGTATGCGTTCGCTACTAACCAGAACGAACTACTCACTATAATTGGTAACAAATTACAATACTGGCATCAAGTCGGCAATCCTGCTACGCACACAGAAAAGAAGGTAAGGGCGTTCATTTCTCGCTTCAACGCTTTGGTTCACAGGGCTTTGTTGACACACCCGACTCATTCCGATACTCTGGTTGTAATTCGTGGCTTTGCGGGGTTAATCAACAGCATAGAGGACAGTAAGATTGTCGCTGATGTCAAGCCGTTACTTCGTGAATATGTCGAGTACTTCTTTTATCCCTACGTTAGACAGGTGAAACCATAATGACAGACCCTCTTGGTATGCGAGGTATGAGGCTTATTATCACCGACACTCAACTAGAAAAGCTTGGTACAGCACTGAATAAAGAAGCTGAAATTGGTGAAGACGGACTGAACCAATTTGACCGAACTCGCGCCGAACTTTTGCAACAGCTTGCCAACACATTGCAGAAATTACCCTACATGAGGTTGGGGCAACTGATTTCAAACTCTCTTCCTGAAGATACTGACATTTTCTATGTGACCGATGCTAAATTGATTCAACTACTCAAAGACTTCGAGGCACACCATTGAAACTCTACATATTCTTTTCTACCCTAGCTGCACTGGCTTTGAAGTTAGCACACGATGTTCTTCCTGAAGTTCGCTTCGAGTTCCAAATTGATTGGTTTTGGTTTTGGGCGTTACTTATTGTTGACGCTTGGATTATCTACTCAGTTGTCTTTTTTCTACCTCAAGGGCAATGACTAACTCACTACTGCCCCATTACATTCTGACCACAATAAGCGACCCCCAAGGGCGCGGTAACGCCAGTCTCCTCCTCGACCACACCAACAAGAAAATCATCTTAGAGGAAATCGAGGTAGAGGCGCAATTTCGAGGCATGAAGCTCGGCAGTCGGTTGTTGAGCCAAGTGTGTTGGTTAGCTGATTCACTTGGCTTCACAGTTGTATTAGTCCCTGTTTCGCTAGTATCTACTAAGTGTCTAACAATCTGGCAACTTGAGGATTGGTATGGGAGATATGGCTTCCACTTGCGCGATGATTATAAAGATGGATACCCTTATGCGAGAGAACCTAGAATAATATGAATATCTTCGTACTTCACGAAAATCCAATCGAAGCTGCGCGTCTTGTCCCAGTCAGAGTAGCTAGTAAAATGGCTCTTGAAGCTGCTCAAATGCTTGCAGTCGCTTGCGCTCATCGTGGTTTGGCGCTACCTCACAAAAAAGATGGTAATGAGTATTCCCCAAAATCGCACGTTAATCATCCTTGCACCAAATGGGCTTGTCAGAGTCGTGAAAATATGCAATGGTTGGCTTTACATGGTATCGCGCTCTGTAAACGACATTTAGAAGTTTATGAGAAAATGCCAGCACACTCTCTCGCCCTAAACGAAGTGCTTGTTGAAATCGCTTTCAATACGATTCAATGTTATTGGAGTAATCACACACCATTTGTTTCTGCCATGCCTGACGAGTTCAAGACTGATGATGTAGTTGAGAGTTATCGAGCTTATATCAAGACCAAACCATATTATGTTGAAGGAGAAGCGCAGCTATGAGTGAAGCTAAATGTGATTACACTTACTTGACTGCGATACAAAACTGCGGTTGGTGGTTGGAAGCTTTTACAAATTACGATGACGCGGAGTGGTACGGGAGTACGCAAGCGCTTTAATAGAGGGAGATGTTGTTATGCAGCATCTCTTTTTTCTTTTCTGCACATGAACGGAGTGAGATTTGTTATGCAGGTATTTTGCCCGTATTGCAACAACGAAGCAAAGTTGGTTGACAGTGCAATTATTTATCGTGGAGTTAGTTATGGGGATATTTGGTTGTGTAAGCCTTGCGATGCTTATAATGGCGTACATCCTGATGGTTACACTGCACACATAGGAGGTTTTACTGTGAAGCAATGCAAAGAGTTGGTAGCTAAGGTGCGCTATCCGAGTATTGCTGTGGAGGATTTTCTACAAGGAAGCTAAGTCTTTCTCATTGCCGAAGGGCTAGGCTAACGCCAGTTGTCTCAAGCGCCGACGGCTTAGTAATATCTAGTAAAAAGAGTAGGAGTAAAACTCTTATGTGCCAAAACCATAAGAAAGTGAAATCCCGAATGTAAGTCTCTGTAACGTGTTTAGGCAAAACCCTAATACGGACAACTTTATGGTTATGATTTATATTTCTATGGTCGTTTCTCTTATGTTTATGGTTTAGTCTAGGTTTATTCCATAAGTCCTGCGAAACTTTATGTTTTATGGTCTATGGTATAATAAAAAGAAAAAAGAAAATAAATGTTGGCAAAAATAACAGAAATAGAGATGGTACGTCATCTTAAGCCCCCAGTAGACAACATAGCGATTTGCGAATATGTTGTCAACTTACCAGAAGAGCAACAACTAAAATCAGCATTGTTCATCATTGGAGAATTATCTTCGAGATACAACAACCTCAGCCACACAAGTATAGAGACAGCCCAAGTATTGCAACTAGACGGTTTGGCTAATTACCTACAAGATAATCCTGAGTATCTGGACGGGTTTGCAATTGACCCAGAAAGCCGAAGAGTCAAGTATTGCGGTCAAGAAGTTAATGAGGATGTGTACGGTCTTGATATTAGCCCTATAGACATCTTAAGCAAACGTCTTAGTGAAAATTTCAATCATCGCTATACATTTCACTACAAATTTCTCTTGACTGCGGTTAAAAAAGCGCTTAAAATAACTAGCAATCTAGCTGCTTTCGAGGATATAGAGTATGTGAAAAAAGTGGTGCTGAGTTTGGTAGAAGGTTCTCGAAAATCTCAAGTAACTATACCTGAAATATATAAAGGGACTGAAGGTATTTCCAAAAAACAGATTGCAAACGCCTTAGACAAACTGGGTTGGACTAAAAAAACCTACGCCAGTGGGAATGTAGTTTACCTTAAACCGAAAAAATAGCATGGCAACACAAACCAATCGCATCAATTCTTCTTCTGCACATATCACCGCAGACAGCCTAGATTGGCTCCGCAAGACACATGAAGACAACATCACATGGATTCCTATGTTCGCAAACTATTACTTCGCCTACAGAGCCATAGAGCAGCAATGGTGGTACGTTGACGAGGAGAAGAAATTCAAAGTAGATGCAGCACCAGATATTGAATCAATTTATCAAGGAATGGTAAAGCCATGAGTCAACCCCAGTATCGCCTCATATCTCGCGGTCAATCCTTTACTGGTCAAGAAGTAATCGAGCTTCACGTTTATAATCCTTCGAGAGGCATATGGACGAAGATGCCGATGAAAGTTACTATTGTTCCACAGTGTTGTTTGACATTAGCAGAAATCGAGGCACAAAATGCGACCTACCAACTACAACCAGCTTGAGTTTTGTCAAGTCGAACAAGTACCAATCTTTCCCCCCAAGAAAATTCACATCATCCGTTCCGAGCAACAAGGTGCATTCAAGGTTGTACTTAGCTCCAGAGATGCAGCTAAAATCGTCTCTGAGCTTCAGAAGGGCAATCCACATAAACTGACTTGCTACATGAGCTTCGGAGGTACTAGTGATACCAAATGGACTATTCTCGATGACTGCAAGCAATACTCTCTGCATGGTGATTGGCTTGGAGATAACGAGGCTGTTCGGGAGTATCTAAATTCACAACTGAACATTTTGGTGGACTAATATGAAAATTATATCTGAAAATCAATTTTCCAAAAACTTCATAGAATTTGAAGATGGTGCTAAATATCTTCGGATTGAGGTATCTAGATTCAAAATTTCATGGGAATCGGCACAGTCGGGGCATACTTTTTTATTAAAAGAAGGTCGTTGGTGGGAATGGGTTGAGGCGGAACAAAGTTTTCAATTGATGACTAAGAATATTCCGACATTAGAAGAGGACTATCAACAACATCTTTTGGCAAAGTATCCGTTTGAAAAGCGTGTGCGCGAGATTGCAGAAAAGAATGTTGATGTTGGGACTGTGATGTTTGATTTAGCACGAGATTTTAATTTCGTAGAAGCAGTTAAAGAATATTTGAAGAAACTACCGAGGTAACATGATTACTACGCATCAAGAGTTCTGGGAGTTAGCAGAAGAAAACAATTTAAGTATTTTAACTGTAAGTCAGATGACGAATGCTCCTATTAAAGTTTTACTAGAGTGGCTTGACAACCAGACTACCCCCGAATCTGCCCTAAACGATTTAAAGAAATATTTAAAATGAAACTCCTGCCCCTCTCAGACCTGCATCTAGAGTTTTCGGCGCTACACATCCCTAACACCGACAAAGCTGATGTCGCTTTACTGCTTGGCGACATCCACACAAGTATTAGCGGAGTTCAGTGGGCTGCTAATACCATCGAGTCGAAGCATATTATCTATGTCTAAAGATAATATTCCTTTTGAGTTATCGACAGCCGACGGTAAAAAGATTATCATTGAGTACAATTCAGAGACAAAGCAGCTAGTTGTAAAGGCTGGCGCTAACACATCGAAATCAACATTGGTGAATTAACATGGCAATAAACAGGCAACAAGCACAGTCTTTAGTAGACCTTTCTATTAGACTATTTCCAGTGAATCTTGACAAGTACATTTTTGTAAACAATATTCCATTTAAAACAAACCATGAAATCAATACTTCCCCAACTCCTAGCGGAAATTAATTCTTTATCCTACAATGCAATCATCACCCTAAAAACTTATGTTGGTAAAAATATCAGCACGATTAAATTACAACTAAGTGCTTCCCAGACTGACGGAGCTACAGGTTTTGACTGCCCAGAGTTTTTCATACACTTTAAACCAGACAGTAGTTATATTGATAAATACTTGCAAATTTTTGAAAAGGCTTCAGAGCGTGAAGTGCATAATATTTCTGGAAAGTTCTACCCAAGCGGTGTAGAATTTTCACTCAACATGAATCTAGAGGATTTTTCCTAATATGAAAGCACATTTGCTACAAGTTTTAGTAATTGACCACGACCACCTTGGGGCTGATGAAGTCGAGCGTGTCCTTGAAGATACAAAGTACCCAAACGATTGCATCATTCCTAACGTAATCAAGTCCCAGAGTGTAGATATTGGTGAATGGGATGACGATAACCCATTGAACCACAGTGACACTCAAGCTGCGGAAATTGACCGATTGTTTAAAGAAACTCTTAGACCGATGGAAGATGCTCCAATAGATACTTGTCAATATATTTTACTGTTTGCCGAGTCTGGTTATATCGGCACTCCTTGGCGAGTTGAGGTTTGTCGTTTTTATCATAACTATGGTTGGCTTAATCATGCTGGCGACCGTTTTACTGATAGCGGTGGTGAACCTGTTGGTTGGCTACCTCTACCTTCCGCTAGATGATGCCTTAAGTAAAATCACTTATTATCTAAAAATAACTACCCACCGTACACTTATATGCTTAGCGGTTTAATTAATTGGTTGTTTCGACGCAACAGTGTTTCTCGATATTTACATAGAATAGAGAAACTGATTGCAGAAAAAAAGTATTGCGAAGCAGATGCTTGTGCATTTCTTGCTCTTCAAAATTTTCCTAACCACCCCGAACTTCTTGCTCTCAAAATCGAGGCGGAAAAAGGGTTCTCTTCATACCTCTACTCACAGGAGTTTTAGTTAGCATGACACAGTTTGAAATTTGGTATGCAATTGAAAAAGACGGGCAATATTTTGGATTTACGAAAAATCTAAAAGAGGCTGTTGCAAATGGATTTTTGTCTTCTGTTGTAGAGTTGGCAGTTTTTATCGCCTCAAAGACCGATAAAATGCCTTTCCCTTATTTAGGTATGGTAGAAGGGGATAGGGTAGTTTCAATAGTTCATCACAAAGTTGCTGAACATCTGTATGACGACACCACTAAATTAAGCTTCCTCATCGTACAACCTATTATTCGTTGTGAAAAATGTCGTATTATGTACGTTGACAATGTGTTCTACTGGGACTATGTTTCAGAGACAAGAGGCAGACAGGCTGCAACCCCTGAGCAAGTGTTGGCGAAAGTTTGCATTCCGACCGCAAGACATGGAGATAGGCAGCACATCTCTTGTCTTGCCAAGCAATTATACGAATCTGACTTGGGCTTACTGCAAAAGTCTCCCGCAGAGTTACAGGATTTTGTTCGAGCTAACAACAATCAGGTCGAAATGGATTTGCCTGATGAAGAGTACTATTTAGATATGGCTAGGGAGATTCTCGATGAGCAAAACTAACTTCAAATTCAAAGTCGGTCAGCTTGTCCGATTTGGTGCTACAAACCAAGACTGGGAAGTTTTTTCCCGCCATTTCCCTGAACACGCAGAAGAGCCTCAATATTATTTGCAGAGTCAGACTACGCCTAGTTATCAGCAATGGGTTTTAGAAAGCGATTTACGTGAGGTTAGCGATGTTTAAAATTGATGAACGTGTGTATTTTCTGAAAGACAACCGCATACAAAGCGGTCTTGTTCTAGGTTGGCAGCAGAGTGTAGTAAAAACAAAAGATACCCAAATCACCTACTTAATCGGTGAAGAAATTGGTGGGAATATTCCCGCTAGTGGGTATTTTCGCCATTCAGATAATCTAGACTATATTTTTATGCCTTCACACTTGGTTTTCGCGCATATTCATGATTTAACTCGGTTTTATACAGATAACTACAACCAAAGCAAAGGTATACAAAAACTAATCCACATGATTAATACTTGATTTGGTCTTTTTTACTAATTGGTTTAGCTTTACCATTTTCGCGCTTGTCGTTGGCAAACCCGTCCCTCGAAGCTGATGATTTACTCTCATCCATCACTGGCTTACCCTTATTCTCTTTTCTGACCTTATCCACGAAGTCTTGAGTCTTGTCAGTCCCTGCGCCAGCTACGGCTCTAGGCTTGCGAGGCTCAACATACTTCAATGTAGTGTCCTTAGCAGTTTTCTCTCTTTCTGCTGCTTTGTTAGCCTCATTTTTGTCCTTTAGAGCTTTGTTGGCACGACCTTTGGCTTCAGATGCACCTTTACCTAAATCAGTGTAGCTAGCATTTTTCTTAGGGTCTTTCCACGCTGCTTTGCTTGCGATATCTTTCACAGCTCCTACAGTTGTTTTGATATCTGCCTTAGCGCGAGTTAGTAGGCGGTCAAGATTGCCAATAGCGAAGTCTGCTTCGAGTGGCGAGTTCATATGTTTGAAGTCTGTCATTTGATAGATGTTGTTTTATTATTTTTATACTATTGTATCAGGACGTTGGCAAGAGGTATTTATGGAAGAGTTATTTAGAAATCTACAAGACCGCATCTATGAAGAGCCAATTAATCGACAAACAACTTTAGAAGCATTTTACGATTTGCGTAATGCTTATGATAAATTACCCACTAATCCCACTTTTAAGTTTGCCGTTGGGCAAGAATTTTGGTTACTCAAGAACAATAAAGTTCAAAAGGGAAAAGTACGTGTTCGCCAGATTACTGAAAGTAGTGAAAAACTTGATTCAGAAAAAGATTATTTTCGTAGAAATACTCCAGAAAAGCTATTAATTCTTTATTCTCCTCATCAATTTAATGATGTGGATGGAAATTGGCAACTTGAAGAGTCTCAATTATTTGCAAGTAAGCAAGAGCTTTTGGAGTCATTGTAATGTTAGTTGTAGGTCATCTTAAACAACGTCATCTCGAATCGGATATTCGTTGTGACCGCGCATCTGTGCTGGGCAATCCCTTCGAGTTAATTAATGAAGAGAGCCGTCCTGCGGTATTAGCTGCACATAAAGCTTATTTAAAACTTGTCATCAAGCACAAAAATTCTGGTTTTGGACATCTAGTTGTTGAACCTTCTCAAGTTGGGGTTATAGATATTCCGACATCAGAAAAATGGAAGCGACCTACTGTAGATGAGATTATTTCTGCACTTGAAAACCTTGTGCCTAAATACAAATCTGAAAGAGTCTACAGGCTCATGTGTTGGTGCAGAAGAGATGACGCAGAGAACAATTTACCTGCTTGTCATTGTGATTCGGTAATTGCTTGTATTAAAAAGTGGAGTGACAAATGAAAAATAATAATTATCGTCGTCTTCGCACTTCCATGTATGCTATGTGTCAACATCAGCGACCCAAAGGAAAACGTGGCGCTCACAAATTGAAACGATTAGCTTGGCGCGAAGAAATTGCTATGTTAGTTGAAGAGAATCGGCTTGAAAAAATTAATAGCATCGAAGACTTAGTACTTGCGCTGGTAAAAGCTGGATACAAGGTAAGCAAAGGTAAGAAGGATTTCCACTATCGGTTCGAGAACGACATTATTTTTGGATTGTTTGGTGGTGAGGGAGATTATCCGATGTCCCCTTATACAGAAAACAAGATTTGTGCAGCAATCCGTTGCACATTTGATAAATGGAGTACAGCCGAACTTCTCGACTTAGAGTTTTTAAGTAAAGACCCTGATGTTGTGTTGATGGCATTGAAAGAACTTGAACACAGTAATTGGGTGAATCCATGATTAATTTACGAGAAGTATTTGAAAAATATTCTTCTGAGTCACATACATTCCCACGAATCAGAAACCCTCTGCATCCAAAAAGACCTGATATTGCAGCTTTTTTACTTTTGGACAAGTTAGTACCTAACGATGGCTATAACATTATTGGAGGTGCTGGTCATGATGTAGTTTGGTTAGACACTAATATAGAATTACTTGCAGAAGTTGCTACAGAAGAAGATATTTTGTATTTAATTCGTTGTGGTGTACGCTTGGGAGATGATACTTTGGAGATGTTTACCTAATGGAAGATGAAATTGACCAACCTCGGCTAACAAATCGTGAGCGTTCGCGCAAGCCTCATAAAACGTTGGGTTGGTGCAGTACTTGTGATAGGGATATGGTAAGTGCTGGTAGTAGATGCCCTACTTGTGGTAAACGCGAGTCTGGAAACGAAGCTAGAAAAAGAGATGTGAGGATATATGAGTAAATGGTAACTTACATTGATTCAAAATGGCAAGAAACTTCGTAAATTTGGTGGTACTAAGAGTGATGTAAAGTGGGAGACTGAGCGCATGACTCATTGGTTAGAGCATTATGACCTCCATAAACAACTACCTTACGCATTAATTAAAGATGTACCTTGTCAATTTGTCGTCTCGAAGTACAACAATCCCCGCACTAAAAAGAAAATTATCATGGAAGTTCGCAATTTTGAATAGCAATGAACGTTCAAAGACCTTCGCAAAAGGCAATTTCGGTGAAAAAATCGTCAAAGAGTTCTTCATCAGCAAGAACTACGAAGTAATTCCAGCTACACTTGACCAACAAATCAATGAAAGCTGGGATTTTCGTGTGATTGGCAAAAAAGACTTGCTAATTGAGGTAAAAACCGACTACATGGCAGCTAAAACGGGAAATATTTTCCTTGAAACTGAAGTTGGCGATGGTCTAGGCTTTATTCGCAAGATAAAACCTGACTCAAAAATTATTTTTGCCTTTGTTTTGCCTCAATCTCAAGAAATTGGGTTTATCGATGCTCAGATGTTGCTGCATATTGAACTAGAAAAGCTACATTTCAAGAAATTTACCCATGTAAGTAACAATTACACTGCTGGAGGCTATTTATTACCAAGGGCAAATTTCTTTTCTGCCTGTTTTAAGGTATATTATTGGGATAAGTCGGAAAACGGATACACATTTTATACTTAACAGGTGTTTTTAGTTATTTAGGCGATACTGGTCAATACTTCTTTTGAGGTTGAAAGACAATTATCTTTCTTAAATTGATTAGGTCATTGAGATTCTACTTGGCACAAACGTACAGATGCTTCTCCAGTCTGTACCTCTTTAAATCTGAGTTGTCAGATGTTGTGTAATGGCAAGACATCTTAGTAGAATTGACCGAGGAGACTTACAACTAGCAATAGGATTATATCCAACTAAATGATTAGAGTTCCAGTATTAGACATCGACGGTAATCCGACTATGCCAACTAAAGCCTCAAGAGCTAGACGTTGGCTACGCGACGGTAAAGCCAAAGTAGTCCACAATGACCTTGGAGTATTCCAAATTCAACTTCTCCAAGAAGCTTCTGGAAATGTTCAACAAGATATTGTTGTCGGGATTGACCAAGGTAAGCTGTATACGGGGATGGCTATACAGAGTAGTAAAAGTACTTTGTTGATGCTGCATCTTGAGTTACCCCTTCCAGTAGTAGGTTTTCGTATGAAACAACGTGCAATGCTTCGTAAAACTAGAAGAAGTAGGAGAATAAACAAACGACTAAAATTCAAGTTACGAAATCATAGGCAAAAAAGGTTCAACAATCCAGCTAGAAAAGAGGGGGTTATTCCCCCATCTATAAACTCTAATAAACAGTTTGAGAGGAGGGTAGTAATTGAATTAAGTAAATTATTTCCTCTTAGTCATTGTGTTTTTGAATTAGTTAAAGCTAAAGGTAGTAAAAGTTTCAGTCATGTAATGATAGGTCAACGCCAACAAGAAAAATGGTTAAACTCTATTTTACCAACTATAACTATAGAAGGATGGAAGACCTCTATACTTCGAGATAAATTAGGCTTAGTTAAAAACAAAGCTAACAAATCTATTCAAGAACCTGCTACTCATGCGATTGACGGTGTAGCCCTTGCTTGTCATCACTTTATTAAGTATGTTGAAGACAAAGTTAATCAGTGTGCTGATTGGTTTGGTGAGGTCAAAGTTACTAAATCTCAATTTGTTATTGCACGACGACCTAGTTATTCGCGCAGACAGTTATATCAGCTTAACCCTAAAAAACGTGGTAAATATAAGTTGCACGGAGGGTCAAGTACACTCAATAATTTCAGAAAGGGTGACATAGTTCTATATACATCCCAAACTAAAACAATTTTGGGATATTGTTCAGGGGCAACATTAAAAAATAGACTTATATCTATTTCTGATGTAAATTGGCGTGTTATTGGTAAATTTGCTGTCACTAGATGTAAGTTAATATCTCGGTCTTGCGGAATATTGATAAAAGTAACTAACTGATAGATACTTATGGGAAGAAGAAGGAAAAAACAGAACATTTTGGAAGGACTAAGATGACTATTGAAATTCCAGACAATTATTACTCTTTGAAAGCCAAGATAGATTATCTTCGCGAACGGAAACCTGTAATCGATTTCCCAAAGAAAGTTGCAGTCCCGCACAAACCTATTGATTTCAGTAACCATCTTACAGTGGCTGATGCAAGAAAATATGCAGCCTCTCTGCTAGACTATGCAGAAAAAAGAGAAGTCTATGAAAAAGAATATGAAGTTGCTAAAGCGGCAAACGAAGCTGCACGACCCAAAGCAGCAGCTATAGAAGCGCAGATTGAAGAACTCATTCAAGAAGATGTTGGCTTAACCAAACTCGGATTGTCAGAAAAGAAGGTTGCAAAGCTCTGGCAAAAAGCTTGGGACGATGCTAACAGCGAAGATGAAGCTATCAGTAATTTGCGCGAACTTGTAGAACTTTTCGAGGATTAATATGACAATTGAATTTCGCAATACTGGTGTCATTTGCATGGTGCATACAGCCAAAGAAGATGAACTTCATTCCATTGATTTAGGAAATTATTTTGTCAAGTCTGATACGCAAGAGCAAGTACTGATTACCAGTGAGAGCCTTGCCAATCAATATGGACATCTGGTTAAAGTACCAATTTATACTATGAAAGACAAAAATGAGTACCACCTCCCAATCTGAACCAAAATTTCCACCTGACATCTCTTTTGGTAAATTTGACCAAATCATAGCATTTGAGGCTTATATCATCGATGGTGACACTATTCGAGATATGTTGAGTGCGATGGACTGCAAAACCGCATCACAAGCCTACCGACGCGCTAAGCTACTTGAAGTTTTAGAAGGAGATACCAATGAACTTCGCTAATTTTGCATTGGGTGTGAGAGATATTGTATCAGAGATGACACTATCTGAAGCCGCTAGCTTAGAAGTTGAATTTAGACTGTTTGACCAACTATTACCTATTGGCGAGATTCGTGTTGACAGAATCAATAGTAAGGTGTATATCAATGCCTATCCAAGCAAATTAAATACCTCTCCAGATAGACGTACAGAAAAAGAAGTTGAGTTATAGTAATAAATGTGAGGGAGATATAGTGCAGATGGAAACTCTTGCTCAATCATTGAATAATGATTGATGGCGCAACATAAACGTTAAGACGCACTCCCACAATAATGTTTAGTAAGTCGGAGGTGTATCTTCAAACAAACTAAACAACTGGATGGCGGTGAATAGGCAATAAACCGCAGGAACACGTAGAGGTCATCGGCGTTTTCGCTCATTAACTCCTCATAACGAGCTACTAATGTCCAGCACTATTCCAATCTTATGTGGCTGAGGACGGTTGAAAGCTGAACCCGAATAAGTAAGGGCATGACTGACTAATTGACACCCCTGAAGTCAGATATTCGATAGGGTGGTCATCAAAGGTTCAAATCCTTTCATAAGCGTTTCGGGGAATATCGTAAATTCCTTATACACGAAAGCAAAGAGGTTGTGGTCTTAGGATTTCCCTCTTTGCAATCTGGATATTCGAGGAATAGTCAATACTCGATTTGTGGGTTCGTTCCTGCTAACCCCAGCCGTAACTTGAGCCTAAGTAATCAAGCCCTGCGAAGTTGGGTCTAGGACAGGGCTATCCAGCCATATCATCGTTTCGGAGGGTATCGTAAACCCTCTGCACCTCACCTTAGTATAAGCTCTTGCTCCGTCTTAGGATTAGCTGGGATTTGATGCCCAAAGCGAGTTGCCTTGTCAGTATGGTCAATCTTATTAAGGTGTACAGCACCTTGCGAGATAATTTCAAACTGAAGCGCCCCTTGAACTTAGGTTAGGGGTATTTTCATATCTAAAATAATCAATGAAAAATATTGCAATAGGAAACATCCCGAAACATAAATATGTCTGGGTAGACACCAATTTCACTCATAAGCAATTCATAGGTTATATTCCTGCTGTTTGGTTTGCACTCAATAGCGTTGCTGGTCGAAGTTGGGGTTTGCATGTTATGTTGGAGTGCGGCGCAGTTTTTCGGAACTTACCACCCCACGCAATACTTTTTGAAGACCCGTTATCATTTACCGCTAACCTTTGGGACATTAGACAAGCTCAGCGTTGGGATTGCTACAGCCAAAATTGGAGTGCAATCGAATATAGGTATCTAGCCAATTTACGATGCAAGGTAGCTATTGACCCTGAAATAGCCTTTCTAGGAACTTACCTCTTTTCTGTCTGCCCTCTGGATGACGGGTTCACAGATTATCCTGACCAAGCCAAAGAGTTCATATTCATCCAACTTGATAACGGAAGATTAACAATTCAACCAACAAATTACGTTTTGTTCAAGGAAAACAGTTTTACAACCAATGATGAACTATTATTCCCTAAAGACTTAAAAGTAAGCGACTTAATTTACTCATCGGAGAAGTAGTATGGATGACCATTATGATGCTCAAGTCTATTCCCTAGCTTCAGGCTGGCTTCAAGACCGTTTCGCTGAAGATTACGTTTATTCAACTAAATATTCAGCTAGGTTACTTCCATTTATAATTTGTTTGCAACAAATCGTTTTGGCATTGCTTGCTGACCCCAACTATCAGGAGGACTTTTGATTATGGCACGACTAACTAACAGCAAGGACGTATACCTGCCTTACAAATCGACTGACCAAATTGCGCGTGAAGCTGTCGAAGCCCACGAAGCACGTTTTACTCAATCGGGCTGGCAACTTGCCAAAATCATTATTCCTATTGCATTTTTGGTATTGTTGGTCAACGACATTATTTTGATTCAGGTGTTGTAATGGAAATCGAAACTATTGTTGAGCAGTTTTTAGCTTCGTCTTCTAAGAGTAAGGTTGAAGTTGCCAAGTATCTTCAGTTCGTATATGACAGTGGCTTTAATAAAGGTATCTCTGCCGCCCACTCTCTAGCGGAAGAATGTTCTGTACCTGACTCTTACTCACAGCCTTGCGTCGATGATTTAGCCGTAGAGATTGCTGACTTGAAACGGAAGATTTAATCATGTACCAAATACAATTCTTTTCTGCCAAGCATAATCGGTGGTTTTTAATGTGGCATCATGGGGAAGAAAGTCTTGCTAGGATGGTTAGATTTTTTGAAGTTATGTGTAATCTCGAACCTCGACTCAAACGTCGCATTATCGACTTAAACACTGGTGCAATCGTCTATACCTAACTTTAGACAGATGCACCAAACATCTACATCCCCTAGACTTATAAAACAAAGTAAAACAACAAACACACATGGCAACAGCTAAAACCAAGTCCGATAATACCGACGTAGTTATTTCTTCAGCAGCAGCAGCGCTTGTTAAGGCGACCGCAAGTATCCAAGAAGCGTTTAAGTCTATTGATGGATTGAATGAAACATCAGAAACCCTTACTCGCGATATCGCATCAAAGAAAGCTGAAGTTGCAAGTCTGGATGAGCAGTATCAAACCAAGGCTCGACAAGCGGAAGTTGATTTCAATTTGAAGCTTCAAGAAACGAAGGATAAGACTGTTACCGAATACCTTAAGTCAGTTGGTAAGGAAGCAGTTGACACCTCTATCTACAGGGCGTTACAAAATGAATTGACCAAAGTTGTTGCTGAACGTGATGCAGAAGTCAAGAAGGCAGTTGCAATCGAGAATAGTCGCTTGACTCGCGATTTCAACTCTGAGAAAGCGCTACTTCAAAGCCAGTTTGAAACTTCTACTGCCAAGCAACTCGCTCAAATTGAATCTCTCACCGAACGTAATGGCGCACTCAGCAATGAAATCGCTAAGCTGTTCAAGGAAATCGAAGCTCAACGTGCATTGACTGCGGAAGTCGCTAAGGCTGGCTCAGTTGGTTCTATTAACGTTGGCACTCCTAATAACCGTTAAGTTTCACGACTGATTTGGTACACACTATACGGCTCCTTCGGGAGCCTTTTTATTAACATGAACAAAGCACTATTTAACAAAATCCAAGAACGCTACCTCGCTAAGATTGCAGAAAAGAATAGTTGGGGTAAGAATGAAATCAAACAGTTGTGGCAAGCTACGGTATCTGAAGTATTGGTCGAGAATTTGACTGATGAATGACACTATCAATAAAATCGCTTCGCTCATGGCAGAAGAAGAGTTTGCATGGAAAGAATCTCAGATAATGCAAACTATGTTAAGTGAGAATGTATCTTTGCCAGAGGAGTTAAGTAAACTTGGCTGGGGTTTTGGTCTAAAACAAGATTCTGGGCAGTGGAACGTACTTACTTGGGGTAAATTTACGTCTTGCAACTTTGTCGAGGAGTCGCGGTTTGAGTCAAAGGTAAAACAAGAGTTTGAGGCTATTTGTAAAGAGGCTATGCAGAGGGAATTAAGTTAATGTTGAAAAATTTTGAAGTTGAGTGGAATAATATAGAGGATTTATCTAAATTACATAAAATTATAAAAGCGAGAATTTGCTCTTTAAAATCCGATGGAGCTACTTTTGCTAGTAAGGAAGAAAAAAGGAAAATGATTCTAGATTGTTGTTTTTCAATTTATGAAGCAAATCTAGACCATATATTTGTAAAAGACAAAGATGCGGCAAGTAATTATTATATCTACGCACATTGCAACCCACTACAGGAATTAGATGCTATTTGCAAAGCTAAACCTGCTTTTGCGGCTACATTAGGCTTAAATTTTGTTCCTTTCTATGTTGGAAAAGGTACGGGAGATAGAGCTTATAAACTAGAGCGTAATGAGACTTATAGGAAAGTCATGCAATTACTAAATGCTAGAAATTTAAAACCAGACATAAAAATAGTCTCTAATAACTTACAAGAAGCTAAAGCATTAGAATTGGAAGCTAAATTAATAGATATTTTTGGTCTACAAATTTACGGTGGTTGGTTGACAAATTTAGATGAAGGTCACGACTCTAAGTTAAGAAGGCAGAGGTATGCTAAAGAGTTTAGTGTATTAAATCAAAAACGTTTTCAATTGTTCTCGGATAATTAATTTCTACACCACAATACGCAAAAAGGAGATGCACATAATACATCTCCTTTTCTTTACGCTACTACCAAGCTAGATTTGCGGGTAAAAGCTACAATTGAGTTTTTGCCATTTGTTTTCTTGTCCCATAGTCCTTACTCATAAAGTAAAAACAGTGATAACTCTTACTAAAACGTCGATACCTTTATATGCCCTTGTAGTGGGGCTTGATAGTAGTTAATGGACATAGCATTAATCGAAAATGCGTCCGCCTTAGTTCAACGAAATCTTTCAAGACATATTAATATTAACATAACACTATGAAAAAAGCTTGCGGTTTCCGCTTCCAAGGTCACTACGTCTACCGTCAATATTTTGAAGAGCATGGCAGATACAAAATCATGGTGTGGGTCGCCTCTAATCCTCCAGAAGAAGAATTGTGCGCTGATGTTGCCTTCTGCGGTGACTCTCACAACGAATGTATGGACAAACTCAAGCAATGGCTTGAAATCAATAACGATTGGGTAAACAAAACAGATGCCTAACACTAAATTTGAACTACCCGAAGACTTGAAAGAGATTACAGATTTCGGGTTTCAAGTCTTCCCAGAAAACGTTGTAGTTTATCCTCCTGATGTGTTGGTATTAACTTTAAATCACTACCCTTTAGAGGCTGTAGCTAAGTTATTTTCCTCTTTACAGACCACACAAATAAGATACTACGACATCACTTTTGACGGTGCATATCAAACTAAACTGAATCCAGATGGAACAATTACTTGCAGCCCTTACTGCACGGAAATTAACGGAAAGGAAATAGGCAGAACTCCTGTGAAACTAAAAATTCTGAAAGAGTTTAAATCAATACAATGGAAAGAAACAAATGGCAACACTTAAAAACCTCAAACCAGACCAAATTCTTTACAAGGTCAGAAAAGAAAAGGCTGGTCGTACAACAATGACTCGTCAAGTACTCGATACCATTCGTATTATCAGTGTAGACCTCGAAAATGAGAAGGTGGTGGCTAGTTATCGTGGCAGGAAGGGAAACTATCGCGATTGGCAACTCAAGTCTTGGCGAGTTAAAGAACCTCAAGTAAAGAGTCGTGATATACTCGGAAACCCTCGATACTAATCCTCCTCACGATAGATGACCTGCCCCGACCATCACGCTATTATTTATAAGCAATCAAGCAAATAACTAAAAACACATGAATCCTGATACCGCAGTTGCTTACGAACCCGAAGTTGCACAACAAGTATTGGCAGCAATCGAAGAAGTTGAGCCAGTTACCGAAGAGCCAGAATTTATCTCGAACGAAGACTATCGTGAATTGTTGGCGCTTGCTATCAATGATGCTGAAGTTTGGGTTTCTCAAGCTGAAAGTCTCATCAACAAGATTGACAATGGCGAAAAAATCAAAGGGACGAAACTAAACGGCGCTGTTCGTAATGGTCGTCTCGAAATTCTTCGCTCTTCACTAACCGACGTAAAGACTGCCAAAGTAAGCGGCTAACAACAACTAAAATGGCTAGGCGCAATTCCTAGCCCTACTATTACAAGGAAAATTACACCATGTCTTCAATTAAATTAGTCGCATCTCAAGCTTCTCGTCAACAAAAGCCTCTCAAATGCCTTATTTCTGCCCCTACAGGCGGAGGAAAGAGTCTTGGGGCATTGTTGATTGCTAAAGGTATAACAAATGGCGGTAGAGTCCTCGCTCTCGACACTGAAAATCGCCGCATGGATTTAAAAGTGGGCGACCCTCTTCTTGATGGTTGGCTTTGGGATAGAGTCGCACTTGCTCCCGACGAAGTGACTTCACATCATTACATTGCAATGATTGAGAAAGCTATTGAAGAAGGATACGAAGCACTCATTTTGGATTCTACTACCCATGAATGGCAATGGATTCTCGCACAGTGGAGCGCTCTTGGCGGTAAATGGGGTGTTCAGTGGGATAAAGCTTCTCGTCCTCACTTCGACTTTGTGAAAGCAATTATCAAAGCGCCTATCCACATCATCTGCACAGCTAGGGCTAAGATGACTACCGAGCAGCAGACAAACGATGCTACTGGTAAGAAAGAAGTTGTAAAGCTTGGACTTTCTAATCAACAGGAAGGAAACTTCGAGTATGACATGGATTTTCATTTCCGTATCAACGGTACAGATAACTTCGCAGTTGCAGAAAAGCAGGAAGCTGGTCTTTTCGATGGGGCTTTTAAGATTTCCACTGAAACTGGAATTCGACTCAATTCTTTTCTGTCTCAAGGTGAAACTCCTGCTGAAGCCAAGCGTCGCGAACAGCGCTCTAGACTGAACGAACTACAAATGAAACTCATTGGTCTAAAGTTACTAGACAAGGCTCAGGCAGAAAAAGAAATGGCTGAGGTGCTATCGAAGCCTAGCGAAGAAGTGATTGCTTATGGTAAATCTCTTCGTGCTAAATACGATAAGGCTATTGCTGACGAAAATGCTAAAAGTGGCACTACTCCCGAAGTGGCTGCTTAATCAGTCTTTTGATAGATACTTCAGCTACGACTTTTCGATAAACTAACTACATTCAAACAAAGTAAAAAAACACATGGCTGCTTTATTTTCTCAATTCGGTTCTGGCAAAGTTGAAGAATTTGTTGGTTACGTTCGTACTTCTCGTCCTGCAAGAGGTGACGACTTCGCTGGTTACGCTGACCTTGGTGTTTCCGTTAATACTGCTGCCAAAGGTGCTGAGCAGTATGCCCCAAGCGTTTTTCTTTCTGTTCACAGCGATGACGAAAGCATTGGAATTGGTGACAAGGTTTTGGTGAAGGGTCTACTAAGAAGTCGCAAGGATGATAGCGGTGAAAAGACTTATTACTCCCTCGACCGCTACACTTTATTCCCTGTTGTTGTGCTTGAGAAGGCTAAGGCTAAGGATGCTGCGGCTACTACTACTAAGACTGCAACCAAGTCTGCTGCTCCTACTGTTGAGGACGATTCTGACGACTTCTAGATAAAACTGTGGGGGTACTTAATCCCCCCTTTTTAACTATGGAAATAGATTTTTACGGCAGAAAGGGAATCAATAAAGGTGTTCGATACACTTTACTTATTGACCAAGAAGACTTAGACTTAGTGGTTGGTAAGACAATCTATTTAAGTGGTGGAAGACCTGATAACAAATACGTCGCATTCAATAAAAATGGTAATCCTCAATTAATCCATAAATTGATTGCAGAGCGTATGGGTCTTATTGGTGTTGTAGACCATAAGAATAGAAACAAACTAGACTGTAGACGAGAGAATTTCCGTCTCGCAGACATATCTAAAAACTCAGCAAACAGGCATACTTGCACAACTGCCTCTGGTTACAAAGGAGTCTTTACACAGACCTCTAAAACTGGAAAGAAAACTTACTGGTCTACATTAGGTTTTGAAGGTAGCAAAATAAAAGTATGTAGCAAGATGTCTGACCCTTTGGAAGCTGCTAAACTATATGATGCAGCAGCTATCAAATATTTCGGTGAGTTTGCTTGCACGAATAAAATGATGGGAAAATACTAATTTCGTAATTGTAACATGGGCATCGGCTAGTCCTTTGCCCTTCATAACCAACTAAAATGAAGAACAAAATCACACCTCAAGACATTCAAAATTTACTAAACTCTGCCGAAACACAAGAAGCTGTCTTCTGGAATAAAGAAGTTGTAGTCTCTTATCGATTTCCTACTCGCAACGGGTTTTCTATTATCGGTCGCGGGGCTTGTGTAGACCCCGCTAACTTCGACATTGAGATTGGGCGTAAGATTGCTAGAGAGCAAGTAGAACATAAGCTGTGGCAACTTGAAGGTTACTTGCTACAACAGCAGCTACCTACCAGCGTTAACGTTACTCAAACAGTACAAGATGTCGTAAACAGTAACTTCACTGGTATTGTTATTGACAGTCTCTAACAAACAATGTCGGTCGGCATTAAAAACATATCTCTTCCAATATTCTAGTATTGCCTAGATACAGCACATCCGAGGTGAATCTACTAACTTGCTCACATAGCTTACTAAGACTCTTAGAGTACCAACGGAAGGACTGAGTTAATACTAGATAGAGGTGGTTCGACATTTACGAGGGGCGATGATTAAGTTCTCGCCCTTTCAATTTATTTACTTTTTCAGGTACTATGACTAAATTACTTATCTCCCTCCCTCTTTCTGATGCAGCGCAGCGATTCTATGGTAGCTCTGCACCTACATACAACAAAGTTAATGACGCAGGTATCGACTTGCCATTTGTCAGCGATGTGAAGCCTTATGATGCTGAAGTTGTTGAGACTATCGGACTAATTAGCTTTGAGACTGTTTTCGCGATGTATGACATCAAAGTAGAATTTGTTGGTTTTGCTATTATGCAATGTGTACAAGATGCATTGAAAGAGACTGTAAAATATTTTGTGAGAAAAGAAGAACTCATTCCTTGTCATTTTGATATTCGACCTCGCAGCAGTATTAGCAAAACACCATTTCGTTTTGCTAATTGCACAGGCACAATCGACGAAACTTATCGTGGCATCGAGTATCAACACGAAGATATTATCAGTTTTTGGACTGGAGACACACTTGGTTGTTATCTTGACTACCATCCTCAGCTTGGCATTAAAGGTCGTAAGTCGTATATTGATGCTGGTGACCGATTGTTACAGGTGATAGCCCCTAATCTAGATTCTATACTGCACATTAAACTAGATTTCACAGAGGAAAACTGTATATTCTGGTCTGAAGTGGTTGGTAATAAGAATAGAGGGGGTTTTGGTAGCAGTGGAACCTAATACTTTTACTCATTTTCATCTGGTTTGGGTGGATTGCGTAGGCGCGATTACACTATACAAAATACCACTCGAACACGCTCCTAAATTTATAGAAGCTCAAGACTCCCCTAATGATATTGATTTACTTTTGCATTACAATCCTGAAGTTCAGTGCGAACAAATTAATATCAAGTGTCCCGTTACATTATTTGGTACTGTTATGTTTGTGGGTGGTTGATGGCTAAGAAACTGTTTGAATACGAACCTTTTATCAAATATAAAGGAGAGGTAACAGAAGAGAATGGTAAGCGTCAATATGAGTCGGTATGTGGGTTAAAAGCGGCTTCGACAACGACAGTTCTATCTGCTTACGAAGATAAAGACTTCCTTGAGGTGTGGAAGCAGAAAAAAATAGCTGAAGGTGAAAATCCCGATGACATTTCAGAAGAGTCTGCGCGGGTAGGAAGTCGCTCTCACGAATATATCGAGTCATACTTAATCGATGGAGTATATCCATTAGGCAATCTTGTTGAGCAAAAATTAGCTTGTGTTGCCATCGATAACTTCTACAGCCATGTAGACCCTGAAAATTCGCAATGTGAGCAGCCATTATTTTACGACGGTCGCCTACAGAAAAATCCTGAGCCGTTCGTATTGGCTGGCAGATACGATAACCTTGTGAAAATTCCCGATAATACTTTTAAAATTGTAAAAACAGGAGAAATACTACCAGAAAAATTTGTTATATGCGATTTAAAAACGAAAAGAAGTTATGACAAACTTAAGAAGGGTGGTGTTAAACTGAAAAGCTTGCCAAGAATGGATAGTTGCGATTTCATGTTTAAGAATTGTCTTCAAGCATCCTTCTACGCTGCTGCGCTTACTTTGGGTACAGATTTCAAGGAAAAGTACGGTGCTGGAATAACTGGGGCAATTCTCGTATATGTGAATGAAGAACGAAGTAGGCTGGCGTACATCTCACATTCGGATTTAAACTATTATTGGAAGATTTTCAAGAATATTTTACGAGATTTTTATGGTATTAAGCCACTAGAAAAATCGTGGAAGCAGCTTATACAGGAGAGTAACTGGCGACCAGATTATGTGAATGGTGGTTATACAAATAATATTCCAAAGGAAATTGAGCTAATAAGACCTTAAGATAGATGACGCGCCTACTTCTATACCCTAAACTACAGCAATGAGCAGAAACACACCCGCATCAATCTTTGAACTTAGTCGAACCGTAATGGAAGTTCATCAGTTTATTAAGTTATGGGAGTATGGAAGATTAGATTGGAATACTTGTCTTTTGGAAATGCACAAAGCTTTAGTGCAAAGATGTATCGAGTTAAACGACAAGTGGGAGGTTGGTTTGAATATATCTGAGAAGTTATTTGCTATATCTGAAAACTGCCAACCTCAACCATATCCAGAAGCAAAATTGTTTGAATACAGCAAACTAGAACAACAACAAAATGTAATTCGCTGTATTCGTATTGTTGCAAATGTCTATTTTAACCTTCTAGATATTGCAAAACAAAAAGCAAGGGACAGACAAATTGAGCGCATTATGTGCTATAAAGATGGGCGCAGGGAATTTCACTACAGCGATGGTCACGTAGAGGCTTGGGAAAATGACGGGCAACTTCTTAATTTTGAAGTACACACACAAACTGAAGAACCTAGAAAACCACAAGACTTGGATATTAGCTGATTGTCCTGTTTGCGGGGAACATAAACTCAAAATTGTTGCTGAAGGAACCAAGAAGGGCGCTTACTCATGCTATTCGAGCAGTCAATGCCATCTTCTCCGCAAAGAAGGTACAGGCTATCAACCAAGCTTAATTTCGGCTAAGTTACAAGAGGGAGAATTTCGTCCTCGCCGTAGTTCATCCCCAAGGCAGATACGGATTCCAAAGCTTCAAGATATAGTAACTCCACGACCACTAAACCTCGCTGAAATCGATGTCACCCAATTCTTTTCTTCTATACCTTACGATAAACCTTGGCACACTTTCTTTGAGGACGGTAAAAAATTAACAATCTATAAATATGATGATTTCACCGTTAATCGCATCGACCCGTCCCCCAACAGTAACGAGAAAAAGTTCTTCTACTTTCGTATTAAAAAAGACAACGGAGAATGGTCAAATGAAGTTCCTACGGTATTCCGAAATGTGCCACTCTATCGTAGTAAGTATATTTCGAGCCATGTAGTTTTTGTTGAAGGAGAGAAATGCGCGGCAGCGCTTCAGCAAATTGGAATCGCAGCACTGAGCTTCCCATCGTTTGTGTATCAACAAAGTTATCTAGCTAAGTTCTTAAGGTGCTTGAGCTACAAGGTGCGTAACATCGCCTATTTGACCGACAACGACGAAGTAGGAGAAGCCAAGGGACAAAAGTTCTTGCATGAAGCTTGGAAATCTGGTATAACAGCTAGCAGCTACAACATCGCAGAATTATTAGGGCGAGGTGCAGAAAAGAATTATGATGCGGCGGATGCCATCGACAACTGGGAAATTTGTACTAGAGAAGAATTATTAGGATTATTAAAAAATGCTGTATGACCCTGCACTTGGATTAGAGAAAATCGAATTTAATACAAGCAAGCGCAATGCCTTGTACGAAGCTTATTTTGAAGATTTAAAAGGTTTTATTGAATCTATTGGTAATTGTGACACATCCGCAGAGATTCGTCGGCTAGATAAGGATTATTTACTCTCAAAATTGCAAGATAAATGGTTCCCTGTCCTGAGTTTCGATGCCAATAAAATTAAAAATCACATCGCGGAATTGCAGACACCTAAGAAGGAATTTAAGCAGTCGTTCAATCTTGAAGAAGTTCTGTCATCTTACAATCCATCGAGCAACTGGATTATCCCTCAACTATTACGTTCTGCGGGGCTGTTTGTACTCGCTGGCGAGCCTAAAATTGGCAAATCTATCATCGGATATCACCTAGCATACGCTGTTGCAATCTCTGGAAGGTTCCTCGGTAAGCCTGTTAAAAAAGGTCGTGTTTTGTATCTTCAACTTGAAGAAGATATGTCCACAATTTCCGAGAGGTTTCATTTCGTCGGGTTTGGTAACAAGCGAAATACAGCCGTGAACCTCGCTATCGAGTTTGACCCCAGTGTAGTTACAGTAGACCGTACTTTCGACGCTACAATTGATATCCCTCGACTCTATCAGCGTATTGCTGAACTAAACCCGTCCTTAGTAATTATCGATTCACTTCGCGCTGCTACAATTAATTCCTTGACGGCAGAGACAGATTCTCAATTCGGCAAGTTGGTTGCATCTATTCAGCAAGTATTTAACCAGACAGATACTTGTGGAGTACTTATCCACCACATGAATAAAGAGGCTAACAAGGGCAAAAACAAGCGTAGTGGAAGCATTGTCAATGCAGTATCAGGCAGTACTTCAATTGTATCTAACTCATCGGGTGTGATAGCTCTGTATGCTGCTGACGAAGAAGAATACGGCAAGGGAAAAGGAAAAGTACTTATGAGGACTCTGCCCCGTAACGGGCTTCCAATCACTTTGGAGTATAGTCAGAACACAACAGATTCTGGGTTGTGGGAATTATGCCTTGAAAGTGAAGAAGATGTCTCTCAAGACAGTCTAACTTCTAAGGTACTCAGGTTCCTTGCTAATCACCCTAGCAAATATTTCCCCTTATCAGAAATCATCGAGAACATTAAGTCGGGCGACACTTTTGAATTGCGCCAATCTGTAAACTATTTGGCTACAAGTCAGACAATTATTTGCAAACATTCTGGCGAAGTGACTGAATATTGTTTACCAGAAGAGTCGTTGTGGATTATAGACCCTGAAAAAAATACTGGGGGTGTGAAACCTGACATTGTTGATGCGAATATACTCTCCCGTTGCAAAACAAAGACAGAGTTGTACGAGAAAACGAAAGATTGGACTCCCTACCAGCGCAAATCTGCTTTGAAACTGTTAGATGTTAATGAAAAGGCAAGACTAGACGACCTCAGACTCTCTTTTCTGTACTCCGTAGGGGATTCAGTGTCTCATTCAGGGGAAATCTTCACGGTTGTATCTCGTAGCGACAAAGCTACTCTCCGAGATACAGAATATGAGGTGGAAGATTTTAATGGTCAGAGATATACCTTAAGCGAGATGCTAATTGAGGGCTTGGCTGGTAATCTCACTCAAGATGTAATTATAGAAGGTACAAATGACCAAGAAGATGACGAGTTCTGATTGTTCGATTGATGACATAGACATACCTCTTCTAGAAGGTCGCACAATATTTATGAACAGAAAAGGCTACGGAGAGATTAAACTTCGTAATAAGGGTGTCCTAGTACATCGTCTCATTCATGTAGCAATGGGGCTTGACCCCAATCTCCAGACCGACCACAAAAATCAAAATAAACTAGATTGTAGAAGAGAAAATCTTCGTGAGGCTACACAGACCCAAAACAAAGCTAATTCCAGAGCGTATAAAAATAACACTTCTGGATTTAAAGGGGTTAGTTTCCACAAAAGACAGAAGAAATATAACGCTCGTCTCAGAATCAATAAAGAGGTTGTCCATCTAGGATGCTTTCTTGACCCTGTAGATGCAGCCAAAGCTTATGACAAGGCTGCTGTAGAGTATTTTGGTGAGTTTGCGTTTACAAACAAAGACATGGGATTGTACTAACATGAAAAGACTATTTCTGCGTCACTATCTATCAGTTTCGGCATTCTTCCTTGGATGGTCATTATCGGCTCTCATCTTGTCGGCTTTTTTCTCTGGCACTAATCAAAAATATGCTTCTAGGGAAAGTTTGTTTCAAGCAAGTGCGGCTTTTGTTTTAAGTATTGGTACTGCTTATATTGGTGATACTGAAAGGAAGAAATAATAATGTTAGCCGTCAGTTTCATAGCTACGTTCATGTCCATCACAGGGTATGCGCTACTGTCTCGACTCAGTTCCACAATGTTTCAGCAGAAAGTTGGATTGACATTGAAGCTTGTCTCTGGCATACTATTTCTCACTTACGCTTGGCATCTACAGGATTTCAGCTTTCTGATTTTGACTGTGTTTTATTTCTGTATCGATTCTGTTAATTTATATCAAAGAGTTAAAAAGTAATGAGTAGAAAGATTGTTGCAGCTATATCTAGCATCAACGGAGGAAAAGACTTCATTATGAATCGTCTCCAATCTAGATTGATATATCAGCATCGCTACACTATGTCTACGGTGCGTTGCCGCTTCGCAGACTCGTTGAATGAAGCCGTTGCACCTATTCTCGGTATTAGTGGCAAGGAGTTGCAAGACCGCAGCTTAAAAGAGGAAAAACGTTTCAGTTTTGGTACTAACCGTTCTGGAATCAATCACAAATGGTCTTCGAGAGATGTGCAGAAAAGAGTAGGGCAATTACTCCGCGAAGAACTTGGCGAAGACGTATTTATTAATGCACTTGACAGACGATACAATGGGATTTTACTTATATCAGATTTACGGTATCAAAATGAATTGGATTGGATACGTTCTCAGGGGGGAAAAGTTGTGTATATTCACAATGAAGCTGCTGCTCAGGTTCAGAAGTCGAGGGAGTCTATTCCTGTAGGGTTCGGTGACGACAAGCATTATCCCCCAGAGAGTGAGTTGTTGCAGTGGGATTTCTACAACAAGGTAGAGACACCTGACTACTGGCTAGACAATAATGATTTTGATAATCATTCTCATTTTGATGATTTTGTTGAGTTTGTTTTGGATTATTTGGAGCAAGATTAAGTGGCAGATAGAATTTTGGCGATTGACATTGAAACTGATAATCTCTTATCAGGTATGCTCGATTATTCTAGTTTTCCCTACAAGTTGCTTCCTAGCGCGAAGTTGCACTGTGTTGTTGTAAAAAATGTAGAGACAGGAGAGACTTGGAGTGCAGAGAAGGAAAATGTTACTAAGGCTTGGCTTGCTGGTGTGCTGAAGGGTTGCACACACTTGGTTGCTCATAATGGCATCTCGTTCGACTTTCCAGCGTTGAAGTTATTCGGCGTTCTCGATTACAGAATTGGATATCTTGACCAGCCTGATACCGTGTTTGGGCAACCTTGCCAAATTGTTGATACGTTGCTTTTATCTCGCTTGTTAAGTCCTGACCGTTATACTCCCGAAGGCATGGGACATTCGCTCGAAGTTTGGGGTCAACGGTTGGGCGAAGAAAAGTCAGATTATCGTGCAGCTTGTATTGCTGCGGGTTACATTGAAAAAAATTCTGGTAAAGGGGAGCAGTTCCTAAATTGGACACCACTTTTGCTCGATTATTGTCGGCAAGATACAGTAGTCACTTGCAAACTGTTTCAGCGCTTGTGGTCTGAGTACTTGGAGTATTCGGGCTGGCATCAAGCTTTTAAGATGGAATCGAAGTTGTGTGACCTTGGAGTAAGGCGAGAACATTTGGGTTTCGCATTTGATGTAGAAAAAGCGAAAATTGCGGTTGCTGACCTGCAAGAGAAAATGAAAGCGATTGCAGACGCTATTAATCCAATTCTCCCTCCAAAACCTCGCAATAAAGGGGAACTTGCTGAAGTAACTCCTCCAGCTAACCAACTAAAAACTCACAAAGCTGTCTATCTTCCTAAAGTGCAAGTCAAGAAAGATGGTAAGCTTTCGTCTGCGGTCGTTAAGTTCTTAAATAACCAAGAAGAAATTGAGTATACCGAAGGGGATTTTAGTTTCATTTTTGGTGGTCAGACTTTTCAATTGCCTTACTACGAAGCTCTAGTGCCTGAGTTTACTGAACCTAGCGATGTGATGCTACGTTTTACTGAAAGAGTTGGTGCTACTATCGAAAAAATCGACGAGGAGTGGCTTCTATTTTATAAGGGGCAAATGTATCCCTTGCCTTATAATGAACCGCTAGAGAGCCATATTAAAGCAGATATTGACGACATTGATTGGGTGAAGTCTGTCCTTATTTCAAAAAACTGGCAACCCACTGAATTTCGGGTTAGGAATCTTATTTGTGATTCCAAGAAGCAATCTATACCTTACGAGAAACGCTTAGCAGCATTGAAACGGTACGTCAAAGAAACTATTGAAGATGGTAAGTATAAAGAACAAAGACTAGAGATTCTTGAGCTAAATGAAGAAAATTTGTTTCCTGCTCTAGCAGAAAAAATTAAAGGGAATCGACCAGTGGTAGTCCCCACTTCTCCTTGTATACGGGTCGGGGTTGAGAAAGAGCTTTGCCCATCTCTTATTAAAATTGGAGAAAAAGTTGCGTTTGCCAAAGATTTCGCTCTGTATCTTACCTATAAACACCGCAAAAATTCGATTGCAGGTGGTGTTGACGATGAAGAGTGGGAGTTTAACGAGGATAATCCGCCAAACTCAGGATATCTAAACCAATATCGTCAGGTTGATGGAAGAATACCTGCACCAGCCATCGAAATTGGAGCCGCAAGTCATCGTTATCGACATATCGGCATCACTAACATACCCAGAGTTACCAGCACTTACGGTTTTCAAATGCGAGAGCTTTTTGGGTGTGGGTCTGGGGCTTTTCAATTTTCCTATGACTTTTCATCTTTAGAAGCGATGGTGATGGCTTTGTGGTGTTTAAAATACACGAATGGGGAAGAGTTGGCAAAAGATTTGGTTGCTGTCAAACCTAATGACATTCACACCAAAAACAGCATTAAATTAGGAATACCCAGAAGCGATGCAAAATCTCTTCAGTATGCCTTAATTTATGGTTGTCAACCTGCCAAAGTTGCAAAAATGTTGTCTGTCTCTTTAAAAGAGGGGCAAAGAATTTACGATGAGTATTGGCAAGCTGTTCCTGCACTAAAAGAGTTGCGCGACAACTTGGAAAAACATTGGAACAAAAATGGTAAAACTTGGATAAGAACAATCGATGGTAGAAAAATTAATACACGTTCTAAGCACTCTCTACTTAATTTTTTGTTCCAGTCTACAGGCATTATTTGTGCCAAATATACTAATGTTTTGTCAATGCAAATTTTGGAGGAAAAAGGGTATTGTATTGATTGTTTTGTAGCTGAACCTGATGTAGCTGAGATGATTCATATGCACGATGAACAAGCTCTCCGCATCAAAAAACACATGGTACAAATCAAAAAGTTTGCTAGTGAAGAAGAAGGTCGTCAGTTTGTGGAAAATTGGAAAGGTGAACAAATCTCTCCTTTAATGCACGACAAAAATTGGTATATAGTTCTTCCGAACGATATCTCTAGAGCTATCTCTGATGCTATATTAAAGACCGAAAAACTTCTCAAATTAAGTGTTCACTTGCAGACTGAAATAATGGTTAATTACAATTGGGCAAAATGCCACTAAATATATGTTTAAAGAAATTTACAATGGTTATCAGGTTAACAAAGAAGGTGTTGTGTTAGGTCGAAGGGGTCAACCTTTATCGCAACACGATAACGGAAGAGGATATTTAATTGTTTCTCTTATCCTTGATGGTAAGTACACATCTAAAGCAGTTCACAGATTAGTAGCCGAAGCATTTCTTGACAACCCCAATAACTACTCAGATGTCAACCATATAGATTGCGATAGGCGTAACAACAAAGTTGAAAACTTGGAATGGATGACTCATGGCAACAACATCAAGTACAGCTACGACAATGAAAAACGTTCTGCTGTTGGTGAAAGCAATGCCAGATGTAAGACAACTGAAAAAATTGTTGTTGAGATTTGTGAACTACTTCAACAAGGTCTAAAACCATCCAAAGTTCGCGACATGGGTTACTATTACAATCTTGTGAGGTCAATTAAGCAGAGAAGGTTGTGGACTAGTATCTCCAAAGATTATGTCTGGTAATACCTCCCTCGACAGATGACGCTCCCTTCAACTAACGACATAATACCCACATCAACTAAGTGACGCACATGACCAACAAATTCATTAAGCCAATCAAAGAGTTCCTTGAAATCACTCGTGAAAATCTAAAGTGGGCAGCAAGTGAGATTCAGCACCAATATTTCCTTTCTACCCTTCGAGACATCGAAAAGAAATACCCTGAAATGCACACCGAAGTGGAAGCGTTCACTGAACATCTCGACGCTATTTTTTATGGTATTACAGACGAAGATTGCCCTGATTTCGTAGAAACATCTGACACAACTTATTTTCGCGTAGTAGCGAAAGGCACTCAAGGCAACTCAGCAGCCTCCCCAGTAAACAAGTTTGAAAATGGTGTGGTGACAACTATCTCCAATTCAATTATCGTGTGGGATTCAGGATTCACGGATACACAATTGTCTGTAGGTGTTGTAATCACTAAAGATGGCAACTCTTACCGTGTCGTGGACGGATTTAGTGGCAAGCTAGACATCACCGAGCAGCTAGACGTAATTACCAAACTTTCATCGCAGTATCCAGATGCAGTAGTCGGTATCTTGAACAAAGCCAACGGCGCAGCATTGTTTCACTTGCTACAGTCGAAAATCCCCAACATTCAACAGATTGAAACGTACTTTAGTGAAGGCACTCGTCTTGAAAACATCAAAAAAGAAGGTAGATTACTATTTGATTTTGGGTATGACGAAGAACGGGAGATTGCTATAAACTACGGTGTTGAGTATCTTTACAATCAATCCCTTAATAGCTTTACGGACGTTGACCTCACAGACTTGAAACAAGGTGACTACCTATCGAATCGCTTCGGCGCACCTGAGTTTGAAACCGAAGCTGAAACCGACGCATTCAAGTTTGTAGAGATGAAGCAAAATATCTCAGACGACGGACTCAACGAACCACGCTACCCTTACGACACCGAGCCAAGCGCATAATGGAACCTGAAGTAATTCAAATGTTTTACATTTACCCTGAAGGTTGCGAAGACCTATATCGCTACTCAGTTATCGGCGAACTCCGCGATGTAGGTACTAACGGTGTCACTATCGACTTCGAGGAACGCGCGAGTGTAGATGACCCGTACAAAGCTCAGCAGACAATCTCATTTACGGTAGAAGAAGCTCAGGCACTACAAAAAAGTATCGGACTAATTCTTAAGCAATTTAAGCGCTAGTAGGGAGGCTCTTGTTCAGGCTGCTGACCCTGCGGTAGTAACCCTCCTAGCATCGGAAGGACGTACATCCCCGTCATCGCGACACCTCCAAGTCCAGCAGCAGCTTTCCCGTATCTTCCAGCAGTATTTTTAGCTTTACCCCAAAATCCTTTTACTTCAGCAACAGGGCTTTGAGTGTTCAAATTTTTAACTACTTGTTGGTTAATATTCTTAGTAACTTGTTGTTGGGGTAAGTTTTGGTTATTTTGATTTAGTCCCTTAGCAGCATTCTCTCTTAATTTCGCAGATTGTTCTGCCGCTTGCCTTTTATAATTCTCATAGCCTTCACGGTCATTTTTCATTAACCACTGAGCATCTTTGCCAGTTTGAGATTGTGTACCAAAACTGTTTTTGGTTGCACCAAACCCTTCTCCTGTAGTTCGATTGTACGCAAAATTTACAAAGTGTTGCATTTCTTCTTTTCTGTGTTATTATTTACAACAATTCTACCACCTGATAAACATATGTTATTAGAACCACCATCTGAAGAGCCTATTCATAATTTTGACCTATCCCTTCTTAACAAGCGTATTGAGGAGGTAAAAACTGCCACCAGAGCAATTCCTGAACAAGATTATGTAGCTACCAAATTAGCTACAGAATTTTTTATGAATAAAGTGTTTCCTGTTTTAAATGTCCCCCAAATTCACCAAATGCTGCAAAATCCTGAGTTCGTAAAAGCTCTCGGTAATCTTATTGGAACTGGATTCCAAGGGGCATATATCCTTGGAAAGACTTCGCGGCGGAATCTTGACCTTAATGAGTAAAATAATCGCCTCATATCGAGGCACACCGATGAAATCGACAGTTGGGCTACCAATTGGTGTTCGACTGTTCCCTCCAGACGCAAACTACTCTTATAGCCGTGTGGAAATTGAAACAAAAACGCAGTTGACACCCGAACAAGAGCGCAAACTGTTTAAAATACTTGGTGATTGGTTCCTACAACTGAAAAAAGAGGTCTAACATGAAATTATTTCGCATTGTTCGCAACGAATATTACAACGAGTATGGTCAACTGGCTAGAACCTATTGGACTGTCCTAGAGAAACGCAAATTTCTTTGGTGGTATTACTGGAAGACAGTTGAGCATCAAGCTGATTGGGACTACACTTCACCTATAACCTTTAAATCGAACGAAGATGCAAATGAATTTGTTCAGGAAGTCTTTGTTCTTGGCAAACCTTATTCTCAGTTCGTAGAAATTATTGAAGAGGAGTTCGCAATGTCAACCTAAAGATAGAGTTGCAGAAAAGAAAGCTTCGATGCTAAAATAGATAAACCAAAACGACAAAAAAGATATAATGCAAGTACTTGAATTTGGCTCTGACACAGACCAGCAATACATTTCAATTGTAAAACCAAAACTCCTCACCCAAAATTTTCTTTCCAAATACATCGATAAACAGCCTCCTTTTGGTCAACTTGGCTTGATTGTATACCTGCGAACTTATTCTCGATTCATTCCCCAATTGAAACGCCGAGAAAAATGGTGGGAAACCTGTCTTCGTGTTGTCGAGTATTCTTTCTCTCTTCTACCTGATAAACCCCGTAAACCCTCTTACTTTACCCAAGATAAGCAGAAAGAGGAAGCTGAAGCTCTATTCGATACTCTATTCAATTTGCGTGGATTTACGTCTGGTAGAACTCTTTTTGTAGGTGGTTCTGAAGCCTCAAGACTATACCCTTCTAGCAATTTCAATTGCAGCTACACGAATGTAGATAGTCTCAAAAGCTTTGCAGACGCGATGTATTTACTTCTTCTTGGGTGTGGCGTTGGTTACAGCGTGGAATCAACGCACGTATCTAAACTCCCTAAATTTAACCCAAACATTAAAGTCTCGTTCAAACCTTACGAACCAAAAGAAAAAAATTCCCGTAAGCAAGAGACAGACGTAACTGGATACACAATTACTGTTGGAGATTCCAAAGAAGGTTGGGTTAGTGCTTTAGTTTATTTCTTGGATTTACATTCTAGTTCATCCACGCAACATATCACTCTAAATTTTGACAGTGTAAGACCAGAGGGTGAGCGATTAAAAACTTTTGGTGGTCGCGCTTCTGGCTACATTCCTCTTCAGACTATGTTTGAGGAAATTCATGACCGTATCATTTCCACTGATAATGGTGTAATTGATTCTGTGGCTGCAATGGACATTATGAACTCTATTGCCAAAGCGATTGTAGTTGGGGGAGTACGCCGCAGTTCTCAGATTGCATTTGGGGATGTCGATGATACTAACTTCCGCGATGCCAAGAAAGATTTGTGGTCGAATCCAGAAAAAGCCAAGTACAGCACGACTAGAGTTCTATCAAACAACTCGGTACATCTTTGGGAAAAGCCTAGTTACGATAGACTTAAAGAACTTTTCGAGACTATCAAGAATAATGGCGAACCTGCACTTTCTATTGCTGGTAACGCATCTCTAAGACGCGAAAACTATTTTGGCAGTAACCCTTGCCATGAGATTCTGCTAGACAATTTAGGTGTTTGTAATCTAACGACACAAAACTTGCTTAGTTTTGTAGACGAGTTTGGAAATTTTCTATTCGATGCTGCAATTAAGGCTATCAAGTTACTTACAAGAGTTGGTTCCCGTATCACTCTTGTAGATATGTGGGACAAAGATTGGGATTACATTCAAAAGCGTGACCGACTTCTTGGTGTGAGTCTTACAGGTATTGTAGAGGCATATAACGCCCTTAACGACACTGAAAAGCTGAATTGGGAGTATTACATCACAGAACTCCACAAAGCCGCTAGAACCGAAGCAGACCTCTACCACGACGCTCTTGGAATCCCCCGCAGCTATCTAGTGACGACACTCAAGCCTGAAGGGACATTATCACAACTACCAACAGTCTCCTCTGGTGTCCATGCACCGTATGCCCCTTACTATACTCGTAGAATCCGTATTAGTAAGCGCGACCCTATTGCTAACGCTCTTTTAGATTTAGGTCTTGTACCTGTACCTGAGAATGGTCAAGGAAACGATATTCATGCAGACGAGTGTAATACTTGGGTATTCTCTTTTTCTGTTAAGACGAAGGCACAAATCAGGTCAATCGATGAATCTGCAATTGAGCAACTTGAGCGTTATAAGTTCTTCATGAAAAATTGGGCTGAACATACTGTTTCCGTTACCATCACAGTTGCAGAAAATGAATGGGATGGGGTTGTTGACTGGGTTTGGCAAAATTGGGAATATTGTATTGGCATTGCTTTCTTACCTAGATTTGACCCAGCCGAACTTGATTCCCCTTACCCAAATATGCCTTACGAGTCTTCAACCGAAGCAGATTACCGACCACTTGAAATATCCGAATCGCAATTAGTCTCTCTCATTTCTAAGTATGAAACTGAGTACGAAGAATATGAACTAGATGCGTCTTGCGGAGGATTAACAGCTTGCCCCGTTCGTTGATACAATACACACAACAACTGAGAAAGACATCATGACTATAAGACTCACCGCTAAAACTTTTGGTAGGGGGTCTTTAGGATACACACAGGCTCATCAAAACAATGGTAAGCCTGTATTTGTCCGAAAAGACCACATCTCTTGCACAACTTATGCACATATCGACCTTGTTAATGCAGCTATCGGTAAAGTAAAATCTACTCTCACCGAGACTAGCAAGACATGGAAGACGCTCGATAAATTGCAAGATGCTATGTTCAATATAGGCTCAATGATTTTCGATACTAAGTATGCCACTTATGAAGTAAATCTAAAGAATCTCATCTCCCGCATGGAGTCCAGAACTAGTGCTGTAAATACGACCCTAGAAGCGACTGAATTTGTTAAGTATGGACTAGACCCTATTCATGCTGATTGGGGTACGTTAACTACTCAAACAAGACTTGCAGAGACTGTTTTTGTATCTTGGGTTCATACAAGCACTTTGGACGAAGAAACACTGACTCAGTATCAGTATGTTTTAGATTTACTCAATACAATGTCTAAGTGGACTTTTGCGGAGAGTAGAGCTTATGCAGCTTCAAAGCAACTCAAAGAAAAAACTTGGGAAAGTAAAACCGAATGAGATTCTTCAACTACCGCTTCCATCAACGAGATGGTATTTCCAAAGCTAACTGGCATCCTCGCGCAATGAACAATTGGCGCAAACAAGGGCTTCCATTTATCGATTTTGGTACTCGCGTTGATTTTGGGCAGCATCATCCAGAATGCCCTCCCAACTACAGCCAAGTGCGACTTCGGGTTGGAAACTGGCGGCTAACGCTTCATTTTAATTTTGTAAACTGCGAATACGATACATGGGGCTAATATGTGGCAAACACTAAAAGATTTTCAAGACCAAATCGACAAGTACTACAAGATTAATGGGGAATACCCCAGAGAACTCCGACTGTCACTAAGAGTCCCTAGACCTAAAGGATTCCGCGCTTACTGTAATCGAATGAAAATCAAGGTAAACTATAGTCAATACCCTAGAAGATAACATGATTGACCCAACTCAAGATGGTAAAACTCACATCAGGATTGATTCTAAGGCAGCAACTTTTATTGGCAAATTTCTCGCGCCTCGTACTCTTTGCGAATTAAATATGCCTGAAGGCAGATTCCTATGCGTAGCCGCTTACCAGTATCATCTAACTTGCAAAGAAGACAGCCGCCTTAACCGTGTTCATGATTGGGAAACTGAACTTCTTGCTACTCAACTTCAATCACTTCCTCGAAAAGAGCAATTACCAGCCGCCGAACTTCAAGCGAAGCTGAAAAAAGCGCTCGACCAAAAAATCAAGTGGAGCGAATATTGGATGGAAGAGTTCACTGAATCAGAACTTCCTTTTCTGTACTATCATCTTGATGCTGAAGGTAATGTGGTTGATGAAAGTAGGAAATATCGTTGGTTGCTGAATCACTTAGAAGCAAGACGAAAACTATTACAACAGAGAAGAGACAACGCCGCATGAATCCATTACTCACCGAACAAGAGTGCCTAGATTTTATAAAAGTTTACTTATGTCAAGCAGTTACAAAATATTATTTTGAGTTAGGTTGGTATCCCCCTGAAGGTGCTGCTTTACCTGAGAGCTACGCAAGCCTTAATTTTGCTTTAAGGGATGATAGTGTGAAAATACTAGAGTCTGGTTGCTGCATGAAAGAAGCCCTCAACAATCTAGTAACTTATCTCAAGCACCCGTCAAACCAACATTATAAAACTACTGACTTCACATTACCTGAATATAACCATGACTAACTACACTTCCGCCGACCTTACATACGCTTTTCTATTGCAAGACATTCTGCGCTTCAACAATGTAGTAGAGACACGTAACCATTCGTGTTACTGCAATCCATTTCTTGATACCGTTACCTTTAACTCTCTACCTCTAATTACCGTTCGCAAGACAGCTTGGAAGCTTGCTCTAACTGAGATGGAGTGGTTTATGTCGGGGTATAGAGAATGCCCCGAAAAATTATCTAAGTGGTGGGCTGGACAACTTAATCATGATGGAGAGTACGTGGACGGATACTCACAGCAGTTTCGAGAGTCCAGTTACTTCAATAGAAAAGAAGATGATTTAGGAGGCTTCGACCAAATTGCTTACATTCTTGATGGTCTGAAAAATCACCAGCACTCTCGCCGTTTAGTTATGACATCTTGGAATACAGGTGAGATGGCTAACATCACGAAGACCAACAACAATCCTCAAACGCCTTCGACCTGCCATAGCACACTAATTCAGTTCTTTGTGGTTAATGGCGAACTGCACGTAAAACACTATCAAAGGTCTGCGGATACCTTACTTGGCGTTCCTTGCAATTGGGTTCAGCACTGGGCTTTGCTGACTTACTTCGCTTTCCACAGCAATCTAAAAGTTGGCTCACTTACTTGGGTATTTGGTGATGCTCATATCTACAATGAAGAATCTCACATCGAAGCTGCTAATCAGATTATTAAAGTTCTTATGAATAGAAATAATTCTGGATTTGTCGAGCCTATAGAACTTAACCTCGCCTATAATTACTCTGGTGAACTTGACTCATTTGGTACACCTCGCTTTGCTGCTGCTGACTTCACTATCGAAGGTGAAATTCCTAAACCAACTGTATTGGCTAAACCTAAATTGTTGTAATTTACTCCTTTAGATAGATACAATCAATAGTTACATGATGTTAACTTTAAGACAGTAAACATCATGTAATTTTTTCATGTTAACTTTTTTAATAGCTACATTTGGTACTGCTTTTATATGTTGGCTAATTTCATTAGCTTGTGGCACTGAAGGAAATGGTAAGTCTTAATGGTAAAACATGACATTCGCCTCAGAACCGCCAATATTATTCGTCAACTAGATTATCCACAAATCCGCCTAAAACGCCTAGACATCGATAAGGTACGCAATTGGTGTTACGTCAATATTCCTAAAGCAGTTTCTAGATTTAAAGATAATCGTTTCGACTTAAACGAAGCAACAACTTGGGAAGAGCTTTGCGCTTATAATACCATCTTACAAATCTATGGTCGTAAAGTGGCTGTGTACTTCACTTTTGGATGGCTTGATTATCAGGGGGTAAAAGAGTTCATAGCTTCGCGTAAGGGGGCAAAGTTTCGTCAAGAGTTTGGGCTTGACCATCACAGTGCAATCTTACTATCTCCTCAAACTTTCTTTTCTGCCGAGTCGTTAGATGAATTTTGGGTGAGTTTTGACTTAAAAGGGGGTAAAGGGTATAACTTTCTAGACTATTCACATTATAATGACGATGAAGATATGGATTCATCTCAATATGATTGGCTCAATGAAGCCCTAGCTGAACAAGAGAATGAAAAAATAAAGAATCCTTACGAGGATTTGAATCGCCGTACTAGTACCAAGACTAAACAGAAAAAAAATGTCTCTATTACCAACTAAAAAATACGCCCGAATCCCGCAGCATCAGCCTGAACTTGTTGCAGTCAAAAAAGAACCTCCGACACTCGTTGAAGTGCTTGAAAATGAAGGGTATGACCTTCAACATGAACTCAATCAAATTGAGGAAGCTAAGAGCCGAGAACGTGACCTGAGATTGCGGCTTAACGTAGTCCAACAATCACTACAAGCATTTCGTGCCTTGGAAGCTGCGCCCGAACCTGTACAAGAACAATCCGCACCTGCGCCTATCGTCAAAAATGTTCGGAAAGCCGCCACTAGAAAGACGGCAAGACCTACCCAAAGTAGTGTTGCACCAGAGCCAACTGTGAGCGATACTGAAAATATTGAACTTGTACACGATGATTTTTCAACTTTTCCTGACTAATAACTAATATGACCAACAATAGTTTTTATTTTTCTGACCTGATTGGTATTCCAGTAACCGCAGCATATTCAAAAGCAGCTAGAGACAAAGAACTGAAGCAATTATCCGATGCTTTGTATTCTGCACTGACTTCCTCCCCCCCTAAAAAAGAGAAGTTTCTCGAACCTGTAACTATTTTCCATAACGACGCAAGGTTAACCAGAGTGAAGCCTGAAAATTCTCAGTATTACGAAGATGCTAAAGAGTTTTATGTTTCTCTCGGCATTTTCGACCTCGACCCCAGTTCTGCTGTTGTCACTGTCACCAAAGACAACAAACTTGAACTAACTTGGACTGAACGTGCAGGCAAAGGGAAATTCTTTAGTAAAATTCCTAGCTATCTAGTTGCTACTTCAGCGCCTGTATTGAGTTATGAAGGCGGTGTTCTCGATATTCGAGTCAATGTGAAGTCCCGAAGCGAAAATGATGTGGTATTTGTCGGTAAGCTTGAATCGAAGTAGTAAAGAGTTACGAAAACTAATTCTCCCTATCTTTATTGAAAGGGTAAAGCAACAAATTTATAGGGGACGCTGCGGTGTCCCTTTTCTTTTACTAAGGAGTAACCATGTTCAATTTTGACCAACTCTACAAATTGATGCTTGAGTATCTACTAATAGTAGTATTGACTATTCTTGGTCTTCAAGTTACACTTCTGTTTGTTAAAACTATTTGGGATTTATACAATTATGGCTGACCCTCGCCGTTACAGTATCTCAATCATCGAAAACTTTTCAGACAAATCACTACACGAAATTGCACTTGTCGTTACTGAATCTGTATTTTACATTAAACCAGACGAATTTATTTTAGGGCAAACTAAGGAACTTACACTTGGCACTGAATTTTTATATACCGAAGAGCCTATTACTTGGCGCGAAGCAGAAAAAGAACTTGCGCCAGCTTTTCGAGATTTTCCTGATGCTTGCTTCTGTGTTTTTGTCAGTGATGGTGAAGATGGCGGTCAATATCGTACATTGTTCTTCAACGGTAAGGCAGTGACGCAGTACCCTGAAATTCGTTATCCAGAGTTTCGCTTGAATGAGTTTGAATACGAGACTTCGAGCAAGAAGAGTTTGTTTAGAGATATTATTTTGGAGAGCGTACAGGATGCTTAAATCGATGCCTCAAGGCGCTAACATTCTCGACGTTGACTTAACTAAGCCTGAGAACTGCATCTTTGTACCTGTGAACTGTGTAGGGGTGATGGGTAAAGGTTTGGCGCTCGACTTCAAGAAAAAATATCCCGATTTAGTTTGGCAATACAACAATCTTTGTGAAAAGAATTATCTTAGAGTGGGTTTCCCTGAGTTTATTTCTTTTGATGGCTCATTTTTAAATATTGTCCTTTTCCCAACTAAAAAACATTGGAAGGACTTATCTCAACTTCATTGGATTAAGCAGGGATTAATAGAATTAGCTACAAGCCCTAACTTAGACTTTCAGCATTGGCGCAAACAAACTCGCAACCTACATATACCTAAACTTGGTTGTGGTCTTGGTGGTCTTAATTGGGCTGATGTACGCCCTTTGATTGAACAGTTTGCAGAAATGATGCCTGAACATGAGGTGTATTTATATGAATAGAATATGTTAGGAAGTTTACCAACTGAACCAGAAGAAGTTAAGTTAGCCATCATTGATGATGAACTTAATAAACTTTATATTGATACTCAACATCTATTACAGAAATACAGTTCTCTTGTTTCTGAAAATACCCCACTCCTAATCAACCAAATTAAAAAAGCTCTCAAAGATTTAGACTTTATTTTTGAAAATCTGAGTCTCGAAAGTGAGGATTGGAAAGTAAGTTCCTGTAAGCGGGAGTACAAATACTGGTACAAACAATTTACACATTTCGATGAGCTACTTATTCCCGAAGTTATTGAAAAATATCTTGAAGAGGAGTTGGAAAAAGAAAGGCAAAGAGAATTAGAACGTGAAAAACGTTACCAACTACAAAAAGAAGAGGTTGAAAAAGCAAAATTAAATAATAGATGGATTGACGAAATGCGCCGTACCCACTACAATACTTTTTAGTAATACTTAAGGAGCAAAAAGATGTCACGCACCAAGAAGCACAGAGACTTGTTTTTTCTTCAGTTTCTTCACAAACTTATCAAGTCCATCGGTAGCCCTTTTACCCATCCTCGCGCATCTCGTTGGGCTAAAGTACGTAGCAGAGTCAGCAGACAGTATGGAGGCTCTAACTGGGGCGATAATCAGCGTGTAGATACCAAATACAACTTCACACCCAAACATCGTGCAATGAAGCGTGCAGCCCGTCGAGAAGCTTTGGAGCAAGCACAGCAACAACTTGAAGAATACGAATATGGAGACTAACCTGCGTTGGCAAGATAATGGACAATTTTCTTACGCTTGGTTCGGTATTACTAAGCTCAGCGTCGAGTATGAAGGGTCTATGCATCCAAGAGGCTCAGATTTACCTACTGGCTACCGAGTAAGCGTAGAAGGTTACAAAAAACGCGAACTCAAGCATCTTTTCTCTAAGCGAGACAATGCAAAAATTGCTGCTGAACGTCTACTCTGGAAAATTGTAAACGAAATGCACCAAGACCTATCTCAATATTCTTGGGATACGCACAACAAAGAAGAAGTTAAATGGGTGGTGAGATGATTAAATTACCGCCAAGGTTCAAAATTTTCCACAATGTTAGCGAGGACTATTACTTCATCAAAGAACGATTCTGTTTCTTTTGGTATATGACAGAAAGGGATATTATTGCTTACGATGGTTCTACAGTAATAACTCGTTACGAGAGTGTTGAAGCTGCCGAAACTGTAATCGACCAATGGCTCCGTAATAAAAAACAATCCAAAACACCTGATGAAATCAAACTGGTAAAAGAACTATGACCAACGCAGTCGAAATCGTAACAATCTCTCGCATCATCCCTATCTATAAAAATGGCGAAGAAGCCTCATCAATCCAAGTCGTTAACTTCAATTTTGCCAATGGCGATGAATGTGGTTATAACGTTGTCTCACAAAAAGGCATCTATCAAGTAGGCTAAAAGGCTGTATACATCCAACCTGACTACTGCTTACCTGATTCTTCTTTGTTCACAAGCTTCACAGCCCCAAACGGCGACCCCAACAAATCCAGACTTGGACGCAACAATCGCATTCGGGCGCTCAAGTTCAATTTCAGCTTTGAGAATAGTAGCGACCCAATCTATTCCGTCGGCATCTTACTGAATACAAACGAGCTGCCTATCGAGTTACTTGCGGCTGAAGACCTCGCAGCAGCTTTGGGCATCACTAAGTACGAAGAACCAGAGAAAGGCGCTACAGGTCAAACCAGAGGCACACTGCCTTCTTTTTTGTACTCTACTGATGAAGAAAATTGTGCGAATCTCAAATCCCACATCAATCGTGTTCTTGAAAGTGGGGCAGAAGTTGCTTACACTATTAAAGTTGACGGAAGCTCATTCACTGAGTATTTCAAGAAAGATGCTGAAGGCAATTGGTACACAGGTATTTGCTCTCGCTCGTTAGAGAAGAAAATTACTGATGACACTGCTGATAGTTGGGTCAAACTGGCTAAGTCTTCTGGATTGTACGAGCGTGGCATGGAATATTGCAAGAAGCACAACGTCGAGTTGGCGTTTCGGGGAGAAATCTATGGTCAGGGCTTGAAAGGTAGCGGCAATAAGCTGAATCCAGATGCTAATAAGAAGCAAGGACTAATTCTTTTCGGTATCGATAACTTATCAAGTGGTTTTGCTACTCGAATCCATTATGGTCAGCCTCACAATCTTGAACTTGTTTGCGACGAACTGCAACTCCAATATACTCCTTTAGTAAGGTTTTTCTCCCAATTTCGCCCCAAAAATTACGACGAACTAATCTCGTTTGCTTCTGATGTTTTTAAAAGAGAAAAAGAAGCTGGTCGAGTCGTTGAGGGTATTGTCGTTCGCACACTTTACTCAAACGATTTGTCGGTCAAGGTCATGAACCCATACTACGACAGCAAAAAATAATACTAGATGTACTTCGCTAGGTAGAGGACAAAAAACTATACTTTTGCATATAATAAAGAAATGAACCCTGAGTTTCACTAACCCTACTTTTTAAAATAGGGATTAACCTAATCAGTTAGGTTAACGTAAGAAGCGAATAGCTCATTGAGACTTGATTTGGTACAGACTTCCGAATGCTTCTCTAGTTCGGATTATCTCTAAACCTGATTGTTCAGGTGTTGGGTAAAGCCAAGACATCTTAATCAAGTTGAGCGAGGAGACTTAAACAATTTTGGGTTATACCAACAATGCGTATTCCAGTAGTAGATACAAATCATCAACCCTTAATGCCTACTACACCCGCGAGAGCTAGAAAGTGGATTGAATCTGGCAAAGCGGTAAAACGTTGGTCAGATTGTGGTCAGTTCTACGTTCAGCTACAAGTAGAGCCATCTGGAAAAGAAAAGCAAGCTATTGTCATCGGGCTTGATTCAGGCAAGAAATATTCAGGTATAGGTGTGCAATCTGCAAAATTCACTTTATACTCAACCCATTTAAAATTACCATTTCAGATGGTGAGGAATCGGATGGAACTAAGAGGGTTATTGCGAAGAAGTCGTCGGGGTCGCAGAATTAATCGCAAGGTAAAGTTCTCAAAACGCGCTCATAGACAATTAAGGTTCTCGAACCGCAGGAAAACTAAACTAGCCCCGTCAATCCGTTCTAATCGGCAACTAGAACTTCGTATTATATCCGAATTGTGTAAGATTTTTCCAATCAGCGCAATTAGATATGAATATGTAAAAGCAGACATAGATTTAACTAGTGGACGCAAAAAAGCAAGGTCAGGTAAAAGTTTTTCTCCTGTTATGGTCGGTCAGAAATGGTTGATTGAACAGTTAAATAAATTCGCCACCACTACCACTATTTTTGGCTATCAAACATCCCTAGTACGTTCTCACCTCGGTTTGGTAAAAAATAAAAATGATAAATCAAAACCTTGCTTTGAGACACACGCTGTTGATGGAGTAGCTATTGCTTGCTCCCATTTTGTAGAGTATAAAAAATACCATAAACAAGGAGAGGATGGAGCAGATTGGGTTGGTGCAGTCAGTGTTACTAAAGCTTCTTTTTTTGTAATTCGCAGACCATCTTTTTCTCGTCGCCAATTACATTTGATAATACCAATTAAAGGTGGTGTTAGGCATAAATATGGAGGCTCTACTACCCGACACGGTTTCCGTAAGGGAGATTTAGTAAGCTCCCCTAAAGGTATTGGCTATATTAGTGGCGATACTGTAAAAGCCGTATCTGTTAGCGATTTCAACTGGAAAAGATTAGGGCAAATAGCCCCCAGTAAAATTAGATTGATACACCGTTCAAATGGGTTAGTTGTTACTTCCTAAGTTAATACGACAGTAAGAAATAATATGAGTAAAACACTGCAACTGAAATGGGAGTACTCTTCTGCCAACCTGCCTAACGGAGAAATTATGGCTCGATTCGGGCTACTCAAGGCTGCTGTTGATGGTACTCATAGTACTATGAGTTACCCTGACAGATTCACTTCAATAAATGCTGCACAGTTAAAAGCTGAAGATATGCTTTTCCGCCATTTGAAAGAGCTATCAGTAGGTATTGATGCTCTTGACGTAGATGAGGCTGTTGAAACAAACAAACTCGATAACTAAAAAATTACTGGTGAAAGTAGGGCTAGAAAGTGCCCCAAAACGAAAGCGTGAGTCCCACCCCGTAATCGTCCAGCTACCACTATTTCTATCTAAAAGCAAGCTACCAGCACCATTTCTCAGCGTCGTCTGTAGATTAATGGTGCTGTTTTGTGTAAATACCACTCGAACCTGCTCGACGGAAGTGAAGTCAGCTATAGTTGTTCCTGAAGTCGTTGTAATACTCGTAATTGTGTTTAATTTATTTGCAGTATTATTTGACCTGAACCATCGCCCAGACCCCGCAGTGGGAGCAAATATCTGACCTGAAACAGTTGCATCTGAAGCTGTTGCATCGTATATTAGCCAAGACTTGAGTTCAATGCAGACAACTGCAAAACCTTGTGGAAGTGCGCTGACATCGAGATTGAGAACTTCAGTAAGTGTAGAAAAAGAGATAGGATGTGCCATCTAACTATTGACCATAAAAAACATCAGGAATGTAGTTGCCAGTATACCGCGCAGACTTAGTGACTCGTAGCTGTGAAATCTCAATCCAACTTCTACTTCTAAACAAAGAGGTGTTTATAGTGGCTATAGAAGAATCTTGACTGTACAACCTCTTGATACTAAATTCAGACGCTGACGAGGCTATATTCATCGCTTCGCTTGTTGTTGCAGTTGCTTCGAGTTCGCCATTCAAGAATAGAGAACAGCTTGTACCAAATTTCACAAAAGATACATCAACTACTGTGCTATCTGGAATATCAGTTACACCATCCAAAGTGAAGCTACCAAAAGTGACACGAAGCTTGAGGTCATAGATGCCCCACGTAAAACCCCCCTCAACATCGATAATAGCCCCACGAGTATTGCCAGATGGATTAAATATCTTGGCTTCAAGTGTTACATCGCCAGTTATCTCCAAGCTGCTATCGGTATACCCAATATGAGAGTACTTATTGAGCCGTCCTGACGCGATGAGTGGTTGTACTGTAGTATTTGACGTGAAACTTCTTGTGAGGCTGTACTGAGCAAAATCTGCCTCACCTACATTAAATTTGAGAAGTAGTACTGTGTTCGCCGTTGCGGTGTCTTTAGGCGGAACGTCATTAGCAGAAAAGGGAATACTAGCTGCTGTATTAATGGTAAGTTGACGCAAATATCCTTGCCAACTTTGGGAAGTCCATGCAGCAGTACCTACCGAGTTTTTCAAGCTACCTATGCACAGTGGCTCAGTTGAATTATTGTTGAAGTTGTTAGCTGCTTTGAGGTGAGCGCTTAAGACTCCATCGATAAATATTTTGTAGACTCGCCCGATTCGATTAATGACAACGCTATGCTCGAAGAGGTCGTCTGGTAAGGCACAAGACAGCACGTTAGACCCAAAGGCAGCAAACAAGGTACTATCTGCCGCTACACCCACATAAAAGCCTATACTAGATGCTTTGTGGCTACCCACAATACAACCATACTCGCCTACGCTCGTTTTGGCAGAAAAGAAGGAAATAGTGAAGTCAGTTTCGTTGAGGTCGAATGCCGATGTTTTTGTCGCCTCAAGTCTGCCCCCTGAGAGTAATAGACGTGCCTTACTGATGGTTGGAGTGCCGACTGTATTGCCGATTGTTGAAATGCCAGCGCCAGTATATGCAGTTGTTGATGATGCAAATGCCAGATACAACGCTTCGCTGAAAGGAGCCTCCCACCCTATTTTTTCTGCATAAGCGACAGCGCCAGTTTTGTCCACATTGTCGCTGTAATCAATGTTCGCGTAAAGTTTGTTGACGTACTGCAATTCAAGTACTTGTTTGCCAAAATATGCAGTGAGAAGTGTTGCTTGGCTGTATTGCTTAGGGAGCGCGAAGATGTCAGTGAAATTCTTGATTATGTGACCGTTTGGAATCAGCTCGATGAAGTATTTCGTATACTTGCCAGCATTGAGGATTGTGAGCGTTGTATTAGTCGCTAGAGTGATGCTGATGTATTGGGTCGCGCCAGCAAGGTCAAGCGAGTATGTGTCGGTAGAAATAGTAATTGAGGTCAGGTCGTATGCGTCGATTTGATTTTGAGGTATAGGCTCCCAAGTAGCAGGAGTCACAATTAACGTAGCTTCACATTTTAGTTCTAACTCTCGGATACTGATTGTTGTCTGAGAACCCCGATAAAATACGAAAAGATAGGTCGTCGAAGGTGAAAACTCTTCAGTTATAAAATATTCTGTAGTTGCATAATTACTTACTATAAACGTACCTACTAAGCTAGTCGGCTCTACGGCGCTGCCCCTATAAACATCCACTTGTTCTGGTTTATTGAAGTTGCCATTGAATTGACCGTTAGTAAGTAAAAAGCTTGTTAATAATTTAGCTTCAGGAAATGTTGTGATTACTCTAAAAACATTTGATGTATATGGCATACACGCTTCACCAGTACCGTCATTAAGTTTATCCAAAGCATAACTTGCATTAAAGTAAGAATAGCTTTCTGGTGTTGATGCTGTATAGGGAATGACTTGAGGTACACCGATTTCGGAAGTCTCAGGAATATACACTTGCCAACACTTGCGGTCAAAGTTGATTAGCGGTGTATTTGCAGGTACTAGCGACAAATCGAGAGCTGAAAGTTCGCTGTCGCTATTAATCGTGTAGCCGTTGCGGGGAGGTCTGCTCATTTCATTATTATACCTCTAGAGGGATTCGCAAAAAAGAGGTTGCAGGTAATATTGAGTTGTTAATTACGAGCAAAGCCAATGAATACTAGACACTTATATACATTTCAAGATGGTAGGGTTCTTGTACTTGAGCATATTGTAGCTATAGGTAGCATTTACCCCTCGCGAGATGAGGGTATGTTTTTTCAAGTGGATATGCTTGGTGATGTTTGCTATTGCTACCCAGATGTTGAGTTTGAAAAGACTCGCTCAGCATTGCAAAACTACAAAACTACCGAACGCGCCGAACTTATTAAAGCATTACGTGCAATTTGATGCTAAGAATTGAAAACACTCAAGCTGAGACTAGTTTTGGATTCGATTCTACATTAATCGAACTATTCATTAATTTTTTTACTTTATTTCAGATAGAGTTTTATTTTTATCCACTTATTGAATGGGGATGGAGATGGGAACACTCAGTAGAGAATTTATCAAATACTCAGACAGACTTCATTTCTTCGTATATCCTGCCCACACTTGATGTAAAAATAAGAGTTAGGTACATATTAAGATGATTAAGCAATTCCTTCGATTATTCCCTTACGTGCGACAACTTGAAGACCAGCTTCAGAAAGCTCTTTGCGGTGAAATCTCACTCGAAAGTTTGCAAGTTAAGGACGGTAACATTGACCTAAAGCTAAAGTCGAAAATTGTTCCTATTGTAGCTGGAGCATTTCATGAACTACTTGACGAGATGCAAGCACCTAACTACATAGAGTTCAGCCTAGACCACTTAGAAACACACGAAACTATTCTTGTGATAGTGCAGAAAAAGAGTGGTAAGTCACCTCATGAATTGCGCGTTGAGGCAGAAGAGAAGTATAAGGCTTTGCTCGAAGGTAATCCTGAAGCTACAAAGTTATCTGAAATTCCTTGTTGGTATGTGAGTTATCGAGGTAATTGCTTTGGTATTTTTATGACTGAGAATCTTGCTGAAGAGTTCTCAGAATTTATTAAACCTAAAATAGATGCTAAAGCCTCCGTGAACTGCAAAGACTGGATTCCCGCCATCCATGAGTCAAATGTAAAAGATTGTTTGAATCGTGCATTTCCCACAACTTATTTTGAGGATGTAGTATAAGTTATGAATTTAATTGAGCAATGCAAACAAGCAATAGAGAGAGATATTCTTAAGGATGGTAAACCTCGTATAACAGTCGTACTTAAAGGCAAGTGGACTAAATCTGGTAAGAAGAAACTGTTTAATCTACCGAAAGCCCCAAAGGGCGATATTTTTGCTGACCACAGTGAAGGTAAGTTGGTCGTGAGTTTTGATGCTAAAGAAGTTTTGGTTTACTGTGAGCAGTTAGTTCCTGTGATGTTAAGTATAGAAAAACAGAGAACTATAAAACCTCCTGAGGTATAATCAATAAAACTAGCACATAGGCAAAGATTTTGGCTAAACAAAGAAACCAATCCACCGCACTATTCGATATTTCAAAGCTACTTAAAGTAGAGGCTAAAACAGAGAACCAGCAACGAGCATTTGATTATTTTTCGGAGGGGTATAACCTGATACTATCGGGGTCTGCTGGTTCTGGGAAAACGATGCTGGCTCTGTATCTTGGTCTTAAATCTCTACTACTTCGCAAATATGAAAAAGTTGTAATCGTTCGCTCAATTGTTCCGACACGCAATATTGGCTTCCTCAAAGGGACGCAGCAGGAGAAAGAGTGCGTGTATGAACAAACTTATTTGAATCTGGTCAACAAGCTTCTACCCACAATTCCTAATGCTTACGATGCGATGAAGAAGGAGAAGACTCTTGAATTTACATCTACCAGTTTCATTCGTGGGAATAACATCGATAATGCCGTAGTAATCATTGATGAATTTTCCAACCTTACTTACCATGAGTTGAGTTCAGTAATAACGAGACTCGGAGAGAATGTTAGGGTAATATTTTCAGGAGATTTTTATCAATCAGATTTACGATATTCTGACGAGAAAGAAGGTGTTTTAAAATTTTTAAAAGTTCTTTCACTAATGGAGGAAGATTTTAAACGTGTTGACTTTACTATTGATGACGTAGTTCGTAGCGGTTTAGTGAAAAGGTTCCTCCTTGCGGAGCATGAACTAAGACAATAGGGCAGCTTTAGTCCAAGCTATTTTACGATATGACCCAGCAGCAATGTTGGGTTTTTGTGTATATACCCTCAGATAGATGTTTTACAAAATTATACGTGCTTCAATGAAGTTGTTGTAAACAGCAAAACAAATGTTTGAAGATTTAGTAAATAGCTCCAAGCGCGAAAACGACAATTATGTTAACGCTACGAAATGGTGTAAACAGTTTGGTAAGGGCAAAGAGTGGTCTAGATTTATGCAAGTCGAAACTACTATAAAGTTTGTCGAAGCTTGCTGTCAGAAATTAAACCTCTCCACAAAAGAGGTTATCCAAGCAAAGCAAGGACGCAATGGTGGTACTTGGGTTCACCCACTTATCGCAATCAAATTGGCTGAATGGCTTAGTCCAGATTTTGAAGTTTTTGTCAAGGAAGTATTTGTTGCCTACATCGAAGCAGATATTAGTTTGGCTGACTCTATCATTGAACGTACTGATGACCTCGAAGGACTCAAAAAGCACAACACCAAATCTGCTGCCAGACAAAAGCAGCTTGAGGGCTACCACGACTTGATGAACGAATTGCGTAAACACAAGTGCGAGGATATACACTTCGCAACCGTGAACAAACACAATAATCAACTTATTGGTGTGGAAACTCGTAAAGCTGGGCTGACTAAAGATGAAGTCAGTGTAGTCACTATTTTGGAGAATTTCGAGAGGCTTCGACTGTCGGGCGAAATCCCTACAAAACCTTGGAAGGCTGTGAATCTGACCAAGGATGCAGGGAATCGCTTGATGCAGTTTCTAGCTGGGGAACTAATTCCAGAAACTAGAGCTACAACTTAAAAACGCTTACTATCTTCGGGAACGGGGTCGGGCTTATCAACAGGCTCGTCCTCGTCGTTATCATCTTCATCCCAGAAGACCTCCGAAATGCCATAGAGTTCAAACAAGAGATTTAGATGAGTTTCTACCATTTCGCTATTCTTTTCTGTCAAGTCCACTAATGCGAGATTCTGAGCTTTGGCGATTAGCTTAATTTGATTCTCAATTAAGAGGCTTAGGTCGGTATCCATGTTATTTCTCTAGAGGTATTGCTGTGCTGAGCTGGTAATGTTTTAATGATTGTATCACTTGGAGGTTAATTATGACTAGAAAAATTGTTTGTCTTTGCGGCTCGACTAGATTCAAAGAAGCTTTTGAGGAAGCTAATAAGCGTGAAACCCTCAAAGGTAACATCGTTCTCAGTGTAGGTTGGTATGGTCACTGTGAAGATACGCCTATATCTGAAGAGCAGAAAGAGAAACTTGACGAGCTTCACTTGGACAAAATCAGAATGTCTGACGAAGTGCTTTTTCTCAATGTGGGTGGCTATATGGGTAAGTCTACTTGTAGAGAGCTAAGTTTTGCGGTCGGATTGCAGAAAAAGATTAGTTGGTTAGAGGAGCCTGAGTATTAGAAGTATTGCTTAATTTGTTCAAATTCACTACCAAGCCAATTCCAAAAACTCACATTGTCCCAGCTATACACCCTTTTGGGCAACGGCTGGGACATCACACTGAAGGCACTCGCGCCACTTTCAAGGTAAATACCGTTACATAGTCCTAAAATACCGCCAGCTATAGAAAAGAGATTGGAGTTTGTTGCGATTGTAGTTGCGTAAGAAGTTACAATGTTGATGTCTGCCGAATTTACTCTGAGACGTAGTTCTGTAGCTGTTTTTTGAACCCAAATGTGTTGCCAAGCATTTGTGGGCGCGACCCACGAAGTTGAGATAACTGCACTGCCATTGATAGCCACCTCAAGATTATTACTGCTCGTTTTTTTAAGCGCAAACACACCATTCTTTTCTGCCAACGTCGCTTGACGACCTGCGGTTGGGGTCGTAAAATAGCAAAAACAATTGAAAGTGAACTCATTAGGAAAAACAACATCTTCATAAGATATAGATGTACCCGCAGAAGCTACTAAACACTCGGTTCCAAATAATTTCTTTTCTGACTCATATTCAATCCCCGACATTGATGCGATTTTTGAATTGCTGCTCTGGTCACTCAACCTACCATTGAAATCTAAGTGTAGGAGGCTCGAATTATTACTTGGGGATACATATGACATTAAATCTACTGCAACGTCTGGAATCCTCAAAACGAGACTATTAGAATAAATGATAGAATTTGGCTTGAGAGTTGTAGGAATCGAAATATCCGCCTCGAACCAAATGTTGTTGCTTGCATCAGTAATTCTTGCGAGATTTATTGTGCTATTAATACTCGGTAAAGTCTGCGTGTTACCATACTCGAAAAATATCTCGCCAAGTGTACCGATTTCTTTTTTTGACCATTTGCTCGGTGTCAGTGCTAGTGTGGCTTGCAGCGTATTGTTATTGTTGTAATACTTGGCGCTCAGCGCGCTGGGAAAGAGCGAAGCTGTACCTTTGAATAGTAAGTTAAGTATAGCGTTGCTAAGCGTAGCCGTGCCAAAGTCCAGTGTCAGTGTTAAGCCTGTACCAGAGTAGAGAGTTAGTTCGCTGCCAGCCTCTATGGTGACATCAGAAAATGCAGCATTAGCAACGATAATGCCGTCAGAGGTAGTAAGGCGGAGGGAGAGGGGTAGCGCATAGGTTGAGATGGCAGCTCCGAAATTGATGTCGAGTGTGTTAGTGCAAATGTTGTTTGTAATTATCCAGTAGCTTGCGTCTAGATTGAGCGCTGAGATGCCAAACAGTGTGTTGGTGATGTTAGTTCCGCTTGTGTCATGCAGAGTAGCTAGAATTGGCAAAGAAGCTGCTGTGATGGTTTGCTGCTTTATTACTTTTTCTGTGATATCGACGCAAGTGCTGAAGAGTGTGGTCATTCTAAAGTAAATTGAGGGACAGGTCTTTTTATTTTTATCCCACTCTTGATAGTGGGTACAGGTTCTTCCATCATTCCGCCAAACCCTTTAAATGGGTCTTTGCGGAATCCTAGATACCCCGTAGGACTAGCTGCTGTGTCAGAAACTTTGCGAATATCTGTAAATCCTTCTGAAATTGGTATACGTTTTGAGGTTGAGTATTTCTCAGAGGGCATATATACTTTAGCTTTTGGGTTATCGTTCTTATATTTGTTTCCGTCCCAATACATAGATTGCCTAGCTAAATACATGGGTGTATCATCAGCCCAACCGCCCATAACTTTTTGATGAGTCTCGATGTCATATCCTGTATTGTTCAGATAGTTTTTGTTCCCTTGGTCTAATTGGAACTGTTTTTTCTTTAACCTATTAACAGTTCTAGTAATTCCGAAATCAGCAAAGTGTTGCATATTAGTCTTTAAGTAGTTAATCTTATTGTACCAAAGAGGTATTGCAATGCAAATGATATTGTGGTAATTTGAATACGAACATTATACAGACACCTATGATTGAAACTCTCGGTTCGCCAGCATCCTCTTTTATGCAAGAAAGGTTGGACAAGTCCAGAAACTTTTTGCGCGAATATTCAGAAATTATCGATACATATCTTGTTGGTCTTAGCACTCGACTAGGTATTCCTTTTACTTTCGAGATTGATTGTGAGAATGGTTCGGTAATCTTCAAACGCCAACTACCTCCGAAAGGTAAATTGCTGGGTATCACGTACACTTTCGATGAAGAAACTCTATTCTTTAAAGAACCGACCGCAGAATTACTTCGTGTATCTATCGCATCCTTGAGATATTGCATCACAAAAACATTGCTTAAATTCAGCGACCAATTTTACCGAGATAGATTTGAGGGTAAGCCATTTGTTGACGACTCGTTGTTTGAATATACCAACAAGGATGGTTCTACCAGTTTGATTCGAGTTGACGCTATTGACTGGTCATCTGTGTTCGAGGCTGTTTAGCTAAATTTCGCTGACGTTCTTTTCTGCATCGAGCGTCAGCGAGTATCTCAATCGCCGAAGGGCTAGAAGAAAATATCCGAGAAGAAGAAGAAGTAGAAGTATAAAGGAGATATTTAAACTATTAGCACCAAGGCACTGTAAGGTTTTCAGTGTATTTTAGTGTTAGCAAAACAACTTATTAAATTAGCAAAGTAGCCCATACAAACCTAAAAAATTATAAAACAGCCCTATTCGGTTAGCACTCTAACAGCAAAATCACTGCTAATAGGTATGCTAATATAATAATAGGAAACTAATTAAATAAGTATGGAAGATAATTTAGCTCTCGTAGCACAAGTAGAAAAAAGCCTGTGGCGTAACCCTACAGATGAGGAGGGTGTTTTGCAACTGTTTAGTGATGCCGATAGACCATTAGCTAGTGTCCTTGTAGGTGGTTTTGTCAGTATGCAAAAGCAGATGGCGGAAATCAAATCGCTTATCACTACTATTGCAAGTAACAAGACCAACTCAGTAACACCGACAGAGTTAGGTATGTTCTTCAGCATGGACGCTTACAAGTACCTTATTGAAGACTTTAGCCTTATAGAGGACAAAGTGGCTTACAAAGGTGAAATATGCGGTCAGAGTGATTCGGTGATTTTGCAGTTATCTATACGGCTTGAAGATTTCTTTGGTTCTAAGGATGTTCACTTTGCTAATTTGTTCAAGGGATTGCGCCGAGCTTTGACTAAACGTGGTAATGTATTGCAAGATTATAAACTACTCCTACAAAATGAGCTAGATGAGTATTTCAATCAACACAAGAAAGCAAAACGAATTAAGTTCAAGACTATCGCAGACATTTTTTCTGAACTGCCAGACATGACAGAGCAAAAACTGAAACTGTGGCTTGAAGAATTAGGTTACAGACCTAAGCCCGATGTAAACCGAGTATTGTGGTATACAGACAAATAAAATGACACAAACATTTGTACGGTTAGAAGACTCTAAAGGTTCTGAGATTCTATACTTGAATTTACCAGAAATGCGAATTGAAGAAATTACCGATAGAATATCTATCACTAGTTACAAGGGTAACATTGGTATACTTTCCGAGCTATCTTTACCTTTAGATTTTGTAAGTTATTCTGGTGCTTTAGGTGATTTACTTATCCAATACAAACTAGAAAATTTATATAAAGTTAGTGCAAACTTAGCAGAGAATATTTTGTGGTTATCTTGTAAAGCTAAACCGTCTTGCTCTGTAAGTTTTGAAATGGTTCCTTTGACCTCTAACCCTCTCTTCAGGACTAAGAACGCAAAAACAGTAGCTGCCAGACTATTCCACGACTTACTGATTAAGATGGATAAACTAGAATCAGCTTTCCGTGTTTATACCGATTACCTACAGGAAAAATAAATACCCTGAACAACAAAGTAATCACAAACTTCCGCGACCATCCATCCCTCCGTTTCAATGACCCACAATCTGTATTCAAAATCGATGACAAAGTGTATCTCATCAAGGAAGATGTTGTGCGCCAAATCAGACCACTAAGTATTCGCCACACTAATTTAGGTGAGCCTTACGCAAAATTAGTTCGTCTCAATTATTTCTTTTCTGCTGAAGCACATCTTTTCGACTTTACCGATGTACTTAACGAGCAGCATCAATTGTGTATCGACTTTGCCCCAGAAGACGAAGAAGCTCTGAGGCAATTGCTCGACCAGCCTACGACTCTAATTGAGTCCTTAAATAAGGCTGGCTTGCTTGATTAAAGCCTACAAACTTGCACATTCAGCACCCCACTATCTAAACTCCCGATAGCACTGAACGCAGCTTGTGACAAATCAATATTGTCCCCGAAGTCTCCAGTATCATTCGCGTAAACCTCCACAGAAGCTCCTGTACGCTCGTTTGTGACTCTGTAGTTACCGAAACCTCTCCAGTCTGCTATTGCGGCTGTGTAACCCGAATTACTGAATGTCTCACCATTTGCGGTTTGTCTATTTTCGTAGTAATCCGAGTAGAAAGTAGCGGTCGCGTAAAAGCATTCAGCTAGGGCGTTTGCAGGGCTTGAAACTGTTGCCAATAGTGCCAAACTTGCTGCGGAAATATTTTTAATTAGCAAACCGTGATTCCATTACTTTATTTCATAAACTACCGTAGCATACTGAGTAAATATACCTTCAGACAGATGCAGAAAAGAGAATTGGCGCTTAGTATGGAGTCATGTTTGTACATTTAATTCTGCCACTCACATTAGCGCTCGTCATTCCTGCACTTCTTGGCTACATCGCATTGAAACTTTATTTTGGTAATTAATTGGCATGACTGAATCTATCGCACTAAACCCTACTACCGAACTTTCCACCGAAGAAAATGAGCTACTCCTTTCTGCAATCAACTTGAGCAGTCAAGAAAAGAGCGTCCAAGCCGAGTTGAAAGACGTAAAGGCAAAAGTGACCGAACTGTTTACAAAACGCTTTGACACCGCAAAAACTGGCACAATCGCGAAGCTTGGTAAATCGAGCATCCAAGTCAAGCGAAAAGCTGGCAAAGTCGTGTTGACCGATGAGCTACTCGAACTAGCAAACAATATCGATGGCGCTAGAACTGATTTAATCGCGGCAAATGAAGGTGAAGTCCAGAAGTTGCAGAAACAAATTGAAGCTCTGCAACAACAGATTCTTGCATTGCAGACTAACGAAGAAATTGAGTTCATGGAGTTCGACTTCAAACAACGTGTGGCTGCACTGCCTGAGCCTGAAGCGACCTATGAAGTTGCGATTAAGGTTTAACTGTAAAGTGACCTCTCCCCCAACCCCAGATATTCATATATATTAGTTTCAATTGACTGAATCTCAGCCGTAGTAAGCTGTCTGCCATAAAGCAAACAACCCAAGAAAAGTCCATTTACGTTGCTTGCTATCGAATCGATTGTTAGTGCGCTGCTTGAACTAAATACCAATACCTGAGCGTCAGTGCTGTCTAGATTAGAATCTAAAGGCACTGACGCTTTTTTTTGCCTACAATCTGTAATTATCTGAGGAATACTAGCTCCGTCGCTACTGTAAAATTCCAATTGGTCTGTGTAGTTGCTTATCAGGACACTATCAGCCGTTAGAGCGTTAGCATAGCCATATAGTCCAGTACTAACGAAACTTTTTGGCGTAGTCCAGTTGTCAGAAAAAGAGTACAGAAAAGAAGTACTTTCATTAGGACTTCCCACTAGCAAGTCATAATTGGCGTTGAAGGATAAAGAATACCCAAAGTTAGCGGTCGCACTTGTAATAGTCTTTACTACACTCCAAGTGCCAGTTTCATATTTCCAAATTTTTACTTCGCCAGAGAAGTTAGCGGTCGCCAAGTAATCGTCCTTCAGCGCAAAATCCAAGTCTGCGCCTGTAATTGTTTGGGTGAGCGTGTCTGAGTCGAAAACCCTAACATTGCCTGAGTTGTCCTGCGCCGCCCAACGAGACAAAGAAAAATTACCCAGAATTTTTTTCCCGAAAAAGTTGAAGACGTTACTAGGGGTCGTGTTATAGATGCCAGCAGTCGATGTGAACTTGTAGATGTTGTTGCTACCTTGAACCGAAGCCAAAAGCGCCGTATTATCGTCCCTTACAAAAGCTGCCAGACCGAAACCATCGACGTAAGGCACAGGACTAGTTTGCCCCAAATTGAGGCTAGATGTCCAAGTTGCTGCTCCAGTTCTTGTGAAGTGAAGTACGCGACCCTCGCCCAAGTTACTATTTTTAACACCAATGCAAATCAAATCTCCAGTGTTATTTATTTGAAGCGAGGCGTTAGCCAGAGCAGCAGCATCACCTAAAGTTAGCGCCAAAGTTACAGCCGAATCAAATCGCCACACACCAGAGATTCGCCGTACCACTTTGACCGTGTTTGCCAAGTCGTCAATGTAAACTAAATTACTCTCGTCTTCCGAAATTGCCACCTTACTGAATCGACCCAACTGCGTAGAAACTTTTACAAAATCGCCTTCGTTAAATTGGAGTGCGCCAACTAACTGAGTACCAGAGCCGCCATTGAATGTATAGCCAGAAGCTGAGCCAACATATTTTCGATAAGACTTAGCCACCAACTCCCGATAAACAAAAAATAAGGTACGAACGCCAACCACCGAAGAAGACAAATTTATTTTCTGCCCTGAGCTTGCGATGTTATAAGTCTTGCCATATAAGAGTGAAGTTTCCAATGTCGAACTAGTTGTCGCGTTAGCTGTTGCAGTGAGATTAGGTATTGTGCCGCTAGTTACGCTTGATTTAGCAAAGTAGCCGTCAAGATATCCAGAAATATTCGTGATGCCGAAAGTACGTGACTCATTAAGACTCACTTCATAATCTTGATAGTAAGTGCTGTTTGAAATTCTTATGGTAATTGGTGTTCGGGCTGGACGTACTGCAAAATTGCTTAGAACTAGCTGGAAAGTTGCTGTAAGCGAATTTGGTGCTACAGATACAGTACTAACATTTAGAGTTGCTTCATTTAATTGCCAGTCGGAATTATCAGGAATTAGTAAGTGTAAAAAATAAACTGTGGAATCTGAGTATGAGCCAGCTTGGGTAATTGTATATGTGGTGGTTGAATTAGGAGCGACAGAAGTTGCGCCAGCAACGGAAAAAATTTGCCTAGAAAAAATCCCCTGAAAATTTGAAGACGTTTTGTTCCTGAACTTAATCGGATAAAATTGTTCGACCTTGGCTTGAGGCAGGAGTGTAGCGACTTGGGGGAAGTATTGGTCAAGATTCGCTACTCGCTCATAGGCAGAAAAAGAAATTAGGCTGTAGTTTCCTGTAGGTGCTTGGTACTTACTCGAATTAAACCAGAACTTGTAGCTCGGTATTTTAATTTGTAGCGTTGTAGTAAGCTTTAGTACGCCATTGAACCATACTTTGACAGCAAACTGGCTAAACTCTAGCCGAAGCACTTGAGCAGGCTCTGAAGTGTCAAAAGTGCCAATATCCTGTAGATTGATGGCGCTTGAGTTGAGTCTGCCAAATTTAAGCAGATTGTCCAGTTTCCTTACAAAAAAACTGAGGTTAGGCGAGTCCCAGTAGCTTAGTAGCTCTACATTTGCGCCGATGTTAGCTGATAAAAATCGTAGCTCGACTGTAAAGCTTGATGTGAGAGGTCGAGCGCTTTGTATGGCAAGGGAATTGGGCGTTACTAGCTTCGTCTGTGTCTTGTAGTTATTTGTAGTCGTGTCGGTCGGTTTTGTGAAGTTGCCAATCTCGTCAGCATATTTTAGGTAGCAGATTTGATTGTCGCTTGGTTGGTACGCCGTCAACGCGCCAGCGAAAACCTCTGCACTTATTGATAAAAGCCAAGGTAATGCCACAGACTTGTAGCCAATATTTTTGACATCACCAGTGAAGTTGCCAATCTTGAAAGTGCCAGACTGAATTTTGTAGTTGAAGGTGAGAGTAGCCGCCGACTCGTTCACTTTAATACTCAGCACATTTCCTTTTCTGACAACGCGCAGTAGCGCCCAAGTGGCATCGTTTACAGTAAGACCACTTGATATAGTTTCAAAGACACCAGAAGCTATCTGACGCTTAATTACTAGCACACCAGAGATGATTGCAAACGTGAAATTATCCGCTATAGTAAATAAAGTTTGATTTATAACTCCAGAGGGATAAAATTGCCCAAAAAAGGAAAAATCGTACTTGTTTGTTACGGCTGAGTAGCTTGTAGATGAAGTGGTGTAGGAGGTCGTGCTGCTATCGTATACGTCCAAAGGAGTAGGTAGATAGTTCTGCTCGGTTTCGGTGAGTTGAAGTCGTTCGGGAGAATAGGTAAATCGTGGATGCATTTTAGACCGTTACGATAACATTAGCAAAACCAACTACACTAATTGAGCCTGTAAGGGAAGCGTAAGCCTTGATAACTAAGCTCCCAGTTACTGTGACACCCGAAAGAATCGGCACTAGTCCACGACCTGCGGGAATTACTTGTGAAAATATTTGAGAGGCGCTCGAACCTCCCACTAACACATATAAAGTCTGGTCAATATTAGAATAGTTAAATGCCGATACCCAAAGTTCGTGAATATCGGTAGACCCCGCAGTGTGTATAGTATTGGCACTACCTGAAGTGGTAGCATTGATGGCTATTGGCAAACCATTTGTGCTACCACCTAAAATCGACTTCTGAAAAGTATCCACAGACATTAATTATTGATAAATATATGTCTCTAGTTTACCTTAGATTGCGGGAAGCAAGTTTTGGTCTAAAAAGCCCATAAGTTTGTCACCAGAATCTTTGACTGAATTAACAGCTTTCCACTTTTTTGCGTCTGGGTTGCGAGACAGTTGTAATTTCTCGAAATCTTCAAGTAGAGATACGATAGTTACTTCATCAGCAGTCAGACCATTTTTACGAGTTTCGATACCTACAAGCTTATTATTGTGCTTGTTGACAGTTGCAAAATGCATATCTTCGCACTCACGACCTCGAAGTTCGCCCATAAGTCCATGATATTTTTCAAGCTGCTTTTGTCTCGATACAGATTTGGTATTGTGGCGAATAATTGCTTCAAGGTCATCGCTGCGTTCAACGATAGAGTCAGCAAGTGCCATGTCAGCTTTCAGGTAAGCATGGAAAGTCTGCTTGACAAAGACTTCAAAATCTGGATTAAGCCACTCAGCCAATTTAATTGCAACTAGAGGATGAACCCATGTACCTCCTGTCCTGCCTTGCTTTGTTTGTATTAGGACGCTTTTATCGACCATTAAATTTGAACAGCAAGACTCGATAAATTTAGGTGTGCTGTCCAAATCCATAAACCTTTTCCATTCACGACCTTTGCCAAACTGTTTGCACCATTTTGTAGCGTTAATAAAATTGTCGCTAACACGTTGAGAGCTTTCTACCAATTCATCAAACATAGATTATGTCTTTATATTTACAATAACTATATTAAAGCACATCTAGTTTAGTAAAACATCTATCTAAAGACATATATAATAAAAATCCAGCCGCTAAGCTGGAAAAAATTGTAAATATAAATAGACAACTCCAAGTTTACTATAAAGTGAGATATTCCGTCTATTATTTTACTGAATATAACATAAAAATAATCCGAGTGAGTCTGCGGCATGATTCTCGTCTTTTGTGAATACTTTACTGGGAAACACTTTTTGTACAGCAGCTATAACATCCTCCTTCTCGCTTTTTCCAGAGCCAGTTACAATTTTTTTCATCTCGGTCGGTGTGTAACTTTTTTCTATTAAGTCCCGCTTTTTAGCTAAACACCGCATTATGCCAATAACTTGATTCAACTTAGCCCCTACCTGCCCTTTCATAATAGGCTCTTCGTAAACAAACACGCTTGGACTATATTTATTCAGTAGTTGCTCAAAGTGCAACGAGTACTCAACAAGTTTGTCTGTAAAGCCTTTACTCTTTGTAATTATGTTTTCACAATAGAGTAAATCTAATTGCCCTTTATCGTTAAAGTCAACTATACTAAATCCGCCAGTCGCGTATCCTACATCCCAACTCAGCACTCTTGTCATAATAGTAAAATATAAATAATAACAAGCCTAACACATGACACTATCGCTCGATTATATAGCCACAAACTCACTTCCCTGCCGTAGTTATCTGGACTTCACTAATGTTGCATACACCTCTATAGTTGGAGCAACCTTCACTCAATTAAACCTCACTGGCAACACAGATTACGATTTTATCTCTACAGGTCTATCTAATCATCCAACAAGGGGCGACTTTGGCATCCAATTTACTTCTGCCCAGAAACTATCTCCTCGCGTGTCAGGTATCATTTCAGGTGCTTCTAGTTATTCTTTACTCGTTGTGTCGAGAAATTCAGACAACTCGTTACTAAAAATAGGCAAAACCAACCCAAATCTACCGAAACTGCTAGAAATTGACTATACAGCCACTAACTTTGCACAGAATTACTCACGACTGAACGTTGCTGACCGAGAATTAACACTTGGCGACCTCGAAACTACACAAGTTTGCCTACTTTCACATGATGTTGTTACTGGAGTGACCAACACATCGATAAATTTGACTGATTTTCAACAAAATACCAAACTTGATGCTGGATATATGTTGCCAAACTTGTCCTCATTTGTTTTAGGCGAAGGATTTGGCGGGGAACTACTTAATTTCTTACTTTTTGTGCCAGCTATTGAAAATATACATCTTTTGGAGCTTGGGCGACGGGTATCAGATTATATCCCGCAATCAGAACTAAAATTTGACAAATTGCTACTGACAACTGAGAGCAAACTAGAACTGGCAACCACATTCTTTTCTGCACCCCGAATCATGTACAATCTACCGCTAAAAATAAAAAACCTAGAGACAAACTCTAAGCTATTATTTAGTAGTAATTTAATAGTTATTGCAAGCTATTTATGGGACAACCTTAGTGGTGCTAATTGGGATGCAACCTCTGAGGCGTTATGGGACTCAATGGGCTAACTAATATACGAACCCGTTGTAACGTCGCACTTTGAAGTTGGCAAAGGGGGAGGTATTCATAGAAGTATTTGCAGACTTCATTGGTTTGGCTCCACGACCAAACCTATTATCTAAAGGAAGTACGCCATCTGCTTCTGCTCTACTTAGGTCAGTAATTCCATTTTGCTCGTAATTTTGTTTCGCATTTTTTCTTGTCTTATTAACAAAATCTTGAGTTGCATCTTCTGCTGGTACTGCAACTGGTTTAGCCGCAGGTAACTGAGCTTGCTGTTTAGGTGCGTTAGGTGTAAATGGCTGATTGTTAATCGGTGTCTGAGTTACATTTGTAGCGGAAGCATTAGTAGTAGCTGGCAACATAGCCTGATTACCGACTTGCCCTGCTTTACGTGCTTGCCAAGCATTCTTTAGTCTAGAACCGCCATAACCCGCAGCACCACCTAAAGCAGCACCACCACCGACTTGACCAGCAAGATTACCAATCGATTTGTCATCGCTACCAAGATAGTTAATTGCACCGACTCCTGCGCCGATACCAGCACCAAGTTTAGCGGCTCCTCCAGATGTAGAGAGCGCTTTACCAGCTTTAGTGCCAAGTTGCCCTGCCAATCCTGCCCAATCGACAGCAAAATTGGCGTATTTAGGATTTGTTGCTAATGCGTATGCGGAAATTCTCATAATTGTTTGTACTATATTTTTAATTAAATGAATTTGCTAAGTCAAATATTTCTTTAGTATCTAGTCCCAAATTAGTTGCCAAAGCTAAAACAAGGGGATAATCCTCACGAATATTCGTAGCATATTCCCATTCTATCTGTGCTGCTCTACCTAGTTGAGATAGTGCCGCCTCTATGTCATCTAGTAACTCCATTTGTAGTAAAGCTAGCCTTAATTGCCTTGCATCTATTTCTCTAATAGCTACGGACAATGGCTCGGCAGGCAATGGCACATTGCCATCAGCTAGCCATTGCTCATATGCTTGCCAATCGCCATTAGGAGCATTAGGAATTACCGCGCCATCGGATAGGCGGATAATTTGGTCAGGATTTGAGGTGAGTTGGTACATATATGCTTAGGAGATATGGGCGGAGCAAGACGCAGAAACAGTCCAAGAAGTGTTGGTAAAGTTTGTACCTGTCACAGGGACAGAGAACCCTTCTGAGGTAACTTGAGGAGTCACAAATGAGGTGACATTGGAAGCATTTGTATAGGTTGGCGCAATCACAGGAATTAGCTTGTATCGCTTTTCTCGATAAACTCTAGCTGACATAACTTCACAAGGATTACCTCCCAATAAAGCGTTTAATGTATTATCTGCCGCTATTGCTATATTGAATAAATACTTTTTCATAGCCTTATGGTAAATGCACCAAATTAGAAAAGTTTAGAGAATCTGTTAAACTATTCCACAACGTTTTCTCTTCATTAGTGAATCTATAATCAGATGTACCAATTAGTAGTTGAAAAGAAGCATAAACAGCACTTTCATTTTTAGTAACAGTAACAGCTTGGTCAAGTTTACCAGAAGCTACGGCAATATTATTAGCATTAATAATTTGAGCTAAAGTAGAATCGGGGGCAGCAAAACTAGCAGCAGTTAATCTTATATAGATATCATATAAAGCACCGCCTAAGATAAGGTTTTGCAAGGCAGCCCAATCAGCTACAAGGATAACAGGGCTAGGCTCTATAGGTTCAGAACCTTTCCCTTGCTCATACCACGCTGCAAGGTTTTGTAAGTCAGCCCATTGCAACCATTCAGCATCAGTAAGTAATTCACCAGTGCGTTGATTGTGTGCTGTTCTTATTTGAGCTAGCCCTTGTTGTAGTTGGGCTTGAGTATAAGTAATACCATTTACTTCTTGAGTGTCTTCAATCTTGATAATAAATTCCATATATACTCCTTAAAATGCCACTTCGGCACATTCAACAGTAGCCACCCATCTAATCGTCGTTTCTGCTTGCCCTGTGGCGGTGATTGTTAATCCCCCATTAGTTGTGTTAGCAGTTGCAGCGATTGCCCATCCTGAAGCCCCTGCATCCTGTCCTACTAGAGTCGTTGTGACTGTACCCACCAAGGCTGTAGAAGCTGCGTTTGCACCTCTTTTGATTACACCTTTAAGTTCCCATCCACTGGTATTTTCGCCACCTGTTACATTAGCGATTACCAATATATTGAATCGCATGGCGCTATTATTTTGGAGGAAAATTTGGTTGCCGCCGCCACTAGATAAAACAGTTGGAGTCGCTTCAGTAGTAGAAGCCCCAACAATAAATATATTGTATTGAGATTTACCTTGCCCTGGTTCAAAAATCCGCGCCCCCATTGCAACTTGATGGGCTATCCTAGCCAAAGCACGACGTCCAAGTGCGACAGAGGAAGTCGCAGAAGCTGAATTATCAGCCCCAGCCACAAAAACCCCAGCCCCAGAGGCAGTATTGACAACTCCAATTGCTGTCGACCAAGTCCCGCTTGCTATACAATCTTGTCCCGCCGCAAAAGAATGATTTCCACTTGCTGTATTATTCTGCCCCGCCGCAAAAGAATGATTTCCACTTGCTGTATTATTCTGCCCCGCCACAAAAGAATGATTTCCACTTGCTGTATTATTCTGCCCCGCCACAAAAGAATAATTTCCACTAGCAACCTGAGTCGCCGCAATCCTAATCCTCTGCAAATCAACAGCATATTGACCTCTAGCGTTGCCACCTGTAGCGGTGTTATCAGCGATTTGAGCTTGGATTGCACCAGTTCCAATAGGCGCAAGTATCAAATTCACATTGCCACTACTTGCCGCCGCGACAATTGGAACAATGACGGAACCTGTAACAGATAGAGCGTCAGTAGTTTTGTTGTAAGTTAAGCCAGCGTCAGCGCCAAAAGCGCCGCCATCATTGAACTGTACTTGTGTATTAGTACCAGCTACATTTACAGGTAGTGTGTAAATAGTTCCACTCATTACAAGTACCCCACACTAGAAGTTTGGTCAGCAGCATCACCTAATGTTAAAGTTGTTTCTGTTGTACTAAAAGCCCATGACACACCAGTATTACAAGCACGACCAGATGCACCCCAAAAAGCAATGTCAAGTAATAGTGCTGAATTGGGGGCTATTGGGAATGACTCAATCGGCACATCATTATTAACGGGGGCTGCTGCTTTATTGTGGATTTGAAAAAATCTTACAGATGTACTTTTGTTATAGCAATACAGCTTATAAACTACACCTGCACCAGCCTTTAATACCGCTTGGTTAACTACACCGAGGTTTACAGGAGAATTGGTGAAAGCAGGTATCGTTTTAATATCAATACTAGATAGGGCTGTGTTTCCAGTAGTTTGTAAAGCACTTGTACTAGCGCCTGTTGGCAGAGAAACCGTACCGCTAATATTGGTTACATCCCAAGAACCTGATTGAGTTACAGCTTGTGGACTTGCAAATACTACAGAATTACCATTACTTGCAATTACTATTCGTTGGGTTTTTGCATCTACAACTCCAGCCCCATACTGAATTGAACTATTTGAAGTTATATCCGAGGAACTCTCACCATCAGCACCAATACCTAATAGTCCGTTGATTGTGAGAAGTCTATTTATTTGATTTTGCTCAAGCTTAGAGCCACGCACAGAATCTAAATAAGACTCCAGACCAGCTTTTTCTGCTTGTAATTTATCTGTAAGCGCCATTCGCCTATCACTTTTTTAATTTATATACTACAATACTATCATGGCAATTAAAATAGGCTATTCAATTTCTGACGTTTCGGCAATCAAGGCTCTTCCAACAGCTTTGCTTCTGAATGGCTATGCACGACTGTGTAGGTCAGTAAATGCTTGGTTCAGCTATAATTCCACCTCTACGGCTACTGCTGATGATGTATCGATACTTTTACCAGCTTCAGGTACAGGACGATGGCTGAAGCTTAAAGCCGATGTAGCGGCAACCGATGTACTTAATTTCAACGAGTCGGTAGACGACCGAGTTGCTTCTCTTATACAAAATAGTTCAACAATCAGTGCTAGTTATAATGACGCAGCCAATACACTTACTTTTTCTGTTGTTAACGCTAGTATCGGAGATGCACAGGTTAGCAGTCTTAGCCAAGCAAAAATAACCAATTTAACAAGCGACCTAGCAAGTAAACTTTCAGCAAATCAAAATATCACTATATCTGGTGACGCAACGGGGAGTGGGGCAACAAGTATTACGCTAACGCTTGCTAATTCAGGGGTGACGGCAGGGAGCTATACAAATGCAAATATAGTTGTCGATAGTAAAGGGAGAGTGACAAGTGCGGCTAACGGCACTGAAGGTGGAGGTACGGGGTCAGTATTTACTACATCCACAAATGGTTTAGTACCTGCGTCTGGCACTAATACTACAAAATTTCTTAAAGGTGACGGTACTTGGGATAATCAAGCGGCTGGAGTTATAGTTGGCGACCCGTACTGGAGTAATGTTACTTTATTATGTCCTTTTGAAGTAGATTTAAAAAATGTAATAACAAATACATTACCAACAACAGGAGGTACTCCACCAACTTGCCCAAATGGGGATAATCAAAAACCTTTAGGGGCTACTAATTCTGCGAAATGGACTAGCTCTGTGGATTCAAGCGTTAGGTTTCCTGCTAATTTTAACTTTGGAAGTGCTACGGTTGCTACATTTGAAACATATGTTTATATAACAGGATACATATCTGGTTATTTAGACATCCTTACTGGCGGAACTGCAATAGGTGGCTCTCCTGAATGTTTTTATTTTAGATTTGAAGAGGCAACTAATAATTTTCAGGTAGTTTTATTTAATACGTCAAACATTTTTTTTGTAGGGACTATTCCAATAAATCTATCTACAAGTGGAAGATTTAATCAGTGGTTACATATAGCGATAACTAAAAATGGCAACACATATAATTTGTATATAAATGGAATATATATTGGAACTACAACTATAAGTACAAGTGGAACTATTAGAACAGCTTTATTTTACAATATACTAGGACTTGGTTCCTCTCCTATTGGGTATTGTTCATACTTTAGAATTACAGAAGGTATAGCTAGATATTCTGGTACATCAAGTTTTACAATTCCTACACTACCTTATAAACGAGCCGATGTTATAGTAGGTAGTAGCAACTCAGGACTTTACGAATTTTTCAACTTAATATAAACAAAAATGGCAGCATCACCAGCATATACAGCTACCCCAAGGACAGAAAGAGCTACAATATCTGTGGCTAATACTAATCGTGATGGTACAGGTACAATTGTCAATCTTTTTACTGCTGGGGCTGGGGGTAGTAGAGTAGAAAGAATTACAATTTGTGCTACTGGAACAACTACTGCGGGAATGATTCGTTTTTTCTTATATGATGGTACAAATTTTGATTTGTGGAGAGAAGTATCTGTAACTGCAATTACACCAAGTGGAACAGTTATAGCTTATTATTTTCAAATATCTAATTTAGCGTTTATCCTTAGTTCTGGTAAAAGTTTAAGAGTAGCAACTAATAATGCTGAAACATTTAAAATAATAGCAGAAGGGGGTGATTTTTAATGAATTTTGGTACTTACGGATTTCCTAAAGGATTAGGTATAAATTCTGGTTTTTTTGGTTTACCATCTAGCTATAATATTTGGAATCCTTCAGTAATTTCTCCTGTGTTATGGTTTGATAGTTCGGATATATCTTCTATAACGCAATCTTCAAATTTAATTACATCTTGGTCAAGTAAAGGTATAGTTTCTGTCAATGCAATTGCTACAGGAGGTCAATCTCCTTCTTATAATGTGTATCAGACAAATAGTAAAAATTTAGTTAGTTGTAGAGGTGTAGGGGTTGGTATGCAAACAGGATATACATTATCAACTCCTTATTCTATAATTCTAGTAAGTAGAAATTATTCTATAGGTAGAGTAATTCAAAGCGGAACAATAAACGCTTTAATGTGTCCTTCTGCAAGAAGTAATTCTTTCTTTGTTTCTAGTAATGTAAGAGATGCTTCATTAACTACAGCAGGAACATTTTCTATTATAACAATGAAAATTTTGGGGGCTACGGCTTCAGAACTTTGGTATAATTCTGTTAATTATGCAAATGGTACTACTCATGGTAATTGGGGTACATTTAATATTGGTAACTTAGGATTTATTTCGAGTGAAGATTCTCAATCAGATATTGCTGAAATTATTGTATTAAACTATTCAATTTCGACTTATGATAGAGAAAAACTAGAGGGATATTTAGCTTGGAAATGGGGGCTTATTGGAGATTTACCTACTAATCATCCTTATAAGTATTCACAACCAACAACATAAAAATGACACTAATTAGACCATCAACAATATATTATTATCGAACTAAAGCAGTAAATTTGAATGGAGAATCCCCATACTCAAATATAGTTTCAGTAACAACTCCTGCGTCCTCACTTGGCATTGGCGTTACTCCTCCTTCCCCATCTCAGCCCTTAATCATAACGGTAGAAAAGAATAGCAACTCTATCAGGGTAGAATTGCAAAAAGCTGCTCCTAACGAGTACCTAAAAGAGTTAAAACTTGATGTATCGGTAAACGCTGACTTCAGCGCACCACTTTACTCTAATCTAACGTTTTTACTAACGCAAAATATTGCGGCGACAGAAAAAGAAACTCTGGCGCTTACTATTGGCGGCTTAGCGGCAAATACGCTTTATTACTACCGCTTGCGTTTCTCAAATGCAACTGGACTTTCGGCGTGGACTTCAGCTTCACTCTCTACTACACCAAATTTCCCTATTCCAGACCTCCTCGGCACAACCAATCTCACAGCTATTGCAGCTCGACTAAACTGGGGCAAAGTGACTGGCGCAACTACATATTTTGTAGATTTATCTACAAACATTGGCTTCACTTCATTAATCCTTAATAATGTCAATGCAGGAGATGTCAGTTTTCGAGATGTAGGGTCACTTACGGCTGAAAATCAATATTACTATCGTGTAAGGGCTTCGGATGGCACAACTACCTCGGCTAGCAGCGATGTAGTGACTTTTACGACACTTCGAGATGTAGAAACTTATGATGAGCAATTTCAGAATCTCGCAACACCGACAATCAGCAACATAACAGATATTTACCTCACTTATTTTTCTGTATACTGGGGCAAAGTGGCTTTAGCGGATAGTTATAATGCTCAAATTTCAACTACATCTGACTTTAGCTCGATTACTCAAACCGTAAGTACCAAAAATAACTTTGTCAATTTCACAGGTCTAACGGCTGCAACAATCTACTATGTTCGAGTACGGGCAATCTCTGTTTGGCAAACTACTACGTATTCAGCCACACAAGTCGTCACAACGCTTTCCCTAAATACTTCATTAAATCCACCACAACTTCTTACACCAACTACAATAACCTCGAAGAGCATTTTGTTCCAATGGGTTCTACGCAGCTATGCCACTCGTTATTTGTTTGAGCTAAGCACTTCATCAGTTTTTGCTTCTAGTGCTTACTCGACTATTGTAGGTAATGTTGGGTCTTTGCTACTAAATGAAGGTATTAGCCCCGCAACAACCTATTATTCACGTATTAGAGCGCTCAATTCTAGTCAGTCCTCAGATTACTCCAACTCTGTCACTACAACGACCTCAGCAGCCCTTACAAGCATAACTGGAGTCACTACAACTAGTATTACCGATACTTCGGCAGTTATTGGCTGGACTTTGAATGGTAGCTACACCGATTATTTGCTTTCAGTGTGGAAAACAGAGTCAAATGCTTATTTAGGAGTCAACTTCTATCGTAATAAGAGCCTTGGGAACACTAACACGCACACAATTGACCTATTCTTAGAGCCAAACACCAATTACAGCTACACAATCGCTGGAAAAACAGCTTCTGGGGATACTTTAACGACTCCCGTACAGACTTTCTCGACCAAAGCGGCTGCACCAATACTTCAACTAGCTAAAAATCTGCTCACTTGGACTTACAATCTCGACAATCTCGAAGTTAGCACTGATTCTGATTTCAAATTCTTGCTTAAGGGGTATCCAAGAAGCGTAGCGAACAATGGCAGCTTCAATGCAGAGAATTTGCTTGACTCTAGTACCAATTACTATATTCGCGGCAACTTTGAGGGGGGCATCTACTCCAATATAGTCAGTACATCAGCTTTGGCGGTTTACAAAGGCATTATTGGAAAGACTTCCTTTTCTGCCTTCTGGAAACGTAATGCTGGAGCTACTTCATACAGTGTTCAACTAAAAGTGCTAGATACTGGCAATTATGTGCCTGTAAGTGGTTTCACGTTCCCTAAAAATGTTGGTGACGTTAGCAGCTACACATTTGAATCTCTTTCTGCCGACACACAATATCAGGTAATTATATATGACTCAAGCTCAAACGTTTCTATCCCGTATTTATTCAAAACTAATCTGTTTAGCGATACAGAGGAACCTACTACTGCATCTCTTACGATTCCTACAGTAACTCTTGACGGAAGTGCTGATTTTGACCGAGCTAGTGTAGTGCTAAGTGGTTATTCCAAGTATCTGCTCAATTTGGCGCGAGATAGTGCATTTACGCTCGATAATACTTATTTTGAGAGCAGTTCCAATAATATTGAGCTTCTGCTTAAGCCTAATCGCACATATTACCTACGTGCTTACGGGTATAACGGAGATGACCGCAGTACTGACCCTTCAACTACCCTTACAATCAATACACCCATTGAACCATATACTGAGCTTACTATCTCTTCAGCGCCAAGCATTACTAATATCAATATACTTGATGAGTCACAAGTCGAACTAACTTTTTCGCAAGTAGTTAACGCAACTGACTACACGCTTGAGATTAGTAGAGCAAATACCTTTACAATTCTTGAGGAGCTGAGTGTTACAAGGTCTGCTGATAACAAATTCTTAATCTTCGGATTGAGTGGAACGACTGTATATTACGCTAGACTGTATGCTTTCAATAGCACCAAAATCTCTGCTTACTCATCTACAACTACGGTGGACACAACCCCATAAAGATATGATGAAAAACTTCGCTAATTTCAATCTTAGACCTGAAAAAATAAATCTTTACGATAGCAACATAAAAAAAGTTGACTATGTTCCGTCAATGGGGCAAGTTATCATACGAAATTATCCTGAAGATGCTTTAGACCAAAAAAACGCTAGAGAGGAATTTCATAATGCAAAGAAAGCTGAAAAAACTAGAGTAGTACCTCAAGTTGGTAAAGATGTGGTAAAACAATCTGACGGAGCAGTGGCATATACTCAAAAATATGGTGGGCGAATGTTGGAAGATTATATTGATGATATGTCCCCTAAGCAGAAGTATAAACTTGGTAATCAATTAGGGCGAAGCCAAAGCCGACTAGTTGAACAAGCAAATCTCTATCATGACGATATATTCGAGAGAAATGTCACTATACCTAATCCTAAGAAGAGCAAAGCTTATCTCATAGATAATGCTTCACTTCAAAAGGTTACGCCAGACAACATAAAATACGCCAGAAAAGTAATTGGACTACCTGATATTGTAAGTAAAGGATTCACTAAAGGTATACGATTTAACAGTATGAAACACTTCGCTAACTTTGCAAATATTTATCAGACTGGACTGCAAAATCTGATTAGTCCTGTGGTAGAAAAAGAAGCTAAGAAATACGTCAGAAAAAAGAAAGAAGAGCAGAAAGAGGAATAATAGGGCGCACACCAGTTTCAGCATAATTTAGAGGCTTGGTGTGCTGTTTCGCTCCGAAGTTTGAGGACTGTTAGTAGCCTTTCGGAGCCTGTTAGCTGGAGGCGAATGATGTCTTTTGCGAAGTGACTTTTTCAATATAGCACAACTACTAGGCTTGAGGCGCTCCCTCTTGAGGAGGATATTGCTCAGCTTGTCCTTCAGGTGGCGGCATAGGGGCAGACATCTGATTTATTTGAGCTTGAAGTGCAAGAACTTCACTTTGTTTTTGCAACTCTTTTTGTATCTCAGCTTTGAGTGCATCTTCTTGCTTCTTGGCTTTTTCTTCTTCGTCGAGCGAAGGTAGTCCAAGATTCTTACGGATGAGGCTAAGTACCTCAACATCATCAGCAGGAATAATGCCAGATGCAATGAGTGAAGTGATGGTGCTGAGACGACCGTTGACTGTTGCTTGGTCTTCTTCCACATCAAAAACAAATTCTCCCCAATCTTCGCTGAACCAGCTTGAAGGAAAGTTGTCATGTAGCAAGCCACGAATCATCTTGTGAATAATTTCGTGCTTGAGTGTAGTTGTTAGCGCAAAAATAGTTGAGTCAAAGGTCATTTTGAAATTCTGACCAAAACCATTGTTGCCTAGATTTGTCGTGCCTGAACCGCTATTAACGTCGAAGATGCCTGAAGGTATTGCGAAGCTCGATTGAATGCCTCTATCGATGTATTCTAGAGCTTTGAAGTGATTTTCGCTAGTATTTTGTATTTGGATGCGAGTAAGTTCAACGTCGTTATCAGTGACAATGAATCCGCGTTTTTGAATGTCTTTTAGTTGGTGCGAAAGAGCCGCTTGTTTTGTTAATTGAAGTGGTTTACCCTTGCTGTCTTTTTTGACGTTACCTTGGGTGTCAACCATTGTGGTCGTGCCGTTGTTGGGTGTTTTTGCCCAGAGTAGACCTTCGCTGTCGTTTTTGATGCGGAGAGCTAGGTGCGTGAGTACTACACGTTTTAGGCGATAATATGGCAGCGCTGATATACCGTCCCCAATACCCCAAACACTTGAAGCGTCGAATGCTGAGCCGCTATTGTTAATTATGTGTATACATTTCTGATATGGAATTTTTACTTCCTTTCCATCTCCGTTTCGATACAAAATCCATTCAATCTTGCCCGATTGAGTTGATGACTTCCCAAAAGAAACTATTTGGTCAGGATTCAGGACGTTGATATTACCTATTCTCCATTGCCCCCTGTACCCTCGCAGCTTTGATGATTTTGTAAATTCCGCAACTCCAACGCCATGTAGGATAACTGAGGAAAGTAACTTAAATATAATTTGCTTGAAACTTTTGGGGAGCGTTTTTAAATTACTATTTACAAAAGCCTCTATTTCTTTCTTAGGATGTGAATATTCTCCGAAACTTTGGGTTGCCCTAAGTGCTTTAAATGATAAGCATTGGCTTGCTATGGGGTCACGGCTCGCCATGAGCGACATTTCGCGAATTGGAGGACGCTCGGTTTCTGTAGGATGGTTAATTGCTTGTAGTGCTAATCCTGTGAGCGACGCAATTTCTGTGGAGTATTGTCCTTGTTGAAGTGCTGCCATTGGCGTAGGGGTTCCAGCAAACAGCAAAGAATCGTCTAGGTCTTCTAATAGGTTTAACTGAGTTGCTTCCTCGAACATTGGCATAGCTACACTGAAAATTTTTACTGATTAGCCCCATTATACCGTACTAGATGCGTGATTGAGTTTCTCTTCTTCGGTAGCGTATCTGTAATTTACAAAATCAGGGCTGGAACTTTTTATTCTTTTGCCTAGGGTAGCCTTACTTATACCTTCTAATTTTACAGCTAATCTCATCGATTCGTAATAAACATTATTTACCAAAACAGGTATACTACTAGGAGTACCAGCACCAGTCAGTTTTGCACTTATTTTAGCTCTAGCCTCCATTGTCACATCTCTTCCCATAGTTGCAGCGCTAATTTTAGCTTTAGTTTCTTCAGATGTAACTTTACCTTTCTGAAAAGCACTCATTTTTGCTCTGCTCTCAGTAGTGTGTACTCTACCCTTATTTATAGAGGCTAAATACACTATTCTTTCTTTCATCTCATCTGTAAAGGGTCTATCTTTCGCTATTTCACTCATCTTTGCTTTTGTTTCTTCAGTATGTTTCCTACCCTTACCAGCCAAACTGATTTTTTCTCTTGTTTTTTCTGAGACAATTCTGCCAGTACTTGCAGCACGCAACTTAGATTTGGTTTCCTCGGTATGCTTCTTGCCAAGTCTAGTCTGCTGACCTTTTTTGGATGCCCTCATTTTAGCTTTCATCTCTTCTGTAAGATTAACCCCACCCCTCCCGCCAAGACTTATATTGTAGGTGTCTTCACGTTTGACAAATTCTTGAGTTACCATTTCAGCTTCGGCTAAATAAGCATCAGTAGCACAACTAAATTCAGCCAGTGTAGTCCTAATAAATTTATCTTTACCATACTTCTTCACAGCCAACTGTAAAGCATCCCCACTTCCGATATAACACTTAGACTTAGAAGTATTTGAAAGCTTATGCACCCCCACATAAATTTTGCCATTACAAACGTTCGTAGTTTTATATAAAATCCAAATCTCTTTATTTGTTTCCATTGCAAATATGCCTTTCCTGAGTTATAATAGATACAGTATAGCACACTGTGAGTATAAAATGCGTCCTGATAAGTCAAAACGTCTAAATGCAAAGTTATCTGCCAAAAGACATGAAAAATTGTCGAAATATGCAGAGTCCCAAGATAAAGATATGACATCCGTTATCGAGTCGTGGATTGATTCTCTCCCCAACGTAGAATAATGACCGATTCCCTATTCCCCAAAGTTGACGGGCATGAGTTCCTTGCACCAAGAAATTCTGTCGGAGTGCCATTCGAGACGCTGTTCGCCGCCGAGGATAATTCACTTCACCAGAAACTTAACGGTTCCTACGATAAGTACTTCCCCCTCTATGTCCTAACAAATATTCAAGGTTCTAAGACCGACTACCGCCCAAGTATCAACCTAATTAATGCCACTGGCACTGAAACGAAGCTGAAAGGAGTGATGACCCCGACAATATATAAGGAAAAGATAAATAGGCGCGAGGTGGGTCGAAAAAACGATGTTCACCCTATACTCGGCAATAAAAATTTGGCATTAAACAGAATTTACTATCGTGAATTTCTAATACCCAAGCTCGACCCTCGATATTCTCTGATTATTGATGGCAAATTCATAACAAACACAATTCAAAAGCCAGCCGAACAATTCACAGATATCTCAGTAAGCCCTAGCAGTGTCTTCGAGCCATTTGCCAAGGGAAGTCTTGTAAAGTACTCTGGTAACTACTGGAGATGTCTAGAGCCTACCAAAGCTTACCCAAGCAGTGAGAATACGAGCTGGAAACAACTACCACAGCAACAATCAATTTTCACTGCGGATATCTATTCAATTTTTGGTAGTAATGTACAATTTCTGCAAACTTATACCGAAGACCGCACTTTTAGACCAGAACAACAAGATACCTCTTTGGTTACATATAATGTTTCGTGTTTTTATGGTTAGATAGTAATAGGATAAACCGTCCAACAGTAGTGTAGGTACTGGGGAGTTGTATAAGCCTTAATCAAACAACCCCATCTACCACATCCATAAATTTATTAAGTAAAAAATGAACATCTTATTTATTCTGCTAGCTGGCGAATCTTGAGTCTGCCTTACAGCACTGGGGATTTACTAAAGGTGGCTGCGAAGATGAAGGAATTTATTGGTATTCACAAGTTTTAGATAGAGTATTAAATGTGGCAGAATTTCACGATGGAGTATACCTATCTTCTAAGACTAGTAGCGATTTAATACCTAATTATCATGCTTTTCCTCATATTTTGCGACGTAGAGTAAGTTTGCTGATGTCAAATCATACTATTAGACCAATGTTTACCTCTTAAGATGGATATACATACGTCTATTTTGTGTTATATTAGTAATCGGCGGGATGGAGCAGTCTGGTTAGCTTGCGAGGCTCATAACCTTGAGGTCGATAGTTCAAATCTATCTCCCGCCATAACACCCTTCCGAGTGTCTCGGATTGCTTAGTGAAAGTGGCAGTTTCAACACTGCGCTTAGCCGTATAAAGGCTAGGCTCCTACAGGTGGTCATGGAAACTAACACTGGTGTTTACGATAAGAGCTACATTACGTGAGTATGTAGAGTTGGGGCTGGTAATACTACAGGCTGTCAGTGGTTTCAAGAACGGTTGTAACACAGTTGAGAGCTGACCTCTTATTTAACTTGCGGTTATGGTATAAAGGAATTATTCTTGGCTTCCACCCAAGAGATGAGATATCGTAATTCTCTAACCGCTTAATCCTCTATAGCTCAGTTGGTAGAGCGTCGCGCTGTTAACGCGAATGTCCTTAGTTCGAGTCTAAGTGGAGGAGTTTGGGTCATTAGCTCATGGGTAGAGCATCTGGCTTTTAACCAGACCAAGACGATTCGAGCGCGTCATGACCCTTTGTGATTAGCTCAGTGGATTAGAGCATTCCCCTTCTAAGGGAAGAGTCGTTGGTTCGAGTCCAACATCACAAGCCAAATGGCTCTCTAGCATAATGGTATTGCAGCTCTCCTGTAAAGAGCAGATTGTCAGTTCGACTCTGACGGGAGCCTTAAATTTTCGCGCTATACTAAGTAAAACACGGGAATTATATTATGTATTACGCCGCACTCTTAGTATTTGTTGCATTAGTCGTATTTTTTGCTACTCCAGCCTTGAAAAAAAGCGACGATAATCCAACTCCTCTAGACTTTCGAGAGATTCAGTATAAACTGGGCTTCCCTAAAACTGGTGGTCAAGGAGGAGGAAGTAGATACACTCCCCCTAAACGCAAGCCTCCTGAAAGAACTCAACCTACAGGAAGTCGCGTTGAAGATGAAGTTGTAACCAACCCTGAAAATAAACAAGGGAAAAACTAGTCCAAAAAACCATTGGGGAAGAAAGTTTCGTCCGACACTCCAAATTAATTCTTAATACTAAAAAAATCCTGAAGGAAATAGGCTAGGTTCTTGACTCATTCTCAGTTTCTGCTCTGGATTAGGTGAACGCACAAGTATAGACTCGGTATCACTAGCTGCTATCGGTCTATACCCAATATTGAAACTACTGACGCTACTACCGCCCAAAGCTCCAAGAATTTGCGTATATATTGCTATGTACGCATTTTGTCTATTATTTGGGTTAGTGCTATCAGGAGACGAGAAACTTGGCGCTAAACTAAAACTAGGAGCCGAAGGCACAACAGAATTGTCGTAAAAACGGTCGCCAGACGATGAACTTGACCCTATGCGCTCTGGGTTGACTTGATAGTAGTAACAGCCTTCGTGAGAAAAAAGCGGAGGCATACTATATCTTAAAACAAAGCTAAACTCTCCTCGACGAATAGGGAAGTAGCCAGTCTCAGGATTTGGCGGCGCATCCCAAGTTGTTATAACTTGATTTGGTAATGTTTTGAATAGTTCTCCATAAGGCGCACTACCCTCTACAAATAATGTTGATTTTCTCTCTAAGCCTGTAGCTCTATCAACAAAAAATGTGTATTGATTCTTAGTTAAAGGATATACATCAAGAATTTGCCCATAAGCCCACCAATACTTATATTGCCACTCATAACTGACACCACGTTTACCTACAGAGCTTTTTATTTCGTATGGATGATTTATTTTTCCTTCTGCCGTACCCATATCTAGTCGCAGGAGATTTGCACCTTCTTTTGAAGCTGCAAGTACACCAAAAGGATTAGGTCGAATTACATTTGATTTCTGAGAATACTTTTGCAAACTAAATCTAGCTTGGTCAGTGCCGTAGTCAGGTGATTGACGAGGAGAAAATAAAGTATAGTTAGTATTTCCTACATAAGTCGCATCTGAATTGCAAAACTCAGTAATATTTTTTTCTGTCAGCAACGCAGATTGCCTTGGACGTAATACAAGTTCAAGATTATAATCTGAAATTCTGTTGTGGACTATAACTCCAGTATTTTCCAATAACTTGTCATCATTACTAACAGAGTATCTTCTCCACCTATATCTGAGTACTGATTGACCTCTGCACCAAGTATAGGAATAAGTAGGGGTGACACTGTATGACACAACAGTAAAATTGACACCATTAACAGTTGAGATTTTTTTATAGCGCTCATCACTAGCTGGAGCTACCCCTTCAATGGGTATTCTATCTTCTGGGTCAATTACCATACAAGCCCAGATGCCTCCACCAAGATAGTTTAAGTTATCTAGAGAGAAGTTTGATTTAAAGCACTTTGGCAGTCCTACTGTATCAAGATTTAGTTGATAAATAGTCCTCTCCCCAATATTGATTCCGTCATTTTGAGGTGAGATGTCCGAATTATCGATGCTAACTAAAGTCCAATCTACCTCCTTAAGACCATCTTGCTTATTTTTGGTAGATTTTACATATGCAATGTGAGCAGACCATCCTTCTCGATTGGATGAATTGGCTGAGACGTATGCGCGTATCTGAGTCTGGTAACTATCACAGAAAAAAGTATAGATTGGTTCATTAGTGCCCCTTAAATCCTCATCAATATACACAGAAAAATAATTAATAAGTTCACCATCAGACTCTGGGAACTTAACAGGAGCTGGCAGAGGAAACTTAGCAAGTATGGCGCTTTTTTCGAGGTTGGTTTGAGTTATTCTTAGACGCGAAATCGCCGTGGTTAAGGGAAGTCCCGTAAGTCTACGAACTGTGATGAGTTTGAATAGCGACTCATTCGGTGTCCTTTGCTTATTCCGTTTTTGTACCTTAGTGTCAACCGTTGATTGATTTGAGACTAAAATCCACTCGGAAGTTTGCGAGTCCCTCAGATATACGCGACCCGCATTATCCCTTTTAACAAATCTTCCCATTTAGAAATTTACAAAGTGCTGGAAATTACTACTGAAGCCGCCGTACTGACCAACCTGAGCATTTTGTTGACTTTTCCAGTTACCAACACTAGTTTTTCGACGAATCACACCGTTTGCGTCATAGAACTCATCTGGGGCAAGAGGTTTTTGAGGATTTCTAGGTGCTTGTTGCTTACTCATACCACGACCCACGCTGGCGCTTGCAATTGCCTCCTGCCTGTTCAAGCTAGGAGGAGCATTCTGCACTACTGCTGCCCTCTGGTCACGAGTCAGCGATAAAGGAGAAGCGTTTAAGGGAGAATTTCCCCAAGTCGGCACGTTGGGTTGTTGAGGCTTAAATGCTTGACGTAGTTGAGAGGCTTTGTTTGAAATTGTTGGTAGAAATGTTTGTGGCATTGTAGTTAGTTACTCTTTTATATTTTAGTTTAACACTTTGACTTCTGGAAGACTATCAATCCAATCTTCAAAAAGAACCGTCATAGCTCTGTCCCTTGATTCGGCATAGTTTTTCAGCTTAGTCATACGTTTCTCTGATAAAGTAGCGTTAAATCTTTTATCTTTACTCATGATTGGTGTCAATGTTATGTTATAGTTTAATTATAACTTATAAATAGAAATTACACAATGAGTGATACTTGGATACTTTATCAGACCACAAATTTGGTTAACGGTAAAATTTATGTAGGGGTGCATAAATTGGCTGATACTAGCTATTCTAGAAGCTACCTTGGTAGTGGCTGTGCTTTAAAACCAGCTATCGAAAAATATGGGAAAGAAAATTTTAGAAGGGCTACACTGGCAGAGTTCTCTTGTGCTAAAGATGCTTACGAAGCCGAGACTCAAATGGTTACTGAGGAGTTTTGCAATCGAAAAAATACTTATAATCTAAGAATAGGTGGTGAAGGCGGTATTTTCACAGAAGAAGCTAGAGTTAAAATGAGTGCGGCAGCTAAAGGAAAACAACACACGCCTGAAACTAGAGCAAAAATGAGTGCTTCACATAAGGGAAAAATAATAACGGCTGAAGCTAAGGCTAAAATTGGCGCGGCTTCTAAAGGGAACAAACATCGGTTAGGTAGTGTTGCTTCATTAGAGACAAGAGCAAAAATGAGTGCTTCTCAAAAAGGTAGAACTGCAAGCGAAGAAACTAAAATTAAGCTCAGCAATGCAGCTAAAGGAAGAGTACTTAGCGAGGAACATAAAGCAAAATTAAGTGCCTTACGCACAGGTAGAACTACAAGTGCTGAAACTAAAAATAAAATGAGTATTGCTAATGGTAGACCTGTTGTACTGCATGGTAAATACTACACATCGAGCAAAAAAGCTGCTAAAATCAATGAAATAGCTCACACTACTTTACGATGGAGGCTCAATAATCCTTCTCTTAACTGGATAGAATGGCGCTATGCTACAGAAGAAGAAGTTGCTAACTTTTTGAGAGAGGGAGTTGCGGAGGTTCAAAATTTGTTTGATAACGTTGTGCGCCATACGTGATTCTGAACGACTGAATGTAACCTGAAAAATTGGTAATTGCATAGCCAATATTCAAAGTTTCTGTCCAATCCATGTTAGTATTCTTTAATTTATCGGTCAAAACTCCATCTATATAAAGTTTTGTAGTTTTATTAGTTGCAGAATTAACCAGAGCAACGTGAAACCACTGCTTAGCCTCAATTTCAGCTATAGCGGGACTTGTGTAGTTTGGTTGACCCTTATAACACCTCAACGTCGCCTCATCATTGAACGCAAATATCTTAGGTGAAGTTGCCCCACTGGAAAGAATGCCTTGAAGGATGCTATCAGAATTATATGTACTGCTAGAAGAGGTTACATCACCTACTATTGGCTCTGGAATATACTCAATCGCATTTGTCACATCTCCAATTGAAATATTGTTACTACGAGTAAACACTCCTGAAACTGCTTGAATACTTGTATTAAATGTGCTTGATAACGACGAATAAACGCGATACCCAACAGCACCAATTTTTTTCTGCCATTCCGCAACAAATCCTTTTTCTGCCTTAACCCTATTTGGCTCTACAATAGGTGACTCAATTGCTGAATTTGTAGCAACCAAAACACTATTAACATCTCCGACCAACTTATTATCAAATCCATCTAATTTGGTAGAAAAATCAGATGTCTGAGAAACATCGACTATATAATCTGTGGCTCCTTCAACATCACTCCAACTAATATCAAATGAAGTAGGTGTGACCGACGATGCAGGACTTGCGACAGGAGCAGAAAGAGAGAAGGTAGTAAGGGAGGGTAGGTAAATATAAAATTCAATGCAGTAGTCTTGGTTTGCACTAATTGGTTGTGATAAATTTGCCACAATACTGCTGCCTTGACCATCAAATTTCATCGATTTAAGTAAACCCGTAGGATATGTATCTGCTACTACCGATACATTATTTATTGCTAAAACGCAGTCATGTAAGCTCTCATCGATAATAGTTCCTGTTGTAGTAGCTTGAATGAAGAGCAGTAAATTGTTGTAGTAGGGGTCGGGTAAATAAGCAGGGACTACTGCTGTACGAGTCAATACATTGGAGGCTTGATTAGGTGTCCCAATTGCAGAATTGACAGAATTAGCCAAAACTGCTAAGCTAAAATCTCCGCTTGCGTTAGCTTGCACTTCAAAATTGAAAACGTTGTTATTACTTGCTTTTATTAATCCTCCTACAACACAGTTAGTGAGAGTGAGGGCATCAAGCCCGAACGCTGGAGCATCTTTGTTTAGTGTAGCTGTTGCATAGAGCTTATAACTGTTGTCATTGGGCTGCGTAGTCGATAAAACAATAGTAAATGGACTATTCTCTATGAATACTGAAGTTCCATTTGTCGTCGATGTGAAATTTTTGTTCGGTAAGCTTGGCTCATCATGAATAACAATGTTGAAATACACTTGTTGGTCAATAGTCTCGTTGACGAGAAGAGTAGCAACATAGGTATTGTATTGGGTGTTAGTAACCGTTGCAGTCTTACCTAAAATCGTTACTACAGGCAAATTTGTAAGCTCGATAATACTATTGAAGGTCAAAGACAGTGTATTGCCGTTGACAGCCTTATTTGGCACATTATTATCTGATACCAAAGAAATATAGTCAAGCAGTTCACTAACATCAAGGATATTTGTTACTTGGCTGTAAGGAATCAGTGGTACATCATGTTGGTAAGCTGTATAGAGGGCTTTACCTACAGTAAGTCGAAGATTCGACAGAAAATAAGGAGCCTGAGTTACTCGGTTTTTATAATATCCAACTTTGAGCGCTCCACTTGAGATATTTAGGAATGTAGACGACCCCACAAGTCCAATACGAACTCCATTACGATAAAAGCGGTATACGTTGCCTTTTTTGGTAATTGCAAAGTGTGGAAATTTCTGTTGCAGGGTGTATGCACCATTCTCATAAGCTGGGTAGATAGGATTTCCGCTTGAGAAGATATCAGATTCCCGCAAAGTAACCGCAGGGAACAAGTTGCTCGTCAGGTCAATGCTACGAACTACCTGAATATTTCCATTAACAGCCAATACTGCAAAGCCTGTACCTGCTTTTTCTACAGAAAAGAGATGTGTAGTGTTCTGAGGGCTGTAAGTGTTGCCTCGATAATGAAACTCGATAGTCCAATCACCATTCATCACTAAAGATGAACCTTGACCAATCGCCTCGAAGTTATCATACGTTAATCCAGACTGCTCTAATTGAGGCACTACGGCAAGAGAGCTATTTGTGCCTATAGGGAAGACTGTAGAGCTAAATAACGTGTTGTTGGGTACAATTTCGCTAAGTTGGTAAGCATTTGGCGAAACATCATAGAAAGTATTGGAGAGGTCAAGAGGTAATTGCAAAATAGGGAAGGCTTCGGCGTAAATTCTTGCAAGCAAGTTACTTTTTGAGGAGCTAATTGCACCATCGGTAATGCCAGCACCTTCAATAGCCTGAACGTATACCACACCTTGTTTTTCGGGTGTAACGTTGAATTGATATGTCTGCGTTACTTCATCAATTAAAACTAGATTGGAAAGAACTCCATTGCTCACCCCAACCTTAGTAATATCGAAAGTCTCAATAGCTGCATCCCAAGTAAGAGTACAAGTAAAAGTTTCATTGATATAAGGGCTTGAACCGCTAGTAATAGTTGGTACAGGGGCATTTTTGTTTATAACATAAGATTGTCCCTGAAAACTCAATTCGCCAATGTAGTTTGAGATGAGTGTGTTGATACCCTTATACCTCACCGTTCGCCTATCTACAAAATTCAGCCCAAGTTTACCATTGCCAGTTCCAGTATCAGCCGTTACAACATATTCAAGCTCGTTATTTTTATCTATGGTTATTAGAGAAGCGCCTGACACGCCTTCTATCTGAGTAAGGCTAAAATCAGCCAAAACTAAACTATCGACTGCCTGAGCAACGTAAACATACCACTGACAAGTACCTGTACTGATAGAGGGGTTGCCTACGACTGGGACAATCGCAAGAATACGTGCTTTGGGGTGAGTGAGGACACCTGTAGTTAGTGGCAGAGGTTGGAGGCAGTGGGAGTAGAAATAATCGTTAGGAACTGTAGTACTTATAAATCTACTAGCATTAGTAACCCGCAAACCCTTGACACCGATAGTTCTTCTAGCAGACCCAGCAGAACTTATCCAAGGCGTATACAAACTACCAAAAGAAAGTTCTAGTTTGTTTATTTCTTGATACAAAGTGCCAGCATAAGCAACAGTTTTAACTAAAACACCATTGATGTAAAAGTAGAGGTTACCTTCTGACCTAGAGACTGCTATATGGGTGTTTGGCTCTGCAAAAGGAGAAGCGATAACCGTAGTACTGGTCGATATATTTGAAGTTACACCTAAGTTGCTATAAAAAACAATATCTGTAGAAGGGATTGTAATTGCAGGATAAGCATTGAAAGCTGAAGCATTTATTATGTTCCCAGTCTCTGAAGGCATACTTTTCCAAACATTGCCGTCTTCACTTATACTAAACGTCAAATAAGGTACTGTGTTCCTACCATAAACTACATTGCCATCTGAATAATGATTAAAATCTATTGTTGCAACTATTTTGCCATTAGATGTTAGCTTTAAGAGGTTTACTTTTTCTATACCTTCTGTAGCCGAAATATTACTGCTTAGCCAGCTAGATAGTGTTTTTGCTGTCGTAATCGGTGCATTATTTTCAAACAGACCCAAATAGCATTCCATAGTCCATTCAGACGCAGATAAATTTGTCTCAATCTGCTCAGAAGTGTAAACAGTGTTTCCATCTAACTCAATAAACCCAGTATTAAAGTTTGGTGTTTTTTGTCTCAGTGTTTCATTGGCTAACCTTTTTGTATTTGAGGCGTAGTTATAAGTATCAAACTGTAAAGGAAAATTGAATAGCACATTGGCATATCTTGGGTCAATGCGGTTAGCTATACTTGACTTAGGGAAAGGTAGTGTTGCGCTGTAGAAAGTTGAAGGATATCGGACAATATTTTTTGTAATGCGGAAGTTGGAAATACCTCCACTGAAACTTGCGTCTATTAAGTTTTCTGTGCTTGCACCAAACCAATTAAAAAACGGCGAAGCACCTAAGAATAGTCTATAGTCTCTTGTATCTATGTTGTTAGATGCAGAATGAGCCAAGTTGAAACTGCAAGCTGTTGCACCAGTTTGTATAAAGTTAAGAAACGTTTGTAAGATATTGCCGACACGCTGTATGCAGACCGTGTAAAAAGTGTTCGCAACAATTGGTGATGTGTTTACTTTGAAGCTAGTACCCTTGGCAGAAAAATGAAGGTCTGAGTTGACTAAGAATAAACCGTAACCACCGCTTGCACCTAAAGTGGGTGGGGCAGCAGGATTAAATCCATTCCAGTTTAAACAGCTATTTACAGAAAAAATAGTTTGTATCGGTACTATGCTATCTGTGTAAAATGATATCTCGATAGTAAAATTCCCAGTACCAAGACTAAAGCCTTCTGACCACCCACTTAATTGAACATCCGCATAGGTAGGCGCGACCAACGATGTAGTTTGACCTATATTAAGCTCTGCGGCTCTATTGATGCGATTAACTGCGTTTGGGATATACAAGCAAGAAGAGACACCCACAAGGCTAGGAAACCCTGATGTTGGATAGCTTATAGCAGAATCAAAGTCAGAACCAGTGTAATTCTTGACGTGGCGCTGAAAACGCGAGTAATCGCGGCTGAAAGGTAGTCCTCGACTGTTATCGGTTGCACTGCCTGAGATAAGTAAGATAACGTCGTTGAAATATACGTCCTCGACCACAGAGTTCGTGGCATCGGCGCTTGCTAAGTATTTTGCGAGTGTTTTGCCTTCCATTCAGGTATTATAGCTTAGTAGCCATTCCCGAAAGTCTACTATAATATCTTTTCTTTTTCTCAAATATGCCGTTAGGATAAACCTCATTCAATGGAATACCTTCTTCCATCATCCCACCATAACCTTTAAACGGGTCTGTTCTAAAACCGACATAACCAGAATCGGAAATAGCCTCATCTTTTACTTTACGAATATCACTCCAACCAGTCTTAGGGATTTCAGGTTCGCGCCGTTTACCATCATAAGTGTACGACTCAGCACCTAAAGGTTTTGTTAAAGGGTCTTTCCCAGCTTCAGATTGCCCGTACCATTTTTTATTTTGTCTTGCAATGCTTACTCTATTATCAAAAATCTCTTTGGTAGCTTCTGGACTTGTTGCAGTTTGTGCTAAATTACCGTAAGTATTGTTCGGTTGATACTTGCGTCTAGGGGCTTCACCAGCCTCGTATAGACGTTTTAATTGTTTATTAGCTTGTTTGACATAACCAAAATTTGCAAAATGTTCCATAACTATACCTTCTTTTCTGCACCGAGCGTCAGCGAGTCTTAGCCAGCGTCTGTTGTAGCAATTTTTCCACGTTTCTTAATTATACCAGCACTGTCCTTTCTAGCTGAAAAGAGGATTATGTCACTCTTCCCATTACCAGAAAGTACAGGAGTTGTTCCGCTAGGGAACAAGATACTATTATCAAACGCAACCGCGCCTGTATTCTGCACCAATTCAACTATAAGCGCCTTAGTTTGATTATTTGCAAGTGTGGCGGTAAAGTTGATGTTGGTAATAGTGTTACTAATATCTGCAACTGGTGTTTTTAGAATCAAATAGTCGTAATCTGCGTCGAGGTCAATTGTATAGTTTGTCGGTGAGGTAATCGTTACGGTGTTAGTCTTAATTTGGTCGCCAAGGGCATCTACGACCTCTGAAGATAGTTTGTCCAGTCCAACACTTCCATCAGGCAGTGCAGGGTCAAAAACTACCCACCTACCAGTTGTAGGGTTGGTGTTAGGAATCAGAACTGTGTCACCATTATCCGCTAGCACCGATGCAGCATCATATTTGTAAGGTCTATTAACCGATTCGACCAAACGCACTTGTCCTGACTTGTATTGCACTGAGTTCAAGCTCTTGAGCGCCGCAATATTATCTACTGGCGCGTCCCAGAAAAGAAGGTCTTGTAGAAGTGCGTAATTGACCAGCTTAGGGTAGATGCTGATGAAACTTTGGGCGCTAACGCCGTCTAGAAGCTGAGACGAAGGCGAGACTTCGATAACTACTGCGGAGCCATCTGGAACACCCTTGTTGAGTGCAATATCGAGTGTTGGGTACTCTTGAACCACTCCGAGGTTATCAATGCCAGTGGTATCGAGGACAAACGAAGTGAGATTGATGTAACCAATGATTTTAACACCGAATACTAGCCTAATAGCTGGGTCAGAGGTATATTCGCTTAAATTGAGGCGCAAGCCCGTCAAAGTACCGCCAGTGTCGTTCACAATCCAATATTTGATAGGTACTGGTATGGAATTGATGTTTTCAAGTGGGGCAACGAGTAGTGTCTCTTGGTCTGCACTGATTACATCAATTTCGGCTAATGAAGTGGTTTCGTATAGGCTTGCTTCCCTTGTCTTGAACCAGCGCCCGCTATTGTGCGCTAACACGGTAATATTGTCTACGGGAGATACTGAACCGCTAATAAATTCGTACACAAAACCCGACCCGTTGAGAAGTACCCTAAAGCCAGTTAATAGACCTGTGAGGGCGCTGATGTCTGCGGAGTTAGAATAGCTCGTCGGACTGTTTAAAGTGGCGTTAGCGGTGATTACTACATTGCTGGGAGTGATTGGGGTTATGTAATCGGAGGCAAAGTGATTAAACTTGTAGATAATGCGGCTTGTCGCATAGTCGTTGGTAGTTGATACACTGATTAAGGTTTCATGAATATCTTCGTATTGCAACGTTGTAAAGTTACTTGCATCAATTGTCACACTTCCACTTGCACTCACTGCGAGAGACTTTACGGGTGACGGGCTAGTATACCCAGCGCGATTTCGCCTAACCAACCAGAAGTAATACGTGCCAGCCGTGATACTCCCACCAGATGCAGTTGTGATAGTCGGTACAGGTAAGGTTTTTGACGCTGCGTAGGTAGTCTTCATATTTACTTCATAATAGTTGTATTTGTGACGGGCGTGACTATATTAAAAGTAAACGTCTCGCTACCTTGTGTGAGTTTTACCCGATTTCCTTCTTGGACGACTCGCGGAACCACATTTTGCAGCCCAGCTTTGATGGCGGCTAACGCCTCTGTGTAGTCGATGTCTTGATTCATTTGATTATTATACCTTGTTCCCCATTTCTTTTCTGCATACGAACGCAGTGAGGTGTATGTGCTATCATAATAAGTAAACATATACCAACCAATATGACCTACCCAATCTCTAAATTTGTTGAAGCAGCCAAAGCATTGCGCGAAAATTATCCTGATGGCGAACTTATTACCATCACTTCGGACGAAACATCGCTCACAGTCAGCCGTACAGAGACAGTAGAAAATAATGCTGCTGTTTATGAATATGGTAGCTACATCAAACTCACTCCTCCTACAGAAAACTATGAAGGTACTGTGGAAGAGTACGCTGAGAATTTGCTTGACCAACTTTACGGTTTTGGTGACGATGAGTATGATGAGAGCGAAGACGAATAGTATCTAGTTTGTATGCTCGAAACGTGACCTCTGGTTGTAATGACTGGAGGTTTTGTCTCATGCGCCGACGGGCTGGAAAATTTTAGAAGAAGTAGAAGTAGTGATTCTACGTGTATAAAACACAAAAATAAGTCAGGCTGAAATGTAAGCTCCGAAAGACTTTCAAAATTTCCGTACAAAACTTACGTTGTGTTTTTATTTTTTTAAATTTGGTCAGGTCGTGGTTTTTGTGAGGTTTTGGTTATTAGAAAAAGTTAAGTTAGTGTTTTGTTGTGGTTTTAGCTGTTGATTTTAAGTATATCTTTAGAGAGATGGTAAGCACTTTGTGGTTTGTGCTATATTAATAAAAGAAAACAAAAACTCACTAATGAATATATCCAAGATTACAGAAATCGAGTTAGTAAGGCTTCTCAAGCCCCCAATACCTATGGATAAAATTTCTTGCATGATAGAGACTAGCCCAAAAGAAAGTCAAGAGAGTTTGTGGAAAATGGTTGCTATTGCTTTAGCCGACCAAGCAAACACACTAAACAAATACAGTCTTGACACTGCTCAAATTGCACAAGTTGATGGTCTTGCCAATTTTCTTCGTAGTAACCCTGAGTATCTTCGTGGATTTGATATTGACAAAGATACCCAGAAAATCATTTTCAATGGTGTAGAGGCAGAAAAAGGAGCTTATGGATTTGACCTTAGCCCAATTGACATACTCAGTAGCAAGTTGAGCGAGAATTTCAACTACCGATACAACTTTGAGTACAAATTTCTTCTTACCGCTTTGAAAAAAGCCCTGAAATTGGCAAAACACCAAAGCTCAGTTGAAACAGTCGAGTATGTTGACCGAGTTATCACTAAGTTGCTTGAAAATACTCGCAAAGCGCGAATTACAGTGTCTGAGATTCTCAAAGATACCCAAGGACTTAATAAAAAAGTTGTTGCTGATTCACTGGTCAGACTAGGTTGGACTAAACAAACATATAAAAACGGAGCCGTATTTTATTTAAAACCATGACAGACAGCCAACTATTTGATACTCTCACCGACGAACAAAAACAATCAGGCTACTCATGCGACATGATGATTATCGATGATGTAATTGACGAGCAATATGGAAAACCAATTTTTCTTGCCTCTACTATTGACGGAACATACCCTATGCAAAAACTGCTTGATGATTACAAGATTTGGTATGACAAAGTAGTAGCCCTACAATTTAGCATTCCTGAGAGTGCTATAACGGGTTCTGTATCTGGTTCAGTATTTTTCAACGAAGCTAAACTCACTGCTCAGTTGTTTGAGGATAAACTTGCAAAAACTTGGGGACACAAATACTAACATGACTAAACCAACTGCCCTCGACATTTGGTATGAAGAAGCACTCAAGTTTGTAGAAAGTCACTACGACAAAAACAACATCTCAATCGAGAAAAGCTCTTATGACAAAGAACTTCACATTACTATCAGTCGTAAAGATACGGTACTACTAAGCTATTTTATGCCAGTTAACGATATCAAGAACGAAGATATTATTCCAGATGCTCATGAATGTTTCCGAGCTTATGTGAGATGCTTTTTTCCTAAAATTTTACAATCAATGTACAACACTCTACTTTTTGGCGGGAGCCTTAAAAACCATGACTGAACAACCTGAATTTTTACGCATTGAAGGTGAAGACGGCTATCTAGCCTACGTTCACAACAAACATCACAACTTAACTAAAGAAAGCGTCTCAGCTATTCTTCAAAATGGAGGATATACTGGTGATTTCAAGATTGTCAGTAAACCTGAACTACAATCCAGACCCGTTACTTTGTGTCCATCTGCCAAACCCGACAGGTATACCTGAAACGTCCACTCCGATATTATTCGGTAAATTTTGCACCTCAACTGTCGTCACCAGTCCGCCCTTAATAGTATTTAGTGCTGTAGCGGTCGTACTGACCGCCGTGAGGGTAACTGGTATTACTTCGCCAAACGTGACACTGACGGGCTGATTGAGCGCACCTCCATTGATAATCTGAGTAGTAAACGTAGTAGATTTAGCAGCCCACTTTTGACCAAAGTATTGAAAAACACTATTAGGCTTAATTGCGTTTTGTGTCCACGTAAATGACGTACTCAAACTTGCTCCATCAAACACATCTTTGTGTAGCTTAAATGTTGCGCCCTTAATTGCCTCTTGTATGTTATTTGCTCCAGTAATTGTCACATCGCTAAGTATGTTGCGGTCACGTACATTTGAGGTCAGATAAGTCAGTGAATCTTTAAGCCCATTCTTATCCTGAACAGGGTTGAGTTGATTAACTGGTTTGCGTACTGTAGCGCTAGGAGGTCGCCCCAAAGCTGTACTAAAGCTAGAACTCTGTATGTTGCTCTTAAAGCTGGCATCAGCAACTGTGCGGATTGTTCCGTAGATTGAGTAGGAGTCGTCTTTAAAACTGGCATCGTTACTTGCGGTTGAGTAGCTTGGCAAACTACTACCATCTTTTTTCTGCTTTGTTGGAATGACTTTAGTGATATCAATACTGGGCGGTACACCTTGTCCAATAACTGCGTCGTCAGGAACATTCATATAACTAAAAGGACGATAGTAAGTGCCACTATATCCCTCATTAGCATTAATCGAATTTAGCAGCCCATTCAGGTCATTGAAAGTCTCATAAAGCCTGTCAATATTTTGTTTGGTTGTCTTGCTAGGACGAATCATGTAGCGAGTATGCTCGTAAACTTCTTCACCAGTAGTCAAGTAAATAGGGTTTTTGCCCCATAAACTCGCAGCTTGGTCTATATACTCAGGGTTGCCACTAACACCCGCAGAAATCGAATATCTCGACTTACTGACTATCATTAAGTTAGGAACCCAATCAGGACTAGGGAACAAAACTGCTACAGGGTCTTGAGTGCTTGGGGAGTTAGGTAGCTGAGCTTTAGGAATATACTCGACATTCCAATCAACTTTGTCGCCATCTTTGTAATACTTACTGAACGGCTCGATAAAATAGTCAACACGTTCAGTAATAGGGATTTTACGGTATAGGAAGCTTTCAAGCTTGCACTTGGCTTTGTAGACAGAAAGATAGTAGTACTGAAGACTGATGATGTCATTAGGAATCTGGTTCCCAATTTGAAGCAGAAAAGTAAGGTTGATGTATGCCTGAATACTCCCTTGCGACCAACTTGCAGCATCCTCATTAGCAAAACGCTTGATTGTCCATCCTTCAGTCTGTTCAGCGACCAAAACTTGTGAATTAGACTTGAGGAGGTTCTGGTACTGCTCTGGTACTTCAATTTTAACGTAATTGCCCGACTTATCCAATACTTGAGGCTTAATATCGAGTTCTAGAGGCTGATATATAAAATCGGTCTGCTTAATACTTGTTACGCGCCATACAATAGGTCTTGCGAAGATATTATTCCCTACCATACCCATTGCTTGATTTACTAGGTCTTTCAATAAACCTTTAAGAGCATTAGGTAGCTCTGCTGGATTTTTTTGCATCCTAGAAAGAATAGAAGTATCTATATTAATTGGAGCTAATGGATTGCTAACCAGTTCAAGAGCCGAATGAGAAAAACCATAAGTGCCAGATATTTCCGATTGAGGTTGTCCATATTTGTACAATGTTATTTTGAATTGCTTACTCAGACCGCCATTATCGACAAACACACTAAGGTCGCGAGGAACTAAGCTACCATCACCCACTTCTGTCGGAGGTAAGTGAGGATTACTGTCGCCTTCGTAAAGCACATACTCATCGTCAGTCACTTGAACGTAAGTGTTTTGTAGCCCATAGTTAGTGCCACCATTCCAATTGAGAAGTGTATTCTTATAACAAGGTGTTTCATTATCCGATAGGGTAATTTCAGTAAGAGGTACAGCCGTGATTGAGCGCCCAGACCCAAGGGTGACGTAATCTATGCCTGAAGGAGAGTAAACAGCTACTTTGGCATCAAGGACGCTTCGCTCAGCCAGAAAAGAACTTACTGTGAAAAAATCGGTGTTAGCTGGTCGATAAGGAAGATTGACAAAACCACTAAGCCCTGTAATTGGGCAGTCAATGCCAGTGAAGTCTGCTACCTGAAATAAAAGCGAAGTTAGGCTGAAACGATAGAACTGTTCCCCAATAATTTGAGCCCAACGCCCATAAGCCAAAACAAACTTAGCTGTATTAATTCCTTTTTCTGTAAACAGCTTGCTGACGTGAGAATAGCTGAGCGAAACTTCATACCGAACCGACACATTGCCAACTTTATGAACTTGAGGAGATTCTTTGTAGCTATAGTTAGTCAAATAGAAATTGTAGTTGCCAAATGTTAGGTCGCTTCCTAAATCTGGTATATCGTCCAGAGTTGCCACATAAATGATGGCAGAAAGAGATGGGGGTTGGTCAAGCTCCTGATTTAGCGTGTAAGTGCCTACAACGGCTCTAAGAGGATTTTCAGCGCTACTGGCAAGATTACTTACTAAGGACACAAATACAAATCCCCACTCTGCATAAAGAAGGTATTTTTACCAAAATCTAAGTATTTGTCAAATCGATAAACTTGACCATAGTAACTAACTGTTTCCACACCTATAACTTGAGTATTCACCAACTTCAGTAATCTCTTTTTTCTGACAAATGGGGAAAACCCTAAAAATGGGAGAAATACATCAAAACCAATTCGTATCTTAATAGTTGTGCGGTCAGTTATAGCAAGACCTTTTAGGTCGGATACTTTATAGGCTGTGCTTTCTTTATCTTTGTATACTGTAGCGATTTCGGAGTAGTAGTTAACCCAATCTAAATCTCTGTAAGTATTTAAGTCTGCAAAATAAAAGTCAATTGTAGCGGTTTTTGAGTTTAAAAAATCTCCTACTGTTAAGTAGTAGCAAGAGTTAAGGTCAACAGTAGGATACCGTGAACTTGAATTATTATACCCATTTGTTCCGAGATTTGCAAAATTGAAACCTACAAGAAAAGGTAATTTACTTCTCTGTATAAAATTGATAGCAGTTAAGTAACTTGCTTGAGCTTCGTGGCTACTAAGAGAAACTGTATTGACATTTTGATTATCATAAGGTGACACAGGAGAACCTCCAATCCAAGTAGGTAAACGTTTAGGAGTATCTTTAAATAATTTCCACATTTAACTAATTGCAAATTCTGGATTATTGAACTCGACACCTTGAATTGTATAAGTTCTATAACACTGTTCAGACCCTACAGTGTATATCCCCCCGTAGTCAACTGCAATAACTGTCCAAGTTTGCCCTCTAAATGAAAAAGATTGACTACCAAACTGTTGTAGTGAGGGTTTTTCAAAAGGAATATCAGCTACTTTGATTCCTTCAAAATTTATCGTTACTGTTTCATAAGTAACAGAGCCAGCTAACAAGGAAGAGTTGTTAAGCAAGAAAAAGGCATTGGCATTTTGAGCATTAATTTTCCCAAAAGAAACTGCTCCCGATTTTAACGGAAAGCCAAAAAGCTTCTCTTGGGAAAAACTAAGCCCAGCCATAGGAAATTAACCCAGCTTACCAATATATTTGTTGGTGACAAAGGTGACAGGAAACGATTTGAGAGTTTCTTCAGTCGCTCCTACACGAATACCACCAGTTTCTTCGTACTGATAAGGATACATGGTGTTACCACGATATAGAATACCACCAGTTAGACCAGTACCAGCAGTCAAATTGACCTGACCGAGCAGCATGGCTTCTTGGTTAGCATCACAAGTTGCTTGAATATCTTCAGCAGCACTCAAAGAGATACCACCGATGTCGAAAGTGTAAGTACGAGCAGAGATGTTACCAGTAGCAACGAAGTCGCCAAGGTTGGCTACTGTGGAGTCGATGGACAGTTCGCCAGCAGTGATTTTGTCTGCGGGGACTGGTATGCCGTAAATTTTCGTTTGTTGAACGTTAAGGCTCATTTATTTTAGTTTGTCCACTATTTTCTTCAATTATATCACTGCGGACAGATTGACAAATTACAATGATTACTTCCAAAACTTTTATTTGTTAACCATTTACTTACTAAAAATACTTTATTAACTGCTGGGTTATTATTTTTATGTGCTATAGTAAGTACAAGTAAAAATTAACTACTACCACTAATCACTATGGAAACTGTAAATCCTATTATTGTTGATGACATTGAGTTATATGTAAGTGCCGATGGACAGGAATCTGGAATGTCCATCAGTGCGTTGGCTCGGTTTATTGGTAAGACAGAAGCTAGTCTGCGTACAAGAATTTTGTCCAATATTGATAAGTCAGATGAAGACCGTGCAAAACCACTACCAAAAACCTTAGAGCCTTTTGCTGGTAAGGCTTTTAGCACCGTGCTTGCTGGTGTAAATGGTGCTAAAATCGTTCCAGCTAAAACTTGTGAGGCTTTGATTTTCTATTATGCTTTTGAAAAGCAAGATTCTCAGGCTCTATTCGCCTATAGAAAATTTGCACAGAAAGGTCTGCACCAGTGGATTAAAGAGGCAACTAACAGCATTGAAGACAGAAACGACTCTAAGTTGCTTGCAACAATGCAGGAAATTCTTTCTGAAGTTCGTGGTCTAAAAGAAGTTTCTAAACGCTATACTGCAATCCGCGAAAAAACTTCAACATACATGACTGGAACAGATGAGTTACTAAATCTGCTTGAAGACAATTCTGGTATGCTTCCAAGCGCTCACGACGGATTATTTCCTGACGGTAAAATGTCTCTCGAAGCTTGGCTCTACTACAAAAAAGATGGTTTGACTCTTCCTCGACCACTATTCAGACGACTTGCAAGCATTGTTGCTGAAACATATCGCTCTTTGGTTAAAGATGACCCTGAAAAACGCCACTGCATTGTTGCTGGCAAGAAAAAATACAATGTGTCAGTGTATTCTGAGATTCATTTTCCTATTTTGCAAGTCGCGTTAAATAAAGTCATGGCTTAGACACCAAAAGCAACTTTAGACAAGTCCAGAAAAGCTTTACCGAAATCATTAAGACTTTTCTGGATAATATCACCACTCTTTCCAACCGCAGCACCAACTTTATTCAGGTTGTCACCTCCGAATGTAGTCTTCACTCCGTCAAGGCTGATTGTGTTGTTGACAACTACCGATAGATTTTGTTGACCCGATACTGAGTTGGGGTTCTGAGGCTTGTTAGGAGAAGCTGCGGCAAAATCATTGGTAATTTTCTTGGTGTCCTTGTTTATTTGTTCTTGCAGTCTGAGGGCTTGTTGTTGAACCGAGTCTCTGGTGTTAGCGCCAATCCCTTGCAGTTGCTTCTGTGTTGTATCAAAGTCCTTGCCGAATGGTGTACGTTCAGCTATATTTTGGATAGGTCGTTGAGCGCTCAAACCGAATCCAGAACTTAGGGCTTTGCTTACAAGGTCAATTGAAGCTATACCAGCAATAGGGTTTCTCTGAGCTATATCAAGAATTTGACTTTGACCAGCCAAATCGATGTTGCGAATTTTGTCAAAAGTATCTTGACGAACGAATTGCTGCGTTTCTTGATTAAGGTTAAGCGCTCCTCTTGTTTGAGCCTGAGCATAGGCAATATTTTTGGGGATATTGCCAATAACCTGATTAACAGAACTAATATCACCAACTTGAATACCACTTGCAGGGTCAATTTTCTCAACTAATTTTCCTAACAACTGAGTTTGAGTCAGTGCATTAGTCAACATCAGATTCTCGGTCAACAACTGCTGGCGTTGAACCTGAAGTGTGTTAAGTTCTTTTTCCCCAGCACGACCAGCTTCGTTTTTATCAGCTTTAGTTTTTTCGATTGTGCCAAGAATTTCATTACGACCAGCCCAAGCCACAGCCGCAGGATTATTTTGCCCGAACAAGCCAAGAACAGAACCAGTGAAACCTCTTGTAGCCTGATTAGTTTGGACTGTGGAAGCTTCTCTGCGTCCTTGTAGGTCTAAACGAGCGTTAGCTAGTGTTGCTACCTTCTCAAGCTTGTCAGAACCTTCTCTTGCGATGGCATTGAAACGTTCGAGCGAAGCGTTAACTCCTTCAAGAATCGTGCGTTGCTTTACATACTGAACATCGCGGTCATATTCAATCTGAGCAGACTTAAGTTGTTTACTAAGGTCTTTTTCAGCTTTGTTTAAATCTGGGTCTGAGCGCCCTTGTTTTAAGGCATCTAGCTCTGCTGCTGCAACTCTGTCTCTGGTAGCTCTGAGAGTATTTACCTTAGCTGCTGACTTGGAAATGTCCTTGTTGGCATCTATTAGAATTTGATTGAGCTTGTCGCCAAATTTGGAACCAATATTACTGAACACCGCACCAAGCGAAGAGGCAGAAAAGAGAGATGAGGCAGTAGAGCCAAGTGAACTGAATGCGTCTCCAACCCCTTTCGAGATGTCGATAAGTCGTTGCTGATTAGCAAAAGAGGCATCAATAGCAGCTTCGTTACGTGCAATAGTCTCAGCTAACGCTCCAATCTCTTGTTTGAGACGATTGGCGACAACAGTGAATTTTAGGTCATCTTCAGCTTGCTTGACTACCTTCTTGGCACTTTCAATATCAATATTGGCAACGCGCTCTTTTAATTGGTCTGCGCCGCCAGTTATAGAGTCTTTACCTTTTTGGGCGTTGGCTATGTTAGTTTGTAGAGTTTCTTGCTCTGCCCTAATTTGGTCAGCCGCATCCAAATAAGCCTTACGAACAGCCTCAGAGCCAGAATTTCTAGCTACGTCAGTATCGATAAACTGATTGCCATTTGCATCTTTACCGATAAGCTTAGAGAGTTTAGTAGCTACCGAATCATTTGCAGCATTTTTTGTAAGTTCTGGCAGGGTGTCTATAGGGATTATAGAAGTAGACTCTTTTGTAAATCTATCAAACTCTTCTTTAAAAAGAGCTTGTTTTAACTGCTCTAAAGATGCGGGGTCAATTTTAAAAAATCCGCCTTGAGCTTTACTTTCACTCTCTTTCAGTTTTTCTTGATTCAACTGTATAGTCTTATCAGCTTCAGCTTTTTTGTTTGCTACATCCTTGCTACTTGCCAAATCGATAGCTGAGTCAATTCCAAACTTAGATTGAGCGTCCTTGCCAGAGATTTTTCCGTTGGTGAGTACTGATTGTAATAACTGAGTCCTGTTGCCGACTTCGACTTGCGCCGCCTCAAGAATGTTCTTTTTAGTGATTTCTTCTTCCCGCGCCGATATTGCCAAAGACTCCTGTTTAACAGACAATTCTTTTTCTGCCGCCGCAAGCTTTGCCTGAGCTAGTGAAACGGTAAAGGAGCCGAATTTACTCTCTTGCGAAAATAGAGAGACAATATTTTTCTGTACATCTAAAAGTTGCTGATTGAAAGTGAGTATTTGCTTACGTTTGCCAAGTTCTTCAGTAATTTGCCCAGAGTTTTTAATATTAAAAGCTTCAGCGCTAAGGTCTGCAATCTTGCTTAATGTGTTTGCATACTCAACAGCATCAATATTAGGTTTATCTAGCCCTGCCTTTAATGTGGCTATGTTCTTTTGTATGGATTGTAAATTACGTGCAGTTGCTTGACCTATAGCTTCACCTCCAACTGCCCCTAAGCCAGATAAGGTAGAGAATAGTTTGGTATAAGAATTGGCGATTGCAGTGTTGTAGCCAATTGCTTTTTCTGCAACAACTTTGAAAGCGTTGTCAGTAGCTTTTTGTAATAAAGGATTAGAGGCGATGACTTGAGTTGCCTTAGCTTCTTTTGTGATGCGTTGAAGAGCATCCAATGCGCCTTGAGGGTCTAAGTCAGCTTGTACTTCTATGCTTTGAAGTGAATCTTTTATTTGGGAGTTTAGCTGACTGAGAATATTGACATCAACTTTCGATACATCAATTGTATCTACTGTAAACACAGTATCAAGAGTCTTCTTCAAGTCTGCAAATTGAGCATTAGCAGAACTTCTAGCTGCCGAAGTAAGTGTTACAGAAAGAGGAATATCACTTTTAAATGTGTTTAGTCGGCGTAGTTGATTATCAAGAACTGCTCGTTTTCTGTCTGTTTCTACAGCTTCTTTTTTAGGCTTTAGCTGACTTTCAAGAAGTTTTTCTTGCTCCCGAAGACTCTCAACTAAATCCCTAGCTCCTGCACCACCGTTTTCTTGAGCGTCTTTTATGGATGCACGAACAGTAGATAATTCCTTCTCAACTTGGTCAACTTGATTTTCAGCTTTGGTTTTGATTACTTGTAAGTCTTCCTCATTAAGAACAATACCTAACTGGATTTTTCTACCAACACTTTTTTCCTCGTCACTAAGGGCATTAAAATCTTTATTTTTAATAGCTTGTTGGTTTTTGGCAATTTGTGCAGATAATATTGACCTAGCTTTACTAAACTCTTCTTGGTTGATACCGCTTATGAAAGATTTACCAGAAACAGTGTTGTAAAACTGCTTTAAGTTATCTAGTCCATCGAGAAAGTTTTTAGTACTTTGGTCAAGTTTTTTTACCTGAACCTCTGCATCACTAAGACCTTTTACAAATTCATCTAAGCCCCCTACATTTTTTAAGTCTTTGAGGTCTTCTGTCAGTGTTTTGATTTCAGGTATGTTTGCTTTGTTTGTTAGCCCTGTGAATACATTGCCAAGAAATTGCAAAGCGGTAGACCCTGCAAAAACCGCAAGACTGACTACTCCTAACCCTTTAGCAAAAGAAAACAATTCGCCAACTGCTCCGCCAATTACACTACGAACAGGGGCAGCAGCTTCCCAAAGTTTACCGAGACTCCCTGTGAGCTTGCCTACAGATTCTTTTACTCCACCAAAAGCACGACCTGCACCAGCAATCCCACTTTTCTCAGTAAAAGAGTTTAATCGTTTTAGTTCGGCATCGCTTGCAGGAGGAATAAATACGCTATTCTTAATTACTTCAGGTTGTATTTTGTTACTTTTTCTTGCTCCAATTCCAGTGTTTTCTTTTACTTCTTGCCCAACTTTTTCAATTTCTTCGTTAACTTGCTTTACAATATCTTTTACTTTAGATACAACTGTCTTAGCAATTTTTACAATAGAGGCTTCAATCTTTTGGGCTAGTGTTTCATATTTAACATCTCCGTCATCAAGTTTTAAAGCTTGCTTAATTACTTGACCTAAACGACCAAGATTCTTGAACAGAAAAGAGAAAAATGCAAGAGGCGCAACTACACTAAATACACTACCGATGAAACCAGAAAATGCTTGAAATTTGTTAGCAACTCCGTCAATCGAACCTGCAAAGCTACCAAAAGCGCTACTGCTTTTAGTCCCTAATATACCTAACAATTTATTAGTATCTTGAAGATTTTGCTTTACTCCTTCACCAAGCCCCGAACCAACCTCCTCAACCGCAGCTTGTGATTTATTAAAAGAAGACCTGAACGCACCTTCAAGTGTTTGGCTGCGTTCTTTGGAAGATTCAGTAAATTTGTCAATACCTTCAGCGCTTCCAGCATTATCAATTTCTTCACGGAACTTTTTGCGGTTTTCCCCTCCAGACTGCAATAATGCGTTCGCGGCTTTTGCAGCTTCACTAGAACTAAAGATGTTGTTGAGGGCATCTCGACTACCGCCAGTAGCTTTGCCGATACGCTCAATAATTTTAATCAGACCTTCGGCTTTCAGCGCCCCAAATCCAAATTGAATTGGCTTTCCAGCTTCGTCTTTTAAAGTGGCTAGCGCGTTTTGAGCTTTAGGTACATTACTAACAATTTCGTTGACAAGAGACTTGATTGCAGTCGAACCCTCACTAGCAG